ACCAATCTCTTTACGGACTTCTTACAGAGCAACGGCGAAGTTCTGACGCAAATCGTTACCAGTGGTAAGTGCAACACGTTCCCCACGTTGAAGGGACTGGCCGCCGGTGTCATCCGTTTGATGGAAGTGGTGGGTGGAAGTTACTACGTGTTTCCTACGGGCAATAGCAGCGCGCCCCCGAAGCGCTGTGCCGGCCAGAACATTTTCTTTAGCTACAACGAACTGCGCCTTCATCTGACACAAATGGTTGGGACACCGAGCAAGGACCCAACTAGCGAGCGCATCATGAAGTACCAGGGGTACAGCGGAATGTTCTCCCGCGCTCTGGGTGCTCAAGGGGGAGAAGTTTCAATTCGGCAGGCTATGAATGCCATTTCGAAGATCATTTTCTATGAGATGCACCCACAACCTTGTCCTCAGTACATCCCGGGGTCGTACGGGGAAGTGAGCGGCATGAAGCGCGTAAAGCTTGCGGACAATCCGGACTTTGGTCAGTTCGCAACCACTGCTAATGACGTCGTCACGGGTATCGCGGATCTCTTGACCCAACTTGGAACGGTGTCGACGGGGGATCCTGCAAGCTACACCGCTAGCGTGCACACCTTGGCCACGACATTGATTCAGCAATTGGGCAGTGCTCGACGAACGCTGCTGCGTGCGGTAGCCCAAATGCGCAATGTGCCCGAACCGGCGCCCTCTTTGATGAGCGCCTCGGCGCAGCTTTTGGGGCAAGCGTTGACATCCGCGCAAGCGCTGGGAGGCGCCAGCGTCCAGGGTAAGAGTTCTTCCAGCATGCTCAGCGCGCTGCAACAAACGTTGACCCAAGCGCAGCAGAAGCTGCAGCAGGTGGCTAGTACCGACACGTACGTGGGTGGGGGTGTTAACCGAACGCCTGCACAGCTTTACCAACAGGTGTTTCGCCCCGACGTTTGGTTTACGGCGCCGCCGCGCTGCAACGTGTTCTTTCCTGAACTCTATCAGGGTTTGAGCTACCAGCGTTCCTTCCTAAAAGAACCCACGCGTCTGATGCTGAAGACCAATGACGAGTTCTTCGGCGAGGACACGCTCTTCGACAACTTCTACTTTGCTCCCACCGCGGGTACCGTGAAGGGCGAGCAGGCGAACTTGACGAAGATGCTTCAATCGCAGCTTCTTCTGCACGAGCGCTTTACAGGAATCTTGCCGGTCTTCGAGAAGATGGGCGAGTTCAATGTCTTCGCGTCTCAAGCGGAGCATCGTGTGGGTATTAAGAAAGTAGGCTTGGCGCAACGCACGGCCAATTTTCTCTACTTCCGTCATCGGTTCAACGCGCGGCGCATGACGGTGTCGGGCAAGTTCAATCCGTACATTGCCGTGGGCTGCCCGGGGCTCATCCTCGATAAGTACGTCAACCGCGATGCCATCGCGCGGTACAACGCCTTGTGCGCACAACAGAATGTGCCGCAGACCGACGCGGGCGCGATCCTCGGAACCAACTTCCTCGGGAACTTCGCACAAGTTGTTCATCAAGCATCCGCCATGGGGCCCAACGGATCGACCGACATCCAAATCACGTTCGCGCGTCAGCCTGAAGAGCGCATTGACTTCTTGGGGGCCATCCCTGATGACGCTCGCGTACGCCAACGCGTTGATGGCGCCGACGCCGTTCGGTCAACGACCGTAGCGGCTCTTGCCGCACCGGCGATCTTCTCCCTTGGGCCTAGTAACGGTGTCATCAGCAATGTGGTTGATGTGACGTCGTCTTCTACGGGACAGTCACTGCCCTTTTTCTATTCGGGGTTCAAACGCAATTCGAGCTTTCGCCCCCCAAGCGTCCCAATCGGCGTCGACGTGAGCGCCAGCGCTTTAGGTTCTGATGACCTCATGAACTTGCTCGGGGGACCTGGCGTAACGGCGTACTTCCGCGCGTACACCGTGACCGAGAGCATCCCCCGGTACCGCAGCGAAGAAATGCTGCTTCCCGCTGAAGAATATATCCGGCCGGGTTGGTACGGGGACTGTTGGACTAATTCAAAGGTCGGCGAAGTTTGGAACGAGTTATTTGCCACGGGGGCCATCACCGACCCGCAAACCATCAGTGATCAGGGGCGCAGCTCAGCGGCATTGAGCCAGTCTCCTACCAGTGCCCAGCCCGACCCAACCAGTGGAAGCGATCCCGCTGGCGATGCACCGGGGGTGCTGTCCCTGCAAGCCAACGCGAGCATTCAACAAGCGGTAGAGTACTTGCTCTTAACCTACTCATACATTAAGCAATCGGGCGCGGACGTCGACGAGTTCATCGGTGCTTACACCTGGCGGCCCATCGCGACGCTCGTGGACATGTTTGGTACCAGCGACTTGGCCTACGACGCCAACGGTGAAAACGTTGTGCAAGGGTATGAGGGGTTTCACTCTCGGGCGGTAGGCCCTTACAACAATTTGTTCGGCTTGGTCACGCCTGATATTGAGACGGTGCTCAACATCAAGCGCGGGTCGACCGCCGCCCATAACATCGACATCCGCAAGGATCGCCGCGATATGGTTGAAGCCTACGTTACTGCATTGCTATACGGAAATGCTCTTCTCGGATGAAGCAGGCTCAGCCTTTGCACGCCCTTGGGGGTATTCTCCGGACATGCCCTCGGCCTTCTTCGACGAGCTTTGCAAGATCGCCGCCGCCAAAAGCCAGTTCAGCGTCCCCCAAACCCGTTCCGGGCGTCGGTCCATGACCGTAGAGACGCTGCTTCGCAAAGAAAAAGACGGGTCGCTCTACAAAGAGAAGGCCAAGCTGGCCGACGCCATCTCGAGTGGATTGCAGCATATGGCCTACGGTCAAGGTCTTCTACATGGGGGATTGGCCGAGAAGGCGGGCAAGAACCCGAGAGACTTTGACCCCGTCGAATTGCATGAGGGCACAGAGGAAGAAGAGCAAGAGCACACCAAGGATGTGCCGACCGCGCGCCAAATCGCGATGGACCATTTGACTGAGCACCCACATTACTACAAGGCGCTCGACAAAATGGAGAAGCACCTCGATGAAGAAGAAGGTGAGAAGAAAGCGTGGGCCAAGCTCGCCGGTGTTTGGCGGAATCCGGCTTTGTACACGTACGGGGGACGACCCCGCAGCGGTTTAGACAAACACGCCGACTCCTGGAAACCGCAGTGGCTTGAGGCATCGTTCTCGCCTGACAGCGGGTATGGCACCCAAAACGCCGTGGTGCGTGCGAAGACCAAGCCTGGGGACGGCCCCGCGGTAGATGAAGGGCTCACCGAAGGTCAAAAGCCACGGGTCGACGCCACCTATTCCCAGCCAACCAATAGTTTGGTAGCGCCCAAAGAGGCGGCGGCGTGGTCCAAAATTGCAAGGCCCGCGGTCATGGGGCAGCTCGTGAGGAGCCCGACGGACACATGCCCCGATGCGGCCAGCTTGGGTGCGCCCGGGCGTATGCGTCATGAACTCGAGCACAATCTTGTAATGGGCCCTCTATCGGATGCCCAGCCGCTTACCGGGACGTCAACCGACGCGTACCAGAGGACATAAACATGCTGACTACTGTTGAAGCCGGCGCATTCTGCGATGAGCTGGCAAAGATCGCGTTGGTTGAGCGCTTGGCACGCCTTGGGGCGACGGATATTCCGGGCACGCCTCGCTTATTGATGAAACACCGTGACCCCGAAGAGCTGGCCGCGCTTCAACACGGGATTACGAACACGTGGGATCGAGGGGCCGCGCCGCTTAAGGCCAAGGTCGATGCCGTCGCCGAGCATGTTCCCACCGAGCTCGGTAAGAAGGTGGTGCGCGGCCTTGGGCACACGGCCATCGATAACCCAGACGCCGCGTTGATGAGCGCCGTTCCCCTCCCGTTTGCCAGCGCTGCCTACATGGCCGGCAAAAGAGGGCTCGAAGGGCTCATTGATCGCGTTGCCCCCGTGGCTAACCCCCAGCCACTGCTCAAAGCGGCTTTCTTGGCGTCGGGAGGTTACCTCCTTAATCAAGTGGGTAAACCTAAGGTGCGCCCTGAAAACCCTGAGCCAAAACCCAGTCTTATTGTAAAACAGGGTATGTTTCCTACGGACACCCCGCCCGGACCGATTGATCCTTCGGTGACCAAACACCTCAAGGACAGCGCCCGTATCGCTGCACCAGGTAAGAGCCTTCCGGGCGTACCCAATTCGGCGGGCAGTGGGCACTCTATCGCGGGGGCGAAGACCGCTGCGAGCTGGACCAAGCTCGCGGTGAGCCCGGAGTGGATCAATGCTCGCGTACAGGCTGCGGCGGCGAACGGGGTGGACCCTGCCCGGGGGTACAAGTTTTTGGATCGCACGTCGAAGAAGTTCGTGTTCGGCACGAACGAAGCGGCGGCCAACAAGCACTTCTCGGCCAATTTCGCCGGATTGAAGGCCGGGCTGGGGAAGGCGCCCGAAGCAATTGCGGAAGCGGGGCGGCGCAACGCGGCCACCGCCGTCAGCGGCATTCGAAACGCAGCGCCAGCCGCGGTGGATGCGCTGGGGGCAACAGTGCCCTCTCTGCGCTCCACCGCTATTTCAGATGCAGCGCCGGTGGCGTCAGCCGCCCGATCGATGAACCCCTACCTGTTGGGGGGTGCCGCCCTTGGGGGCGCGGCGTTGTTGGGCGGTGGTGCCTACTTAGCGCACCGGGCGCTCTCGCGGCCAGCCCAAGAGCCGCTGCCTCCCCAGGAGAAAGCGGCCTGGGCTAAGCTGGCCTTTAGCGACAGCGGCTTTGGGCCCACGGGAGGCGTCTTCCGACCCCAGTACGCGAGCTACCAAGGCACCGTGCCCATCCCGTCCCCGGTGGTCATGGACCCACGGCTGAAGCACGGGGGCAATGCACCGCGCGATCAGAAGAAAGTGGCCTTCGACCAGAGTGGGTTTGGCATGGCCACGTCGATTGGGCCGACGCACGGGAACGGGGGCAACCACGAGAGCTACCAGGGGCGCCTTCCCTTGCCTCCGGTCGTGACCCTCGATCCTTTTCTACGGAAGAAGACCGCGGCCATTCCCTTGACGCCCAAGGGGCGTTTAGCGAGCAGCGCGAGGGAAGGTGCGCCGAAGACCACGGGCTTTACCGGGCCCTCGGTAGCGGAAGTGTCCAAGCCGGTAGGTTTCGGGCGCAACCTGCCCGGTGCGTCGAAGGGCAGCATTTGACGCTGAGGGACGCACGAAGAAGCGGTATATGAGCCCCGCTACCAGCAGGTTGAAGGCGAGGACACCACCGGCGACGAGGATGATGACCAACGTTCGGTGTTCGGTTGCGGCCTCGAGTTGAGCCAAGGTACCCTGCGTTGCCGTGAGCGCGGCTTGGGCTTCCTTCAGAAGAGACGCGAGATAGTTCTCTTGTTCTGCTAAACGGGGGACGACAACCGTATCCCACGTTTCTCCGAATGTTTGACCTAGGGTACCAACCGCATGGTTAAAGCGTTGTTCGATGTCTTGCCCTGCCTTGCGCTCTGTTAATAAAGCCCGGGTCGCGAGGTGGTCACCGGCTACTTCCAGCTTGGTGAAGGACGCATCTTCAAAAGGAAGCACCGGCTGAAGTGCGCTCGTCATCAGCTTAGGGATTTCCGGCTCAACGCCTTTTGCAGCGCTTTGCATCAAGGAGGCCACATCGCTGTCGCCGTGCTTCACAAGAGTTTGTTCCGCCGACGCAAACCACGAGGCACACCCTGTAATAACGAGAGAAAAGCTCAGTACAAACCAGCGCAACATCATGATTAAATGGAAAGCGTGTGGTCTGGTCCCGTCAACACAAAAGGCAGGGGATGCGTGGCATAAGAGGGCTGAGACCTATGACCTCGCATTTACATGACGGGTGCCCCGTGGTGCTGGCCGCCGTGCGTCGGGCCACTTTTTTACCTCTGTGGTTATTCGTAAGCGATCAGGAAGCGCTTTGGGCTGACATTGAGGAGCGCGCACGCGCATCGCGCCCCGATGATACCGCCGTACGCTTGCGCATGTTCTACAGCCTTGAGCTTTTGTACACCCAAGCGATTCCTCGGCAGGTATTTCTGTCGGCCAGCCTTGCGCCGGTGACGCAAAAACTCACGCTCTCCTCCTACTTGAAGCCGATGTATCCAAGAACCAATGCGGGCCTTGTGGCCCTTCAGCAGGATGCGGTGCGGCTTCGTTTGCGCCTCTCCGGGTTGGCGGGTTCCGCCGTTCTTCTTCAAAATCATGAAGACACAAGCCTTCAATGGGTTGCCGTTTACGATACCCTGCGAACGCTACTCGGGGCCGTAACGACAACCGTTGACGCTATTAGTGGGTGCCTACGCCGCAACGATGTTCAACAAGCGGCACACGTAGGCACCTTGTTGATGCAGTCTTTTTACGATTCACATTTAACCAAAGCAGAGATCGAGGTTGAGCTGCACGCGTTGCTCAACGTGACGTCCTTCAATGCAGGAGCCCCATGGCAAAAGAACGTAAAGAACCCGAGCTCGCCGAGTTGATCTTTCATGTTGAAGAACATTCATTGCTGGAATGCCCGGGAGCCCTGTTCAAGGCTACGGGACGCGTTATTCTTACAACGGAAGTTGGCAACCTGGCGTTGTGGGATCAGGTTGTAAAGAAGTTGGACGGCCTGCCGGTTTATTCAGCGACTACACTGGCAGAGACCCTTGTGGAAGCGGTCAAGCAACGGACCACCAAAGCGTTGGAAGACGCTCGTGTGGAGATCGAGCAACTAAAAGCTTCCGTGGCCTTCGAGATCGATCGCAACGATCGGTTGACACGAGAAGCTAAGGATAAGATCCAAGAACTTCAACAAGAAGTTGATGTCCTTCGATAGTTTATAGACGCGGGATGCTACGCTTAAGGCATGCCCCGCACGATGAGCGTTTGTGAGTCACAAATTACAACGGAAGAGAGCGCTGACCGGCTGTACGCTTTCCTCAAGACCGGCGCGGATACAACGCAGCCTGAAGTCAATGCATCGGCGGTGACGGGCTTGAACCCGGATCCGTACGCAGCGCCGCCTCTGCGCAAAGACCTCGAAGGCACGGACAGCGCCCTGTGGGGACAAGAGCCGGAAAGCGATGGCAAGGCCACCGCTCAGGTGCACTCGAACGCGGTGTGGGATGGCTTTCGTGCTGGGCGGGAGCGGTTCCTTGAACGTAACTTCGATTCCTTTAAGCCGAGTCAAGAGCAGACGCAGGCACTGTTGAGCGGTCAGCTCGAGCACTTCAAAAGTGGGGATCACGAAAGCTCGACGCCCTTCACGCGAGACCACAGCAAGCGCCGCCCTGTAGAGGTCGAAACCGTGTTCGACAAAACCAAGCGGCTCTTGGGTACGTGAAAGCAGCAAGCATCCGAGGGCATAACATCCTCGGAGAACACCACATGCCGACGATCGATCCTCTCAACAGCTATCTTCGGAAGAAGACGGCCGCCCAACAAAAATGTGAAGAAGACGATCACGCCTTGGTTACCCAGTGGCAGCAGGCGCATCAAGGCGACGCTGTAAACCCCGCGCTGACGCATCAAGTACTTCAGCGCTTTCAGCCTACGATTCAAACGGCGCTGAAGAAGTACAAATCGCCGCTCACGGGACCGGGCATCAACGCCGCTGCAAAAACCTATGCGGTTGAAGCCCTCAGAACGTACGACCCCTCCCGCGGCGCTTCTTTTAACACGCATTTGACCAATACGTTGCGGCGGCTGCATCGAGAGAACAATCAAGCGCAAGCCTCCTACGTTCCGGAAGACCATGTGACGTACTTCGGGCCCGCTCAGCGCGCGCACGATGAATTCGTCGATGAGTTTGGGCGGACACCGACGCCGGAAGAGCATGAGCAACGGCTGAATGAAATGCTACCGGAACGCCGCCGTTTGGCCCCCGGGGCCTTGGCACCCATCCTGGCGCTCAAGCGCAACACCGTGGTCTCCAGCAACTTCGCTTCGTCTCCCAACACGTTTGCGCAGGATCTAGAGCAGCAAAATGTGGCGCTTGGGCGCCATGACCTCGCTGAGCCGGATCGCAAAGTCTACGACTTGATCTACGGCAACAACGTGACGAGTACCGGGGACATCGCTAAGCGCTTAGGTATGAGCGACCCCGCGGTTTCTCGTGCAAAGACCCGCATCGAAAAGACCCTCTCCCAACCGGTGGGCGCTTCCAAGCGCAAGAAGCCGGGCGCTCTTTCTTCCCCGTAATTCATTCTCCTGTCTATTTCCTCGCGGCGTCGGCTTACCCCGGCGCCGCTTTTTATTTGGAGTTTTTCATGAATCAGACCTCGTTCCCGGATTATCAAGCGGCCGCTTCCTCCGCAGTCGTACAACGAGCGGACAGGCGTCTCAAAGAGTACACGCAAGCGGGCAAGCTGGCGGGGATGGCCCTCTTCAATACGCTGCGCGAGAACATCATCACGCCCTATCGCATTTACACGACCGACATGACCTTCGAGGGCGCTGCAAAAATGGGGGAAGCACCGATCTATCGTGCGCAAGTGGGTGACACCCGCAAGCTGTTTCAGTTGCACCGTCATGCGCTCGGGCAGATGGCCAGCGAAGTAAAAATCCCGACCACGTTCGTAAACACCCTGACCGAAGGGGAAGATTGGGAACGCGTGGAGCTGGCACAACTGCTCGAAGAGCGCTTTCACAAGCTCAATTTTAACCAGCGAGGGGGTGGTGCTCCCCGCTTCATCAACTTGGTGGTGGGGAACCAAGTACGGGGTTTCGTATCCCGCTCCTTCAAGCGCTACTTGAAAAGCGGTCCTATCTTCGAAGCCTTCGTTACAGCCTGTGCGCAGTTCGGTGCCATGCCTGTGGAAGCGCTGACGAGCGACCTCGCATTTACGCTGCGCTGCGTACTGCCCTACGTATTCGAGCTCAAGCGCAACAACCACATTGCGGTGGGCGTCAGCTGCAGCAACAGCGACTTTGGCGCGGGTACGTTCCGAATAAGTGCCACCGTTATGAACTTGCAAACGGGGGTGATCTCCGTCGTGCGCCACGCCAAAGAAGAAAAGCACGTGGGAGCCGCGGAGAAGGACACAGGCAATAGCGAAGTCCTGTCCGACGAAACCATTGAAAAGAAGCTCTTGGCGACACAGTCGGAGGTACGGGATGTTGTGACTAGCGTGCTTCACCCAGATCACGTGAATGAGCTCTTGCAGCAGATTCGGGCGAGCATGGACAAGGAGATTTCCTGGTCCAGGTTTACGCATTACATGCAGGGTAAGCTGACAAGCGAAGAGCTGCGGGAGCTGAGTGTGACGCTCGAGAATGCGCAGAAGAGCTGCGCCATCGCGGACATTACCTACGACGTCGACCAGCAGGCCATCATCAATCTTTGGTGGGCCGCAAGCGCCACGGCGGAAGTAGCGAAGCGCCACATCGGCGAAAAGCGCGATGAGCTTCAGTGCGCCGCAGGGCATCTTCTTTCCAGTGCCTTCTCTGCAGGAACCTTTACACCTCCCCGCACCACGCTGTAAAAGCAGACCCATGGCTAGACGACCAGTACCGACAGCAGCGCAAACGCGCGTGATGTCCCATGCTTGGTCTCGCCCTGGCCGCCATGTAATAGGAATTGACGAAGTAGGTCGAGGGGCCTGTGCAGGCCCCTTGGTCGTCGTCGGTGTTCTGGCGGAACGGGAGTGGGATCATGCGCTCGCCCGTGATTCGAAGAAGCTTTCCCACAAGCGCCACATGGAAGGCTACGACGCTTTTATTAGTCAGGGAAAAGCGGGTGATGGAATCGTGGCCGTTCTCTTGGCGGCGTATGAACCCGAAGAAGTGGATGTTCTAGGGCTTGACGCCGCGAACCGCGACTTGACCCTGCGCATAGCCCAGGCACTGTACGCGCTTCAACCCTCCCCGATCATGCTCGATGGCGACCTGCTGCCTTTCATTGAGGGCATTCCGCCCGAAGACCTTTTCAACATGCCGTCTTCAGACGCGTTGGTCGCAAGCTCTGGAGCGGCCAGTGTTATTGCGAAAGCACACAGGGATACTGAGATGATGGAAAACCTGCACCCTGTCTTTCCTCAGTACGGTTGGTACTTCAACAAGGGGTACTTGACCATGGGGCATGCGCAGGCCATCCAGCAGTACGGCGTGTGCCCCGTGCACCGCTATTCGTATCAACGCATCAAAGAATCCCTGGTAGACTCTTCCCTATGGCTATCCCGTCAGAAGCGGACCGTGACGCGCGCTTGGATGCGTTATCTTCGGCGTTGAGCGCGTGGTCTATACAGCGCACGACGTACCTGAATAACCAAGTCGCTTTTTGCAAGCGCGTGCTTAAAGGGCGAACGGGCGCTGAGCGCCTGAACGCCGTCACGTCGACGCAAGCCAACGCATTGACGGTGGATTCCCTCACTCAGTTTTTGACGGGTGCGTAGTAAGCTAGTCGCATGAGCATCATCGTCGGTACCCCTGTCCTCCCCCAGGTTGAGAACACCGTCGAGATTGTTCAACTTCAAGTTATTACACGTACCGAGGAATGGGAAAATCTCTTCGATCGCATTGAGATATGGCGCTCGAGGGTGTCGCCCCTTGGTCCGTTCGAAGCGCTCACGGCCTTGAGCTGGTCGCCGGCTATTCTCCCTCGAAACGCCGGGGGTATTCCCCCACTCCCGGTAACCGGACGCCAAGTGCTCCTGCAGGGAACACAGCTACTTTTGAAGGTCGATGGCGTCGATGACCTCGTCGTAACCTTCAGTACTCCTGGCGCTGTTTCGTACGCAGCAGCAGCAGGAACAATCACTACTCAGGGCGCTGGGCGCTTCAGCGCCTATGTTGATGGTGACGGCAAAGTCATCCTCTTGGGAACACGTCCGGGAACTGGGGCGGTTCTTGAGGTTACGGGGGGAGACGCTGCTCCTCTGCTGGGGTTGCCCCTGCATGGCCCGGAAAACATCGCGTATGGTAGGGATGCGCATATCGGGTTGATTCCAGGGCAGCAACAGTACCTTTTCACGGACTTACGTGGGAGCAAGCGCTACTACTACCGAACGCGCTTTTTCAACGCGCAGACGCTGGCCACCAGTGAGTTCAGCACCGCGTTCAGCGTCAACCAATCCTTGGGGATTAGCCCGGCCAACGTCGTTTTTGGGTTCGTGGCTTTGGTCGGAACCGATGGGCGCCCGTTGGTGAACCAGCTGGTACAGGTTTACGCGCCGACGCAGTCGCAATTGATTGAAGGCAAACTCGTCACCGGCCCCCGGCAAGCGCGGTTCACCGACGTCAACGGCTACGTTGCTTTCACGCTCGTACGGGGGGTGCAGTACGTTGTCAGCGTTACGGGAACGGATCTTGTGCGCAACATTCAAGCGCCAACTGACCCAACGATCACGATGTTCAGCTTGTTCGAAAAAAGTATCGGGCTTCAAGACGACCTGTTCACCGTCGACCGCCCCCCTTTGGTCTACGCCGAAGCGAGGACGTTATAGTGAACCTTTTCACCCTCATCTTTCCTGACCGCCAGGGAAGCGGGCGCATAGGGCGCTGTCGTTTACCCTGGGTCTCCGGTCAACCTGTGCGGAGGTACTTGCACGCGCCCGTGCTTCGGGAGCTCGGTCTTATTGGATTATCCCAACGCTGCAAGCTGTACAACAGCCAGAAAACCTTGGTGAAGCTGTACTACGTCCCTCCCCCCAACGACTTCGTAGTGTTGATCCCCGTGAGAGCGTCATGAGCTACCAGAACGTCGACGTCTATGTGCTCACTCGGGACACCCAGCAGCCAGTGTCCGGGGTTTTGGTGCGCGTGTTCTCCCCCGATGGTTCGGTCATTTTCACCGAGAGCGAAACCGACGAAGCCGGCCACGTCGGCTTTACGCTGTGGAGTCAAACCTACAGCCTGCGCTTCTACCGATTTCAGGCACGCTTTCGTCAGCCCCAGGTGATCGTTGTATCCGAAGGCGTAGGGGGTACCCCGGCACAGAACCAGTTCAATGTCTATGCCGAAATGATGGCATTGCCCATCGCGAACGACCCGTACCTTTGTCGGGCTTCCGGTACCTTTCGCGACATCACAGGTGCGCCGCATCGTAATCTCACCATCATCTTCATTGGTGAGTTTGCCCCAATCTTGTTACAAGGATCGGGAGTTCTGTCAGAGCGCAGGGCTATCAGGACCGACGACAAGGGCTTCGCCTGCGTGGATCTCATCCGATGCGCCCGATATGCAGCGACGGTGGAAGGTTACGAGGATCATGTGCGCAAGATATGCGTACCCGACGCGCCGAGCGTGAGTTTGCCCGCGCTCCTCTTCTCTATGGTGGACTCCGTTTACTTCGATCCCCCCTCGCCCTGGACCCTCTCCGTTGGCAGCACGCTCTCCCTAACGCCTACCGTTTTCACCAACAGCCAAATTCCGACGTTGGGACCCGATGGAGCCAACGTGATCTGGAAAGCCGCAGACCCGACGGTGGTCAGCGTGACCTTGTTGAAGCGCTCGCTGGTGCTGCGCGGGCTGAAGGTGGGCAACACGCAGCTCTTGGCCTCGCGCCGCGATCTCAGCATCATACCCATCCCCTTCCAGCCCGAACTGCTGGGCTCGGGTCAGAGCGTCTTCGTCCAGTAGGCTTTCGGCGTGCGGCCCACGACGCCCAGTGGGTCTTCGCCCGCGCCGCCGTCGCCCAGGTAGCGGCCCGGGCCGAAGAGCTCTTGCGCTGGTTGGGGGATGCCCTGCCCGTGACCCGCCCCTTCTTGGACGCGTTCTGTTGCGGGCTGCGAGCCCTCTTTTTACCGCACAAGCCGCCCCTTGTGCCCCTGCTGGTCGAGGTACCACCCTCCGCGCCCTCGATGCCGGCGCCATCGGCGTGGGAACCCGAAGGGCTCAACCTCAGCGACGTGCAGGAAGCGCTAGCGTGCTCGCCCGAGACCATTGATGGCTCCCAGGTCCGGGCATTGATGCTCGAGGTCATTCGACGCGCTGCGCACGACTGGGTTCTGTACCGTACGTCCACACGTCTTGAACTGCGCGAGCTAGCGCACGACGCCTACATCTGGCTGTTTGAGGAAGAGCCCGAAGGTCCGCGCTGGGCACTGCGGTGCTCGGAGGGAAAACAACTCACGTCGCTGCACGGCATCTGCGACGTTTTGGAAGTTGACGCGGAGTTCGTTCGCAACCACGTGCGGCACTTGACGGCAAAGAAAATCAAGACCGCCGGTCGCCCACCAGAACGACGGAAGCGATCCACCGACGACGTCAGCTATTACAACGAGCACGCCCTTACGACCGCGTTTGAGTTTCCGGCGGAAGAAGAAAGCTGACACGCGGTATAGAGTCCTGGGCGTAGGTCACCCGGAGGTTCTCATGGATACGCTTTATGTCCTGTGCTGCGCCTTGACCTTATTGCAGTAATTCAGTGGTCGCTCACCTTTTACCTTTACTGGCGTCTTAACCGTTTGCGCTCATCCGATAAGGAGCGCGAACCTCTGCATATTGCCTAGTGGGAGAAATACATGAATAGAGAATACACGCGCTTTTCGTTTGCAGTGCATGTAACGCCGCTGCAAAAAGAATGGCTCCTTGCAGCGAACGGTATCATTCTGAAGTCTAGCAGCGCCGGCGGCAGCAATACCTTGTACGTAAAGTCTGCCGTGCTGACGTACGACGATCTGAAATGGCTCACGCTGCAGTTTCGAGAGGAAGACATCTTTAGAGACAACGAGCAAACGCTCTATGAGGCTGCGGGTATCCGCATTACTGAGGGTCGGCATTTTGTTTATATCTATGCGGAGCAAGACGGCCAGCCTTACGTAGCTGCCATTATTTGCCAACGCTTTCTTAAGCACTTCGACCTCAACGATATTACCTGCTTTTCCTGGGCTACCTTTGGGGATGAGCCGAGCATCGCAACTTTCGGGGGTGGTGTTTGTGCTGTGCACAAGGACGAGATCATGCGGGTAGATACAAACGAGTTGTTGAGCGAGCTCGCGAGCGACATGCGTCGACGCCACCCCGATGCGAGCTTGAGTAACAGGGTCGATGGCTGACAAGGTCACCCCCTTCCCCACCGAAACGGTGGATCGCGTCTGCCGCCTCGCGGGCGCTCTAGTTCACGTGCTTCAGCTCTCCGATGTGGATCCCCCGGAGGATCACCTCGCCGCGCTGCTCCTTGTTCAAACCGCCATTCAGCAGGCGGTGGTGCGCGAAAAGGGCCCAAGAGAACTTCAGCGCGTGCTCATCGCAGCCAACGAACGACGGCGTCGCTATGAGGCCGTGTGGGGATATACCCCGCGAGAGTCTCCGGGGGCTACCGTTCACGCGCTCAAGAAAGACGAGGAAGAGTAAAGCGACCGCTCTTCGACAACCAAGGGCTAAAGAAAAGCGCTGCGGGCCTTACGGCCCGCAAGCGACTCTAGGTAGCACTGGCGCGCACGCCGTCGAGGATGACAAACACCAATTTCTTTTCGCCCTCGGTTTCCTCGTCTTCATAGTTGATAGACCCAAGGACGGCGCCGACGATCAGACTGAAGATACCAATAACGGCTGCGCCTACGACGAACCCCATTTCGAAGTCGTCGTTATTCTGCTTGCGCAGCGCCCTACGCTCTTCCTCCGCTCTGCGCGAAACGCTCTCGGCGCGCAGGGTGCGCTCTTCCTCCGCTCTGCGCGAAACGCTCTCGGCGCGCAGGGTGCGCTCTTCCAGCTCTTCAACGTGCACGCGTTCAGCCTCAATTCGACCCAGCGCTTTGCGGAGCTCAGACACTTGGGGGGTAACGCGCATCAAGAAACTGCTGGCGGCGTCGCTGTGCAGAAGCGTCGCTGTATCCGTGACTTGGTTGTAACCCACCACGTAATCCCCCAACGAGGGCAACAGCTCCTTAACACGCGCAGGGATAAGGGGTTCCGCTACTACTTCTCCATTGCGGCGAATCGCGTAGAAGCACGCGTTCACGCGCGAGTAGACTTCGTCCACCAAGATAGCCGCCGCCTTCTTGCTGTCCTTCGGTTCAGGTTTCGTATCAGACGATGACGATTCTGAGGTCATGGCATCTCTCTTTCAGAGGAGGGTGATGTCCCTTCACTATTGTTATGCCTTAATCTTCGGGGTTTTTACCTAAATGGGGGCTAAAGAAAGCCCCGCGTGGGGCCTTCTCTGGAACGTTACGCGTCGGTAGCGGGAACGGGTTTGAGCCAATCCGTAAACGAGGAGTCTTGCTCGTCCTCTCCCAATTCGAGCAAGCGTTCGGCCATGTCCCCGAGGGTCACGCGCGCAAGCAGCTGCTTCAAGGTGACCACATTACGCGCGGGGTCCATCCAATCGAAGCCCGTGGTGCGCTCGATGGGAATGATACATACCACCGCGCGGTGCCCAGGGGCCGTAAGGCATACCTCAACCGCTTGTTCGTCCGTGAGCAACGCAAGCAGTGAGCGGGAATCTTGTCGGATATCCTCATCCTCTTCCTCTTCGGCCTCGTCGTCCTCTTCATCGTCTGCGTCACCGCCGCCGATATGGTCCTGAAGCGCTTCTTCCAAGGCAACAAACGTGCGCACATCATGCCTGAGGGGATTGGCGTCGGTGACACCCAAGGTGAAGGCCAACGCGCGGGGCAAGGAAAGCGCCGAGACCGGGCAGTGCTTGTCTTTTCCCTGGGGGGACATCAGCGCATTGGTGAACCCCTCCAAGTAATACGCGTACGGCTCTCGCGCTTCAGCCTCGGCGCATTCTTCGCAGTGGGTCGTGCGCTCTTCTTTTTTCATGTCCTCCTCTACACTCTGCATGAGGGCTTCGACGGTGTCCTTGAGCGGCTTGTTCGCTTCCACCGGCGCCGGTGGCGGTGTGGGCCAACCCTTTGGTACTTCTTCCCTGCGGGAAAGGACGGCCCCAACCTTTTGCAGCAGCTCTGCGTTGGTGAACGTATCCAACGCGGGGGCATCCAGCTTCGACAGCATGTCGAGGTACGAAGAGGTACCATGTAAATGTGCGGCTGCGCCGATAGAGATCAGCGTCAGCTTGGTCGTTCCCGTCGCCGTGTCGAAGTAGTGATGGTGAAGCATTTCTTGTGTCATCTGCAATACCTCTGGGATATCGCGTTCCCCGCACTTCACGAGGCTCTCAGGGTGTTCCGTCTGCAAAACACGCAAGAGATCCGCAGCCACGTCGATAATCGTCTGCATGTAAGCCTTGATCATACTGGTCATCGTACTGTGCTTTCCTTTTGGGTTTACTGCTGCTCGTAACGGGCAGCGATGCGCTGCTCGCAGCCCGAAATGTAGGCGTCCGCTTTGGCTTCCGTGAGTTCCGCGCGAAGACGCTCAAGTTCTTCATCACGGCGGTGATTGCGCTGCGTAACGTAGGCCACGGACAAGGTGGCCACGTTGACGATCGCCATACTGATCAGCGACGCCGTGTTCATGTTGGGGCGAATCATCAGCGCGCAGGTGAAGAAAACAACGTAGACCAGAAAGTTCATTATTCAGTCCTCCGGTGCCTGTGGCCCTGAAGGGCATTGATCCCCTCGGGCCCAATGAGAATGGTGCCCGCTGCGGAGCGGCCCCGTGTGAGATTCATGGCCCGCCACGTTAGCCGAATGGCCAGCTCAGGGCGCCATCGGGCAAGGAAGGCGGCGAAGAAGAGCGCGGCGTGTCCTGGATTACCCAGCCCTTCATTGTCTTGGAGCGTCAGCGCCCCTCCATCCACCGTTATCTTCAGGGACAGCTCCTTGAAGTTGTTCGTCTCCTTTCGAAGTTTGGTGAGATGGGGGGAGAGACGGGCCACCTCTTCGTAAAGGTCGCCGCTGGTCACCCCCGTCAGCACGGTGCGCGCCCAGGCGGCTTCCACCTCGTTCACGAAAAGGGTCTTGGTGAAATAAGTCCGAATTTCCTCCGAGCTAGTCGGCTTCGCGCGTTTAGTCATGGGGTGTACCTCTACGGTTGTTATGCCGGCGGCTACCCATGTAATTCAGCGTGTTAGGTAGCGATGTACCCAAGTTTTGCGAGAATCAGCGTTCGCTGCTCATCCTCCTCTTGAACCTGTACCCACGTGCGCCCTGTCTCGTCCAGCGCGATGAGGATCGTGCATGCGCCGACGACAACGGTGATTGAGGCCCCTAACTTGCTCTGGGTGACAACGGCTTTGTTCTGGGTGACAACGGCTTTGTGCAAGGTGTACCTCCACTCTAGTTATACCCGTAGAGGTAGGAATAATTCGGGTATCTCTTGAAAGAATTTGGTGTTACGCCAAAGCACTGGCTTAGCTCTTCAAGCGTTGGCTCTTCATGCATTACCTCCAAGGAGAAGGCGGTCTTCTTCCCCGTGTTTGTTATACCCACTCCGCTTCTTGCTAGGATTCTGACCCATGTCCACCACCACGCCCCCAAGCATTGATCCCGATGAAGTCGCCGCTTCGGTTGCCAAGCTTGTACCCGGGGATCTGTCGACCCCTCTAGGAGCTCTCTCGACGAGAAACCTGTCCGTGTCCTGGGATGGGTTCCAACAGGCGGTTGTCGGGATGTTTATTTCGAGCAGTCAGGCTCCTTACTACGTTGTTAAATTGGCAAGAGACCGGCTTTTGACAGATATCAGCCACCTTATTCTCGAAGTACAAGCCCTGAGCGCAGCGTGTTCGACAACGACCCGGCAGGTTCAACCGGTCACGAACATCGCGCCGTTGTCGAATGCTCAAGTTGCTCTTCAGGCTCTGAGTAAGGCCGCGGCTCAACGCACTGGGGTCTACCAGAACATCGCATCCATCCCAGCGTTCAACCGGCTCACTCAGAACGTCACCACCTTCTTGAAGACCGAAGGGGTGAAGGCCACACAGAGCGGACAATTGGTCAATACCCCCAGCCAGGCCAAGGGAACGCTGAGCGCTTCAGCTGTTCAACTTCGTACCGATTGGGATGCCTTACTTACCAAGCTGACCTTGTGGTCGGGCAGTATGACGACCTATGCCGGCCTCAATCTCCCTGGTCTATTGAGCCAGACCATCTTGGGGAATGCCGCCGATGTCATGGCGCAGAACGTTCAGCAACTTCAGTCCCTTTCCCCCAACGACCGGCTGGGAGTACTGCGCTCTGTGGTGGTGGATACCGTGGCCATTCAAGCGACGGTTCAGGGCTTTGGCGCGCTGACGCCGCCCACGGTGTTCGTGCCCTTTACCGGGGTGGGTAAGCCCCTGGCCGATGCTCTTCATCCGGCAGCGCCAGCCACGCTTACCGCTGATTACCCTGGGGGCTACGCTGTGTACTTGGGCAAGGATACGCTGAGCTTGCTCCTCGATGGGCAGTACACCCAGACGATCCATCCCCCGGGCTCGTTCGTAGCGCAGCAAGTTACCCCCACGGCCGGACCCTTTACGGTGCTCAGCGGTGTGACGCGCTTCAACGTTACCGTTGAGCAGAACAGCGGGCCTACAACGCTTTCGACCTCGGAGCTCGTGACACTGCCCGTGGGCAGTAACCTGCCCTTGTGGACCATCGCTGATGCCATCAATCGGGGGGTTACTCTGACCGAAGCGGGGGTCTATTTCATCGTTCAACAGACGGCCCAAGAGGTCACGGTGACGCCCACAAGCGACCCGGTGTCGTCAACCTTTACCCTCGAGAATGGGCTAACGTGGTCGGGGTTGAACGTCGACACAACCTTCTGGCTCATCCTCGCCGATACTCCCGCCGTGGGGCTGAGCCAGGTCTGGCAAATCACGGGGGTAACGGGGGCCGTGGCCATCTGTACCCTCATCCATGGCGTGGTTACCCCCTTTCCCGCTCCTGTGGTCGCGACGGTGGGTACCCAGGCCAACCTGCGGCTGTACATCCGGTTGAAGAACCCGGCGACCGCGCTGCACTACGAACAAGCGCTGCGACTGACCGACGTGGACAGCGGGGCCTTGGCCCAGCTCTCCTTCTTCAGCGGCGCCGTGGCTACAAGCGCGCGAACAAGCGCGGCAACCCTCGCCCTCCTCATCAACCAGAGCACGGCCGCAGCAAGTCTTGATGGGACACCTCGGGTAACGGCCAGTACCGTATTTGTCCCCAACTTCTTCACCGGCCTGGGGAGAACATCGCCCACCGACCCCTTCAGCGTGACGTATTACCGGGGGCGCTCCGATGGGGTGAGCTTCGTTCCCAATAGCCCAACCACAACCGCGTTTACCGTGCCCACCCTAGCGGCCTCGGGCATCCTTCCGGGGGATGTCCTGGTCTTGCGAGCCACGAACAACGTGAACGATACGAACACGTGGGGGACGGTGGTGTCCATCACGGCCGACGGGGTCATCACCACAACCCTTACCCCCCTCGGTACGGGCCCCGCGTTGATTGAGGTGGGCCCGAGCTTCTACCCCTTCTCGGACCAGCGCGCGGATGTTGAGCTCGCTATTGCCGAGCAACAGACCTTCGACGGCCAGTACCTGAACGCGATTACCCCCGGAGCGACCCCCCTCGATGTCAGGGTCACCAAGGCGCTCTTGGGTAATGTTGGGCCTGGCGGACAGCCTGTCTTTCTCCAGAACCTCCAGATGGGTCAGCGCTACGTGGTGTTGAATAGCCAGGACAGCACCACCGCGGGCGCGGTGCAGATCACTGGTCAGGGGAACTTTGATGCCTTCCTCGTGAACAGTACCCCTCGAAGCGCGGTGGCGATGGCGTCATGGGTAACGGTGCCCTCCCTTCCGAACAGTCTTCAACTGGGTGATCAATTCGAGCTCTACACGACCAAGGCGCTGACCCCGAGCTTTACGGCACTCATCACATCGGTCGATACCGCGGCCTCGGCGCTTGAGCTTAGTACCCCCTTGCCGGCGAACCAACCCCCCTTCATGATGGACGTGACCTCAACGCTGCCCTTCGCCCGGGTGCGCAATACGGTAAATCAGTCCTTTGTGCAGGCATCACAGGTAGTGGAGGGGTGGCTCACGCTGCCTATGAACAATACAACCCAGGCGTTCCAATCCCTGGATGCGGCATTAAACCCGCTCATCGCCAACAGTAACCCGACCCAGGCGCAGGCTACGGTCGCGCTCACCATCTTCCAGAATATGTTGACGGCGCTCAGCAGCTTGATCGCCACGCTGCAAGGCTACACGGCCAACGTGGTCGAGGGTGTTGATAGCCTCATCAAGGGGTACCAGCAAAAGGGGCTAGATAAAGCCGTCGACATCTTGTTGATGGCCGACTTCGCTACCTTCTTTGGCCTGGACCAAGACGACAGTAGCTACGCCGGCAGCTTGGCCAAGGCCATGAGCACCGTTCAAGTTACCGATTTCCCCGTTCGAAGAGATAACCGGGTCAATTCTACAGATACGGCGTCCGAGCAAACCCTCAGCCAGTTCGACGACGTCGACTTCGACTACACCCCCGACGTCACCGACCCCAACAAGCGCATCGATACGTCTGAGGGCAACAGCCCGAATATCAACCTGCCGAACACCTAGGAGGAAGGCGTGAATGATGCATTTAGTAACTACTGCCTGCTCGAGAAAGAGCTGCGTGCCGTTCAATTGAAGAATGACAACGTCGAGTCACAAGAAGAAAACGCCATCCTTGCGATTATGGACAGCGTCTTGAGTAGTGAGTGTACTGTCTACGTGCCCCCTCTTCCCGAGGAACCACCACGCAAGTGGGTGTTCCTTAGTCAAGAAGAAGCAATGACGCTGCTCGAATGCATGGTGAGAAGTCTCGAGGAGATGGCCAGCAAGAATCCAAACCGCCCTCTGGGCGATTACTGGCTGCTCATGCGAAGGAACGCGGACTTCAACAAGGCACTGGCGGCTTTGTTGATGAACGACCAGAAAGCATTGGAAGAAGTAGCGCGCGTAGGGTTGCCTGACATCGTGGTGAAAAACGAAACGCTTTGAGCTCATTCACTGAACTCTGAAGAAGAACCAACGAGGACGCTAAGGAGCAAGTGGCCGAAAGACGTAAGTTTTGCAGCAAAATCCATCGCGGATGCTGAGGACGAGCGCGTCATGAACACGATGAGGGTGTTCACAGAGTCGAACCTCGACTCGTACTCGCTGCTGATCTGGGAGGTGCTTTCGGAAGAAGTGCAACTGTACTTGCTGCCGAACTCGTTCCTCGACAGCGAAGATATAGCTGTACTGCAAGCCGCTCAGGGCAGCTACATCAACAGCGTAGTAACGTCACCGCCGGCGGAGGTAGCGCTCGACAAGATCAACAGTGCAGTCTGCAAGAAGGCAGAGCACGTCAACGAAACGTTTCAAGGGACGCGGTGGGCGCAGCGCTACTCGAAGTACTTGTGGGCAGAGTACGCCCACGCTCCGATCAAGCGCATCGTCACCTGCGTCTATCAAGCTGGGTTCATGCTGTAGGAGAGTCCATGGGCATCAACCACCACCGAAAGAAGGGCGCATGAACACGCTTGGGAGGCATCGATGATTTGCACGCGCTGTGCGGGGACCGGATTCATCAACACCCACCAGCTTCCCGACGAGGTGGACGTTGACGACCACGATGCAATGCGCGCGTGGATCGCTGACGACGCCAACGCGCCGCACGACGTTCAGGTGTGCGACTGCTGCGGCGACGGGGACGAGTGGCACGGTAAGCCGGGCGAGCACGACGAGGACCGGTTCGGACGCGAGGGGCCCTGCGGCTATAATATGGGTCTCCCGGAGTGCATTTAATCCATGAACCTATCAGGGTCAGAACGAACTAATACAAACAGAGGAGATATGACGATGAACACCTATGACAACTCATGCCGCGGACTCTACTCCTTCACGGCGGGCGCCGACCCCGACACTGGCATCGCCTATGACGCGCATCTCGAGCACCTCCCGTTGCTACAACAGTACGCCGACGGATGGGTGGCTAACGCGCGCTCTACCGTGCCGATGACCGAGGAGGACCGAACGATCACGGAGGCGGCTGTCCGTGCCCAATACCGCAACGCGGGCCGGCCGGAGCCTAAGACGGTGGTCTTCGCGCGTGGTCCGGTGACTGGGCACGTAGCCGCTCGCATCGCGTCCGGGATTTGGTACCTGCGGCAGCACCCGGAGGTGCAAGTCAAGGTGTTTGGGCACCTGTTGTCGGATCGTGGGCTGAAGGACGCGATCCTGCCGACATGCCGTATCGCGTTCGGAGAGCCGGTGAATCGAGTGCTACCGAAGAGATCCGTTGCCGCCGATGCCGCTGCCGCTGTCGCTGCCGATGCCGCCGCTTACGCTGCCGCTTACGCTGCCGATGCCGATGCCGATGCCGCTGACGCTGCCGATGCCGCTGTCGCTGTCGCCGCCGCCGCCGATGCCGCTGCCGCTGCCGCTGTCGCTGCCGATGCCGCCGCTTACGCTGCCGCTTACGCTGCCGCTGCCGATGTCGCTGACGCTGCCGCTGACGCTGACGCTGACGCTGCCGATGTCGCTGTCGCTGCCGCTGCCGCCGCCGATTCCGCTGTCGCTGCCGATGCCGCGGCCGATGCCGCCGCCGCCGCCTCTTACGCTTACGCTGCCGCTGCCGATGTCGCTGCCGCTGTCGCTGCCGCCGCCGCCGCCGCTGACGCTGCCGCTGCCGATGTCGCTGTCGCTGACGCTGCCGATGTCGCTGCCGCGTGGCCCCTGGTCCTGTTCCTTTTGCGCTGCTGCGGGTACTACCGATATTGGCGCCGGTGGACGGACGGCGGCAACTTGTGGGTCTGGCGGAAGGTGCGACTCGGCTTCTTCCGCGAGGTGGCCCAGCTCCCGATCGATTGGACGAAGTGGATCCCGTACGAGGAGGCTGCGCGACACGCCGGGCCCCGATTCCACCGTGCGAACTTCGCGATCGTAAGTGACCGGTCTACCGCGTTTTGCCAGGACGATCGGAATCGACTGCACTGCGAAGATGGCCCGGCTCTCGCGTGGCGCGACGGGATCAAGCTCTACTACTGGCACGGCACCAAGGTCAGCCAGTGCCTGATCGAGGATCCAGAGTCCTACTCTCGCGAAGAGATCATGGCGGAGCCCAATAGCGAGGTCGTTCGCGCGCTTGCGGAGCGAATGGGCTGGGACGCGTTTCTCGAGCGCGTCGGAGCAACCGTCGTGGATCGTGGCGTGGACGAGCACACGGAGCTTGCGTATGAGCTGCTGGCGCTAGACCACAAGTTCGGCGACAAGCAGCCGAAACTACTGCGCATGCAGTCACCGGTTGAACACGACGGATCGCAGCCCCGGTACGCCGAGACCATCCCCTCCGAGATCGCGACGTGGCAGGCGGCTCGCGCCTGGAAATTCCCGCGCCCTGACGGATCGTGGCCGATTGCGGCGGAGTGCAACGCCGATCCGCGACTCGTTTTCGCCTACGAGGACGGGATCGCGGTCAGCGGCGAGACGACGCACTACGCGCGACAGGGAGACGTGTGTATCCAGGTGATCGAACCCATATCGCTCGAAGGCCGCACAGAGGTACCGCGCGCCGCGGAGGGGCTCGTACTGCGGCGTGGCACCGCCGCGGGTAACGCGCATGTAATTCGAGAAAATGGAGCTCGTCTCTACACGCCAGGAGACGTCAAGGGATCGACGCTGCTCATCGTCGACGCGGCTGTGGCTCTTGAGCACGCACAGCACTTCGACGTACCCTTCGTGCCGCAGTGGTATCGGATCATGCCGGCGCGGACTGGCACCGACGAGGCGTGGGCAGCCGTCGAAGACTAGCGTCCGTACGTTGGGCTTAGTGAGCGAAGGGAGGGCGAAGGACCTCAGCCTGCTTGAGGCGCAGCGGGCGGGTTCAGGATGGCATTGATCGAGGGCATGAGCGTCGCAACGGGGTCGACGCCGAGAGCCTTCATGTTCAGCGCCATCCAGCTCAGCGTCGTGGTGATGCTGCCTTGTGCGTCCGACGTGAACTTCGTGAGGACGGGGGCGGCAGCGTTCTGGGCTGCCGTGAGGGCAGCCTGGGCCGCATTGATGTTGTTGATGGCGGTCTGAAGCGCTACGCCGTCGGTCTGCAGAACGCCTTCGGCGGTTTCGACGTCATTGAGCGTGGGCGAATTATTGGGCATTGGTGAATCCTTTCGCCCGTAGGCTAGCGCCTCCTTCCTTATTTTGGGAATACGTTTTCGAATTGTCACCGTCTTGAAACGATTGGTAGGTTTCGGGTCATGTCATCTGTAACGAATATACAGGCACGAGGCATTACATCAGCGGATCTGAATGAGTTGGTGATTCAAGCAGCGCTGGCAAAAGCGGCGCGAATTAACCGGGAAGGGCTGAGTGAACAAATCTTCTTTTTGAAGTCCGAGGGCATGCTTGACAGCCAACTTCTGGCGGCGGCCGTAGCGCGGCGTGATGCGCGGGAAGAAGCCGCGGCACCGGTAGCGCAAGAAGAGCTGCGAACGCTATATCAACGCGTGGCCGGCTACGACCCCGAGGAGAGCAAATAGCGGACAACGTCAAGCGCATGACCCGGTTCAAGCTCGCCGTTTTGAAGGAGGTCGCGACGCTATGAGCATCGTAAAGCCCACGGAGAACGAAGTGTTTGTTCTCGTGAACATCCCCCTTGCGGCGGGCTTCGATAAGTACGACGCAGCCTCGCTGCGCTTAATGACGAAGTACTATGCCGCCAAAGAAGAAGATCCGCCGCAAGAGCTTCGCAGCCAAGATACTCTAGCGGCATACCGTACCCACGATCGCTTGAAGAGCACCGAACGAGCGGTAGCTCTACGCAGGCATCGGCCCGTCAGCTTTGCGTTAGCCACGATGGTTCATTTGGAGGATGGGACGTCGCTCATCGAACGTAAACGTCTACGAAAGAGATATTAAGTGAGCCAGCCTCTGTGGAAGTACAGGCAACTGAAGAACGACAACAAGCTGCTGTGCGTGGATCATTCGCTTACGCGGCGCCACTGTCCTGAAATTCTTATAGCTGAAGAAATTAACGACACGGACCCCAGCAGGTTCGCGGTGTTCCGGGTACCTCTTGAGCGTTTGCAGTTGGGCGCGGATGGTCGCCTTGTGGATGTCATCGATGGCAAGGGGCAGCCACACACCGTTTGGTTTGAAGACGACGTACATAACTCCGCGAAGTGCGGGAACAAGCCCGGGCCATGCGCGACGTGCCACAAGTACATCAGCCATTCCTTAACAGCCGCTGCGGAAACGGCGGGGGTCTATTTCATCGGAAGCTTGCGTAAGCAGTTCTGTGCGTCAAACGTTCTTACGCGATGGCGAGCCTACGAGGTTGTTGCGGGTTATCAAGGCTGGATGCCCTTCGACCCGTACCCGAAAGAGCTGACGGAAGAGGATTTCGAACACTACTGGGCGCTATTACCAAGAGAGGGGGCGTAGACAACATGAGTGACGATGAAACGCAGCAGTCGGCGAAGATCGTCATCGGGAGGAAAGAAATGACGCTGAATAGAGTCTTGATCTTGGATACCGAGACAACGGGCTTGGAAGAAGATGCGGTGTGCATCGAGGTCGCCGTGGCGCTCTACAGCGTGAAGCACGGAGCGGTCATCGAAACGTACTCATCACTGATTCGTCATAACGCCAACCCCGCCGAAGCCATCAACGGAATCCCCGTTGATATTCTCCTAACTGCTCCGGAGTGCGATTGGGTATGGAAGAAGGTGCGTGCGCTGGTGTACGAAGTCGATGCGATTGTGGCGCACAACGCGGCTTTCGATAGGCGCTTCGTACCCATGACAGTAACCTGTTATACCCCCTGGATCTGCTCGTGCGACGACCTCATTTGGCCGAAGGCCCCGAAGCCGGGCATGAACCTCGTGGGCTTGGCCCTAGCGCACGGGCTCGGCGTGGCCCACGCCCACCGAGCAGCCGCGGACGTTGAGCTCCTCTGCCGGCTCCTTACGCGCGTGCGGGAGACGGTGGGCAGCTTGGAGCCCTTTCTTCGCTATGGCCTGCGCCCCAAGGCGCTCTTCCAGGCGCTCGTTCCCAAACCTGGGGCCGAAGCCAAGGCCGCGGGCTTTCGCTTCGATTGGGACACCCGGCAATGGCTGCGCACCATGGCGGTAGAGGACGCGGCTAAGCTGCCGTTCAAAACCCAGGAGGTCACCCGTGAAGGCGTTAAACGTGCGCTGTGTAAGAAGCACGAACACTCGGCCACGGTGACCGTACGTTGTCCTGTGTGCAAGGCCAGTAGGAACATCAAGCCGTACGAATTCGCCGCCGATGACTTTCCGCTGTGTGAAAAGGATGGCAGTCCCATGCTGCCCGTGAAAGCAGCGTCGGCACCCAACGCATAAATAGCGGTGTGCGCGGGTATAACCGTCAGGATGAAGGCGCCTCCCGCTAAAAGAACCGCGCGTCGACGCTGGTTCATTTCGAAAGACAAGAGCCCGACCCATTGGGTCGGGCCTTTCTTTGACAAAAACGAAGCCACCCAATTCGGTGTACAGCTCTTCTGCAGCCAAGCCTACAGCCCTCATTTCTTTTATGTCCGTTGCTTTCGTGAGAGTACGGACAATCTATGGGCTTTTGCTCTTGAAGAACCAAAGCGTGGGCGTAAGCCCAAGAACTCGCCGAAGTACAAGATACTCACGCGCGCCTACGCAGGCGTTTGGATCCCGTTATACAAAGCAACCAAGATCCTCATTCAGGAATACGCGGGAGGGTAAACATGACGCCGGTTGTAACGAAAGAGCCGGGACAAGTGGCTTACGAAAAGCACAAGCAGCTATTGGACGCGGGGGATGAAAAGCGGTCGGTGCTGGGAGAGTGGCATGCTTTGACGCCTCCCGTTCAGCGTCATTAGGTGCTCGTAGAGAAAGCAGTGCACGACACCTATGGCGCGCCTTAGCCTTACGTGGGAAGCCGACGAGACGCCACCTTACGCTTTCTGTGAGCTCGTCTTTGCGACGAGCCTCAGGCCCTGGTGTATTCGTAAGCTTGGAAAAGCGGGGCTCAAGCTGGGCGGCGGCATTGACACGCCGTCGCTCTGCGGACGGGTCCAGCCATCGTGTACAAGCGGCGGCAAAGGTTCTGGGGGTTGGGACAACAGCGTGCGTATTATGCCGCAGCATCTAACGCATTGTTGCGCAACGTGTCGAGCGATCTATAAAAGGGAAACGGTATGAGTGAAGCAAGCGTAGAAGAAGACCTCGCCTTTCTTACTGAGGCAGAGAACGTGCTCCAAAGCAGCAGGCCGATTCTGTGGGACGAGGAATGCGTCCGTGTTCATGCCTTGGCGGCAGAGCCCTACCCATTCCTCGTGAGCCGGACGGACTTGCGTCGCCTGATTGCTCGAGCGCGTGTGCGCGTGTGCGCGTTCTTGCGCGCGTGCAGTGGCCTGCTACCCCTGCTGTGGCACCCGTAGCAATCGGCGACTTGTACATCTGGAAGGCTTTTCGATACACGCGTTTTTGGGGTCAGCTCTGTAAAGTCGTTTCTGTGCACGCTTGGCTGCCGAACAACGACGCTTACTTTCTACAAATTGTAGGAGATGCACCCGAGCCGTTCTTTGTTACCACTACGCTACTACATGACACACGCTTTTGGCTTCCATGGCCGCAGCCATGGCCGCAGCCATGGCCTAAACCACGTCCTGCCCTCCATGAATTGATTAGAGAGGCAATGGCAGGCCGACGAAAGAGGCGTTTGTATGAGTAGCCGCGCGAAGTGGGTTACGAACATTGTTATGCAGGCACTTCGTGCTGGGGGCCTTAGTCTTAACGAAAGCCAAGCGTGCGACATCGACACGATGTTTCATAAAGACGCCCCGAAGTACAGGGAACAACTTGTAAAAGTGTCGGAGCTCGTTACCGCGGCTATCGCAGAGTGTGACGAGCAGCAAGGGTCTACGCGTACGCCCACCGTCGTTCATTATTGTGACTATGCTTCTCAGTCTGACATTCGTATTTGCTGTACGCAGCGACTGACGCTCCCGCTCTGGAACATGAAGGAAACGGGCCCCGTATGGAGTGCTTCGCATGGTATGCTGTACGCCTTCGAGAAAGCTTTTGTAACCTGCCGCTTGTGCCAAGTAACCCTGCGGCGAAAGGAGGAGTAGCATGCCGGGTAAAGCCTGGACCGACGCTGAGTTTCTGACCTACGTCGAGCATCATTCACAAACGGAGCGCGCGATCTTTTGCCGGGAGCACCTCCTGCGCTTGTTCGAGCTGGCGGGGTCGACGCAAAAGATTCCTGAGGAAGCCGCCTTCCTAGAGCTGCACTACGACAACGCACGTGTGTGTGTGTGTTGATATAGCGCGTGCGCGTCTTGGGGATGGCGTGTCTGATACGGCTTTCTTGCGCAATCTCGAAATCAATGCCAAAGCGGGCATGAACACCTACAACTACTACCATCTGCTGCGCCTCTTTGCGCTTTCGGGCGATATCTTTCCGTGTCAACGGCCGACACTGGATGTGGTCATGCCCCCGAACAACGTGTTGACCATGGTCAAAACAGCGCGGGAGCGGGGGCGCCCGAAGCTCGTATTGGTCCACAGCACCTCGAAAGCGTCCGAGGGAAATACCCGTGGGTAAACGCGTGCGCCTGCGTCGGAAGCGCATTAAGAGGGCGCTGCACCTGGAAGTATCCGAGGATCGGCCGGAATCCCTTGCCGTCTTGCACAAGCAGGTTAAGTCCGGTCAGTGCATTAGCGACCGAGATCCTGCAGACGCTGAACAAGGCCGCCATCGACGACATCTATACGTAGGACGATGCTAACTTCTTGGCGCTCATCAGTTACGCCGTTCGGTTCCTGTAGGTGCCACAGTGACCCTTAGCGAGGACAGGTAATCATGGCTAACGAAGTACTGACCCTTGAGCTTCATGGCGATACGTGGGAGCTGCCTGATATCAGTGAAAAGCGCGTTCGCAATTCTTATGAGGAGAACGTACGGCGAGCGCGCGCGGGTTTATGGAACGCCGTATCCGCCTGATGCGTTTCGAGGCGCTGCCGTCGATACCCTGCGCCTCGATGACGCCGCGAAGTGGACGGAGGGCCCTTGCGCAGGAGCGCCCCCGGCGCCCGTTCCGGGGGATTATTTGAAGCGCGCGGGCGTTGACAGGGGCATTGGCCCCGACGAAACGGTTGTTCAAGCCTTCGTACGTCTTGCACGCCAACGCGGGGCAACGAACACTTACGAGGGTCTCTTGGGCGCGCTTATGCGCGCGGGGGTACGTCGGTGACCAACGACAGAGCGAACGAGATTCTGGCCCGCATGGCCGCTATGTTTCGTAAACAGGGGTATGCTCCGAAGCAGTTTCGCAGAGCTGATCTCCACCCGAGCCCTGCGGAAGCACGCGAGCACGCGCATTGGATGGCGCTTGAAGCGTTGACTATACCCGCGGATAAGATCGGTACGAAGTTTACGTGGATCGGTTGGATTCAGTGCACGCTGTGGCAGATGGGTGGTTTCTCCATCGACGAGATGCGGGCGATGAACATGCCTGTATTGTCAACCACGGGCTAAAAGAACGAAGTCCAACAGCGACTTCATTCCCCCCTACTGCTCTAAGCCACGTGGCGTGGCTTGCGCTGAACGACAATACGGTAGTTGCTGCTCACGTCGCACTTGCGCGCTTGGGCATTGAATAGCTCAAACATGCGTGGCCGTTGCCATGGACGCGCCGGGTGCTCCACAATCTCCAAGATGTGGGGCACCCGATTGTGATACATGCGCTTCAGCTTCGTGATATTCACGCTCACCTACCTCCCTACTGTTATGCCTGACCGCCGGGTATTTTTATGAATGTGGCGCAGAACAACCGCAAGCGTCCGAAGGGCCTCTCTTTTTTCATAGCTAGCGAACAGGTCAAGAACTACCTCGATGAAGTGGTCGAGCGGCGGGATGACTGTACGAACTACGAGACGTGCCTGTTCAACTTCGAGGGGCGCACGCGCGCGTACTGCCCGAAGGAGTGCGAGCATTACAAGGAGTGGAAGCCCCGCATTGAAAGCTATATGAGCTCGAACCGCTCGAACTGGGACACGGTGGAATAGATGAAGACAAGGGAAGAGATGACCCACGGGCTAGCGGCAGCTGCCATCGCGTGCAAGGCGTTAACAGAGCAAGAGCCGACCACGTTCAACGAGGATGGCGTTTCGAAAGAGGTTACGGACCTTTACGCAGCGGCGGCCCCTCAGAACCTCAACGCGTTGATGCGCCGTATTTCGCGGGAGAACTACGCCGCGGGCTGGCGTTATGATCTCGAAGTACTCTTGTGGGGTATACTTCAACGCGATTTGCCGAACACCGCGTATGTTGATCCAGTAGACTTAGAGCACCTGCGCCGCCTTGCATCTGCTTCTGGGGGTTGGTTCAGCATGAACAAGCCATTTGCATTTGAGGCTTATTTTGTTCCAATGGATGAGTGGCAGCGGGAGTACGCTCTGCGTAAAAAATCGTTGTTCTGAAAAGCTCTGGAGTGGGCACCGGCCTCCACCGGTGTAAGGCGCTAGATACCCGCTCGTGCCGTTGTACCCGTAGGTCATCGCGGGATACGTGAGTGTTGGGGCCCAGCGCCTCCCCGCATCGATCGTTTTCCATGTTGGATCGATGCGGGGCCTCCGAGGGAGCCGCCTCAACTTCGTGCACGAGTAACGCGATCGCGCTGACGAGAACGGTCAGCTCGGTCATAACGATGAGATGGTTCACACGACCGGGCATGCTCGCGTTCGATGCTCGAGCGCGTGCAAGCATCGCGGAAGAACCTTCTTCTTTTAGGCATAAGAAGCTTGGAGAAATCATGTCCGAGAAGAAGGATTCCGAGAATGTTGTATAGTACAAGACTACGTCGGCGCGTTGGAGCGAAGCGACGGGCGTGACGCCGCGCACGATCGCGGGAGCAGTGGTCCCCGATCCGATCGTCCCCGAGGGGGAGGGTTGGGTTCTGTGCGGTAACGCGGTGCTACCCGCACGCATCTTTTGGTTTTGGGCGCGGTGCCTTCCTGTAAAGAGTGAGGAGTCTTCTGCCGTACGCTAGGGCATGGACCTCAAGATTCCCTTCGGTGAGATCGACGGCCTCGACGCTTCGTTCACGTTCAAGCAAAAAACCGATGGTATTCCAGGGCGGGATCTGGAGGAAGGCATGGCGCAAGACCGCGCTGCGGCGCTGGACGCGGCGGTGTTCGAGGGAGCACCGGCCGTTATCGAGGACGACGACGTGACCGCGAGCACGTTGGATATGGGTAAGAAGTTGATGACAGCACTCCAGAAAGGGCGCAGGGACAAGGGTCTATGATGAACAGCGAGCTGGCCGACGAGATCATCGCGAGGCGGGGGACTTGGGCGCAGGTGCCCGCACCGCCATCAAATTCATCGCGAACATCAGCGTTTCTAGGTGGCTGACCGAAAAACTGAGGCGACTGCGGTAATCGCGCGCTAAAGAAAACGCCGTGGAGCAACCCCGGGCGGGGGGAGCATCCACGGCGTCACCTTCTTCTACGCCTAACGCGGAAGCCCCGCCAGCTTCTTAGCGCTCCAGCGTACATCGGCGAGCCAGGCGCCTTGGGCGCGCCCATCGCTCTGCTGGGGCTCGACCCGGCGGGCCGCCGCGCGGTCGATGACATGCAGGGATGCGCCCCAGGCGACCAAGAGCAAGCGCTCGGGCTGAAGCTTGAGAACTTCTTCTAAAGAGTGGACCCAACCACGCTCGGCCGGCGTGAGGGGTTCCACGTCGGTCAGCAGGTCGTCTTTGGTGGCTTCCGTGCGACCGTTGATGAAGCGCGGCATGCGCCCAAGGCTACCACGCTCTTTTTGTTAGCCCTCGGTTACGGCCGCATCGCCGTGGCTGTGCTTCACATCGGAAAATGTACTGGCGTTAACGCGTCGATGGTGTCCAACAAGTAATAGAACGAAGGGCTCCAAGCTTGCCGGCGACGAAGCCCTTCGTTCGGGAGTGTCCATGAGGAATTTAGCCCCTTCTCCGCGCGCAGGCAACGGGAACGTTGAGCCTTCGCTGTAGACGCCGCCGTTCAGCTTATCCCAGCGTGCTCGGTTCATTTCTTCTTTTCGCAGCGTCTGAATGACGCCTTCATCCGTTGCACAGCTTTTGTTCTCGCACATGGGAATGTCTTTTCGTATCGAAGGTACAAATGAATGAAGCGGGCCCCTCGGCCCGCTTCCTGTAGTGTCAATGGGTTGGGTTACGCTTTCTGAGAACGCGCTTCCTCGTACACTGTGATGGCCTGGTACATCCAGCGTTCGCGCCCGATCATGGCCTTGACACCGGGCAGTGGCTTGGACAACCCACCGCGCAGGTGTTCATATATAAACAGCAGCCGAAAGATTTGAAGGTACTCTTGGTACGTCGATTGCGTGGCATTGTCCGACAAGGATGCCAACGCCACCTTGCGCGCGCGGGCGAAGGGTTCGGTATCGGCCTTCGTCAATTGGTCAACAGCATACCGAACTTGTTGTTGTTCTTTCCGGCGCTGGGCCTCGCACTCATCAAGGGACGGCATAGGCCGCGCCTCCATACTCTCGCAATCGAAACTCTCGCAATCGAACTGCCGCAGCCCAAATAAAACCCGGGCTCGATCTTCAGCGATGTTCATCGTGCTCTCCTTATCACCCTTCATCATCGTATCTGTGGTTTCCATCCGCTCGATACGGCACTCCGCGGGGCCACGTCTCCGACGTCTGCCGCCGGACGTCTGCCGCCGGACGTCTGCGAGCGCGCCACCGAAGTCGATCTCGGCGGCCGGCGGGTACGTCGGATCGCACTGCACGATGCAGCAATCTTCCGTCGCGTCGGAGCACCAGCCCGGCTCACTCGGCTGGGGCCACACTTCGTCCCCGATCCCTGGGAACAGCTTTTCCCGAAGTTGTTTCCGCTCGCGGATCTGGCCGGCCTCTCGCGTGTCCCGGTTTACAAGGTTTCGAACGTATGCCCGCGCCAGCCGTGACGGGTTTAAAAATCCGCGTGTCATCAGCATGATGCTACGATTGTATATGCAAACGTCGACTTGCGCGCCGCTAAACGCGAAAGCCGATTTTGCGGCGCCAGCCGCAGGAGAACACGAGGAAGTTCCCGTGAAAAACGATCGCCTTGCCAACACCGTGCTGTACATGCTTCGCGCGTGTCCAGACGCCGGCCTCACCAAGCTTCTCAAACTGCTCTACTTTGCCGACTACGAGCACTACCGTGAGCACCTGACCACCATCACTGGTGCCACCTATGTGGCGCTTGCGCGCGGTCCTGTCCTCGACAACTATGAGGAACACTTCGGGTCGCTTGAGAGTCGTGGGATCATGGCCTCCAGGGAGCCCAACATGGAGGCATTCAGCGACGCTGAACTTGAGACGCTCAGCGCCGTGGTCCTAAAGTATGGCGGACTGACTGGACGAGCGCTCAGTAACATGACCCACGAAGAAGCTCTTCCATGGTCCTACGCGTGGGATCCGGAGGCTCCGGGGAATGTGATCCCACCGTCCTTGTTTCGTTGGCTTGAAAACATGCCCAATGAACAAGACGTCGCTACTGCTAGGGCGCGCACTCAAGCAGCATTTACTCGACCCGACCCAGGCGCGCCGCCACCTGAGTCCTAAAACTCTGCGACGTATTGGCTCGCACCTCGGCTCTCAGTAGCAGCCATCAATAAGAACCTCAGCAGCCAGGTGAGGTACGCCTTGCCGTCGTCGCTGGGGGGCATGCGGGGCGGCGTCACTGCCTCCTCGTGACGAGCCCGTTGCGCAGCATGGCAGCGTCGGCCGCGAGCTTGGCGTCGGAGAGGCGGCGAAGCTCGGGGGTGCTCATCCCGCGAGCGTCGTAGCGGGCGTCACCGGCGGCCTTGCCGAACAGGCGGCGAAGCTCGGCGGAGTAGGCGTCGTCGGCAGCGTAAGCGGCGGCGGAGTTCGTTGCGCTGGTGTTCGTGGTCGGCGTCGACAACGCCTCGCTCGGTGTGGCCTCCGTAGCGGCTCCCGCGAGCTGCAACAGTAGCTCGCCTGCGTCGCGAGCCTGGGCCGCGCTGAGGTAGGTCGAGATTCCACTCCCCTGGTCGTCCTTGCAGGTGACCATCGCCACCCACTCATCTCCGTCCGTCGGCTCGATCACGAACGAACACCAGTCTTCGTCCTCGTATTTTGCGATTAGACTCCGTTTTCGGTGCCGTGCGACAGGCGCCACAGGCGCCGGCAGCGAATCCTCGTGCGCCTGTTCAAGGATGGCGTCGACGAGGGCGAGGAGCACAGAGAGGCCGCGCTCGTCGAACCTCGCTTCGAGCGCAAACCGACTACTGAGGAAGCTCAAACACGCCTTAGCAGCGCCTTCGATATTAGATCTAGACATCATGCCTCCAAGCGTCACCAAGACGCGGCAAGGTACCCTACCCCCACCTCTGAACGATCCACCACCGCAGCAACAGGATGCGCGACGCGCACGTCGAGCACGGTATCATCGGTCACTACGTACCTCCTGAGCCGACGCATCGCGAGCGCCCTTCTTTGTCGGCCCATCGGCCGGGGAGCGCGGCGTCGGTAGTGTACTTAACCGCGCCGCGCAGGTCCGCGCCGCTCATGTCCGCTCCGCTCAGGTCCGCGTGGCTCAGGTCCGCCTCGTACATGTTCGCGCGGCTCAGGTCCGCCTCGTACATGTCCGCGCCGCTCAGGTCCGCGCCGCTCATGTCCGCTCCGCGCATGTCCGCTCCGCTCAGGTCCGCGTAGCGCATGTGCGCGCCGCTCAGGTTCGCGTAGCGCATGTTCGCGTCGCACATGTCCGCGTAGCGCATGTTCGCGTCGCTCATGTCCGCTCCGCTCAGGTCCGCGTGGCACAGATCCGCTCCGCGCAGGTCCGCGTAGCGCATGTTCGCGCCGCGCAGGTTCGCGCCGCTCAGGTCCGCGTGGCTCAGGTCCGCGCGGCTCAGTTTCGCTCCGCTCAGGTTCGCGCCGCTCAGGTCCGCGTAGCGCATGTGCGTGCCGCGCAGGTCCGCGTAGCGCATGTGCGCGCCGCGCAGGTTCGCGTGGCTCAGGTCCGCGTGGCTCATGTCCGCGCGGCTCAGTTTCGCTCCGCTCAGGTCCGCGCCGCTCATGTCCGCTCCGCGCATGTCCGCGCGGCTCAGGTCCGCGCCGCTCATGTCCGCTCCGCGCATGTTCGCGTGGCACAGATCCGCTCCGCTCATGTCCGCTCCGCGCATGTTCGCGTGGCACAGGTCCGCGCCGCTCAGGTCCGCGCCGCTCAGGTCCGCGCGGCTCAGGTCCGCGCGGCTCAGGTCCGCGCGGGGGATTAGCCCCGCGCCCACCAGCCACGCCGCAAACGAGCCCTGCCACGCAGCCAACCAGATCGAGTGTAGTGGCGTCCATGCGACCGAGAGCGACCCCGACGGGGCCCACTGGTCAAACAGCGCCAGACCGGCGCTGCAGGCGCGAGCACGCACGAGATCGGCGCGGCTCAGCGTTACCGAGATCACGCCCGCACCTCCCCCGCCGACCTGGCGCGCTCGCCGGCGCGGAGCAGTCGGCGCAGGGCGATTGCCTGCCTGCGCGCTCGGGTGCGATCCCGTAGCGCCTCGATCTCCGCGGCCTGCACCTCGAGTCGGCGCAGGGTCTGTTCTCGGTAGAGCGCATCAAGCTCTGCGGCGAGCGTGGGGCTCATGTCGACCCCCGCAGGCTCGACAGGTTTGCGTTGACTTTTAGGCTGTTCATCGTCGTTCTCCTTTGGTCAGCTCTTACTGACCCTTGTACGTGACCCGGCGCACCACCGTGAAGGTCGGTCCCGTGCGATGCGCCGAGGCGCGCCCGACGACCACGTATTCCGTGGCGGGGTAAGGCCACGTCGCGAGGGGGCCCGAGGGATCCGCGTTCGGCGTACCGGCGATCTCGACGTCTGGCCCGAAGCGCTTACGGGCCGCGTCGAGGATGTCGGGTAGAAGGTGCGTGGCGTAAGCGATTCGAAGCAAGGTGGCGGGCGTGTTGCTGGGCTTCGAGGTCGTGCAGGTGCTATTCGTGTTCATGGGTGGACTCCGGTTGATCGGTGTGCGCCAAGAGCCTTGGCGGCGACTGCAATCGCTACCAGGGCTCGACTTTGTTGTGAGCGTAATTACGCCTTGCGAGGCGTCTTGGTTCCTTTCTTTGCCTTCGGAGCAGGCGCCTCGGAGGCGTCGCCGCGTCGGAGCGCGAGGCGCAGATAGCGCGTCGTCGCGCGTTCGGAGAGGCTGCGGCGCGGCATGCGCTCAGCCCTCCCGCACGACGCGACCGCTACGCCCGTCGTTGGAGAGCTGCACATGGTGTCCGCGCGTGCAGACGCGGTAGCCGGGCACGTAGCCGGCCTCGTACCAGACGAGCGCGCGACCGCAGCGCGGCGCGGGGCACCGGCACCACGCGCCACGCTCGTACCAGGCGATCGCAGCACCTTCGGGCCACTCGCCGGGGTATTCCGGCTCGATGGCCAGGCGAAGCCCGAGCTGTTGCGTGGCCCCCCGTCCGATGCGCACGATCGCGAGCCCGCGCGGCACGGTGCCCTGGAGAGTGACCGTCCAGATCGGGCCGTCGGGGGTATGGGTCGGCGCGGCGACGTTGCCCGCGCCCTCCAGCGCCTCTCGGACGGGGACCGTGAGGCGCATCTGCTCGTAGACGGGAGGCATGATGCGGAGGCCCTCGGCGCGGCGGATTCGCGGGCTCACGACGGTGCGCAGCTTCATGGCGTAACTCCCGTCAACACGGCGCAGAGATGGCTGGTTCCCTGCCATGCGCTGATGAGGCAGACCGAACCCATCGGGCAATCGCTGCTGGTGGTGCACGCGGCGTTGCTGAGGGGCGTCGCGCCCGAAGCGCAGACCGAGACGTAGACCTGCTGCGCGCAGCCGGCGCCGGTGTTGAGGTCCGCATAGAGATAGCACCAGGGGCTCAGCGCATTGGGGCACTCGCCCGTTTGGTTTTGATTCAGGGGGTTACAGGCCGTGAACTGCTCGATGTAACCGCCGTCGACGCAGGGGCTGATCCCGGCATCTCCCGCATCGGCGGGCGGGTCCGTTGGCCCGGCATCGCTGGGGGTTGCGCCCGAGCTACTGGAAGAGCTGCTGACCATCGTTGTGGTTACCTCTGAGGATGAAGAGCTCGAGGACGATGGCACGCTAGCGCCCGAAGATGAGCTCGAAGCGTTCGCGGCAGAGCTCGATGATGAACTCGAAGGATCTGCGCCGTTGAGGCAGACCGCGTTGAGCACGCAGTGCAGCAAGGGATTGCAGGTGTTGTCGCTGAAGCAGGGACAGCCTGCCGTTCCGGGCGAACAGAGAACCACGCTGTGAGTACTCGAAGAGGTGGTGGGCGCGTGGGTCGACGTGGGCGTGTCCACGCCGCCACCGCTTCCCGTGATCACGCCCCCGCCACAGGCGGTAAGCGCCAAAACGAGCAGAGCTGTAATGGCCACGAGGCCGGCAAGGGGAAGGGAGAGCATCATGTTTTTCATTGGGTGTTCCTCCGTGTTCGTTGTGCCTGGAAAGCCCCGGGAATTATGGGAATCGCTAAAGTGGAACGGGTTATCGACGGACAAGACGTTCATAAAGCATACGCGTCCGCAGCGCGCAGACGCGTATGCTTCACCGCTTGCTGGCCTACCGACAGGGTGCGCTTTTACTTTGTAGCGTCATCCCATGAAAGGAAGGAGTGCGGACGGTGGCCCGTGGCAAGGGCAGCGTCTACTTGAACGCGTTGAACGATCTCGTGGGCTTGCTCCATAACGCGGTCGACCTTGCGCCGACACCGTTGCCTTTCTTCATCGTCGTAATCCCGCCGCTTGCGCTTCGCCGTAAGCATTTCCCAGGGCGTGACCTCAAACGACACCGGCGGAGCGCGAAATGGTCCTTCTTCGGCCTCTACGGCCGCGCGAATGTCCGCTTCCATTAGAGTGAGTTCGCGCAGCCCGTACAGCGTTCTTTCGGTATCCCAGCGGGTCTTGAACTCTTCTTTTCGTCGCGCTTGGTACACGCAGTACGTGCCACCGCGCAGCTCATTCAAGCAGGTACGGCAGCAAGGAGCTTGCCCAAGCACCAGGCTCTGGTGAGATGCCCCGTGGTGCGAATCGCTGTTCGGCCACAGGAGCAACGGCACAGCCAACGGCGGCTTCCAGTGACCTCATCACGCTCTGACAACAGCATTTCTACCGTTAAATCGCCGTACGTTCGACCACGTAGATCCGCCGTGTTGCTTATTCTCATTCCTCGGTCTCCAAAAAGAAACGCCGCCAAGGGCGAACTCCCGACGGCGTTGGATTGAAACGTGTTGGTTGACTACTTCGTGTGGCCGACGTGCTTCATAACGGTGAGCGCGCTGTTCATCTCGGCAAAGCCCGAGTACGCCACCGTCTTCTGCAAGTTCCCCGCGGCGAGCTGCTGAGTCTTGAAGCTGTTGACCAGGGTGACGAGATCGGTCGCCGCATTGCTGACGGCCTGAACCAGCGCGGCGAAGGTGGGAAGGGGGTTTTGGGCATCGATGGCGATCTGTACCCCGTCGGCGAGCAGGGCCAAGGTATCATTGACCTTGGCGACTGCAGCCGTGTACGCCGCCGTGATCTGCACTTGGGTGGCGACGGGCAGGGATCCCTCGATAGACTGAAAGGCCACTTCGGCGTCGAGTAGAACAACCTGGACGATCTGGTCAAACGCCTGAACTCCCGCGACCGGGTTCGACTGGAAATTCTGCCACCAGGTCGCGGGCGAGGGGCAGCCCGTGCAGCACACCGCGCAGATTCCGACCATCATGGACAACAGCGTCACCGAAATACGTTTCTTCATCAGTTTCTCCTTTGGGATGAGCGCTTCGTACATACGCCGGATCACTTCCAGACGTCAAACGGGTAGCGGAGGCGCTTCCCGCGTCTTCTCGGGAGTGATCCTAAAGGCGTGGATAGGGCACTCACTTTTGATGACGTCGTGACACGTGCAGCGGCGGGAGGCGACCATGTTGCATTTGATGCAGCGGCCTTGTTGCCGACCCCCGACCATACCGAACTCAAGGACGTCGCTATGGCAGAGAAAGCAATGCCATTTCATCAGACCATCTCCTGGGTTTCTTCACCATCTTCGGCTTGCCCATGGATAGGGCACTCGTTTTGAGAAACGTCGTGGCAGGCACAGCCGCGGGAGCATGTCATGCCGCAACGTGTACAACGCCCGTGTTGGCGCTGACCAAGAATCCTGCGGGACTCCACGCGCCCTTCACACAAAAGGCAGAACCAGTGCATGCTAGGGGACCTTCTTTCCTTGAACGATGAACCCCGCGTCTTCGGGAACAGTGAGCTGATGCGTTGTTCCCTGAAACGTGAGGGTGACGTTGGCGCTACCGGCCATCGCTCTAATGTCGATAGTGGGCGTTTTGATGGCAATGTATCTGGCGGAATGCCTGAAAACAATCAAGGTGCCATGGTCGTTGAAGCGTACGCCGGCGAAGTAGGCGGTCGCCATCAACAACGAGAAAGTGTTGGCACCAAGAAGGGGGGCGAAGCGGCGACGGTAAAGCGCTACACGCCGCATATGGTCGCATTGACGGCAGGCCATTGAAGAAGCCTACGAGGACTTCTTGGGCTGTGGGGTAACGTAGCCGCCGTGGATTGAGTTCGTGGGGATGTCAGGAAGCGGCTTCATGCGGCGGTGAAGCAGTGCTTGCAAACCCTCTCGCGCCGCTTCTTTGAGCTCGGGGTAATCCTCGGCGCGTTCCGCTGCCGTGCCCTCGACTTTGATGATGACACTCTCCCCTGACAACGTGATTGTAGCCGAGCGCGTGTGCACATCGGCATACTCACGCTTTTCACAGGCGGACAGGCGCTCCATAATGCTCGTGGGTAGATCGTGTCGGTGTGCCATGACATGCGTCTCAAGTCGCTGAAGGCGTGCTTCCAGATCGCTAGACGGTACCTCGTGTGTTGCTGCCGAAGCGCTGGCGGGCGCCGGTTGCGCCTTTTCCAGCGCCGTACGGGGTGCAGACAGCTCTTCTGCAACTTCTTGAAAGATGGCCGGGGGTACATCGTTAGCGGAACGGTCCGCGTCGTCGTAGGCGTAGGTCCTATTCACATTCTTTTTGGTGATGAGCTCCGCTTGGAGCAGGCACTTGTCGAGCTCCATGTGCAGAAAGCGTCGATGATGGCGTACGCGCGTGATCCAGGGTTCTCCCAGTGCACTGACGACTTGGGTGAGGCGCCGCCGGGCGCCTTGCACCGTAGTGGACCCATCTTTTCCGATGCACGCGAAGACGTCGATGATTGCCGCGGGCCATGCGCGGGGCCAGCTATACTTCGAAGGATAGCGGGCCGTGGGCCTACTACGCTTTTGAACTTCGTAGTAGTCCCGCAACCATGCCTTGAGCACGCTGATGTTCTCAACAATGAGATGCAGGTCGTCGAGCGCTTTATCTGCTTCTTGCAGCGTGGCCCACTTCTCGCTGCGTACCATGTCTTGCCACGTCCTCGCTTTGTTGAGTTCCGTTGCAGACCACTCTTCTGCGTTTACGCCACTGGCGTTCGTTTTATTGTCCTTCGTGTGCTTGTCGCTCATGGTATTCCTTTAACAAGTGATCCCCGTATTTGTTGTGCCATGCACTGTGGTAATTTTGTGGGATGACCTACGTAGACTCGTTGACGTTCGCGGCACCGACGTTGGGTTGTTCTGCACTTCTTCCTACGCTGCCGAATGAGATCGGCCCGGCGCGGGAGGACCGCTTGTTCGAGCTGTACATGGCGGGGCAGTGCCCCCTGTGGTTGCGCCAATGGAAGGAGATTGTTGTAGAGGCCGAAGGGCTCAAGGGGTCCTTCTTCGTTCTTCCAGATTTCCTCTGCCTCGGCACGGACACCGACTACCTCTATACGCCGATGGGCGCGCTCAATGCAGAGCGCATTCTGGAACAGCGGTTCAACGCTGTGCTACCGACCGAACGCATGGTCGACTTGATCTACGCCGCGTCGAAACGGCAAGCGGCGCAGCCCTGGGGACCGCCTTACGACGATTCCATGATGAACACCAGCCGCTGGCCGGCGCAGAGCGCCAAGGTCATTGGGATGCAGCGTGCCCGCGGGGTGACGACAGGACAATTGGTAGAAGGCCATTGCAAGAACGTCATCGTGAGCGATAAAGCCATGGCGAAGCACGGCGTTCACCTGGGCTTCTACGGTTGGTTCTTAAACAACGGGGAGCCGATCCAGCAAGACAGCCTGGAGCATGGGGCTCTCTATTGCGATTACTCGCACGGCGTTCGTGGCGTGCTCAGTACAGTCGTCGTGGAAGACCAGACTATGAAGCTAGCGGACGCACTGAAGGACGAGCGGGCGCACGTGCTATTTTCGAGTACGCGCTTCGACCCGGGGTCGTACACGGCGGCGCGCGCCGCTTACTTCCAGATGCGTGGCGTCGAGGCGCCCTTGATTTACTAAGAGCGGAAAGTTCAGCGTGCGCACGGTATAAGCATCCTGGGAAGGATGCCGCGCTAGAACATGCCGTTTGATAATACCCTTCGACCACTCTCCACGGCGTCAGCGACGGAATACGTCAATCGACTGCTCAAAAAAGGGTACTACCCCATCAATAAGCTCCCAAGAGATTCCCTGTTGCGCATTCCTTGGGAGAATGGTCCTGTTGTGTCCCATGGGTTAACCACAGGGCTACCTAAGGTACAACGGGGGACAGTGGATAGGTACGACCTACCGGCGATCACGCACAACGGTGCGATGTGCGCTTGGGGACCTGTGGTCTACCCACTTCTTTGGAAGCAGCTCCGCGAACACGCGAACGAAAAAGAGCCCTCGACGGAACTTCTGAAACGATTCGTGTTGGACATCGCGCGTATTGCGAACAGTGCGGCGCTACAGCGCACCCTTTTACAGTCCTACATTATCGCGCATCTTCAAGAGAACAAGGATCGCGCCTTCTTGCGCGTAGCTATTGACAGCGCGCTCTGTTTGTTGTCGAAAGAAGAAAGTAGTGCTGCCCCACATCGATAAACAACTGTTGATCGGCCTGTTCATCATTTTGATGATCAGCATGCTCCGCACCTTGTCGTGCTGAGCTTTAGGAGCCCCATGCCCGAAGAACCCACTGCAACGCCTTTCCTTGACAGTCTCACGGACCGTCGCGTCTTTCGCGTTTTCATCCCGGCGATCACCAAAGACCAGCTGAAAGAAAATCAGCCCTACGTCATCCGCATCGTTATCCCCAAGGGCGCCCAGTTCCTTGAAGTGATGCAGATCGAACCGGTGTCCGCGGGGCTGGGAGCTTTTTCAGGGAGCTCGACGACGGCGTACGCTTTTCTGTGCGACCACGATGTTAAGGAAACGGAGACGTTCTACACAACCAGTTGGTTCAGCGACCGACCGATGCCCTGGGCGTCCGGGCAATCAGCAAAGTACGTCGATGCAACGCCTTTTCCAAAGATTTGTTGCTCGCCTCTGAACACGACGTCGCACAGTGGTATTCCGCTGCTGCACCTGCGCGTATGCGTGGTCCCAACAGATTACAAAGCCTTCGAAGCTGAGTTGGTTACTGTGGGGTACGTCATCATCAACACGAAGCCCTACGACTCGGAATCGTTGCTCGCTTACTATCAAGCGCGAGCGAAGAGCGCGCCTTCTTCGCCAACTTCACCCCCTGCTGTAGGCTAATCGAACGCGCTTGAGCACCGCGTAATCGAGGAGCAATACATGAACGTGGCGAAGCCACCGATGCCTGCTGTGGCGTCGGACATGGACTCTTTTGTCTCTAGCGTCGACTTTGCTTACTTTCGCACGACGCTGCTGCGTATGAAGGGGCGCTACCCGGCGATTTACGGGCACGTGGCCTACGTGGACCCGTATATCGACTATGTGCGCGTGGAAGCAGCAGTACCCATTAGGACTACGGCGATGCTGGTAGCCTGGTCAGGGACGCAGGCAGCGTGCTACGAGAAGTGGGAAGGCTTTCTTCCGAAGGGAGATGCGTGATGCCGCGGGTACTTTCGTTTCAAGCGTTGAGCGATTCTACAAAGGAGGAGGCTGGCTATCTCCTCGATAACCTGGTCGATGATATCGCGGCGCTTGCAGAAGACGTCGCCGAAAGAACGGCGATCCACAGGTACATGGTGGACAAGCTTCGGGAGCCCATTGAAGCCGACGACGATGAGGAAGCAGAGGCTAACGAGGAAGAGGACGAAGTTTTGGCGTAGCGGCCTTCCCGCTGTACGCCGTTTGTACCCGGTGCCCTCGGGCTTAAACGAGCAGATGCTCAGGCCGGGTAACTTTTAGCTGTCGCCCTTGCTCCGGCTACGCGGGCAAGGGCGATGACCGCCTCAGGTTTGTTTTGTCACCGAAGCGCAACATCTTGGTGATGCCGCCCGTACTTGCTCTAGCCCTTCTTTTTTATTACGAGAAACTCCGGTCGGTGTACATTGTGCACCGAGCACACCCTCCAGGAGCTTCATGAGCGAACAACACTTGCTGCATCCGGATGTTCATCGCCCGGCGTCTCAATGGAGTGAAGATCAGACGCTTCACTTGGCCGCTTGCTACAGCAATCCTTTTCGCTGGCGTGTACGCCGCGAGTTGGCCAATGACTTCCGTCGGCATATTGCGCAGATGCCCAACGTTCGTCTGCACTTTATTGAACTGGCGTACGGGGATCGCCCGTTCGAAGTAACAAATCCAGCGCTCTACCCGGATGACATCCAGGTACGTACGCCCCATGAGCTGTGGCATAAAGAGAACATGCTCAATGTCGCCATCCAGCACTTCCCCCCAGATTGGAAGTATGGCGGCTACCTCGATGCCGACGTGCAATGCACCCGTTACGACTTTGCGCTGGAGGCCATTCATCAGCTGCAGCACTACGAGTGGGCGCAACTTTTCTCGAGCTACACAAATCTCTCGGGTAAAACGATTCCAGGGCGGGGGCATCAGCGCATTGGGGAAACCTATGGCTTTGCCTACTTGTACTCAGAGTCCATCGACTTGATGCTGCATTCTTCTAAAAAGACGCAGCTTGAAAGTGGTTTCGCCGCTCAGCCTGGTGTTCACATGCGTGGCCGACGTATGGGGGGTAACCCGGGTTTGGGTTGGGCCTTTCGCCGAAGTGCCTTCGATGCTGTAGGCGGTCTTCTCGACCGTTGCATTCTAGGTAGTGGCGACGGTTTCATGGCTTTTGGCCTTGCGGGAACTTACGACGAGTTGAAGAAGTATGGCGTGCCCCTCAACATGCGGCATTGGAGCGAAGTTCGCAACATTACGTTGTACACCGAGGCGTACCGTAGTGCGATCTATGCGTGGCAGGAGCGTGCGGCGCGCTTAACCCGTAACATTGGGTACGTTGATCAGCACGTGATCCACCACTATCACGGACCCAAGGATCGCCGCGGATACACCACGCGCGATGCAATCCTCATCGAGGAGAAATACGATCCGATGCGCGACGTATACCCTGATTATCAGGGTATTCTTCAGCTATCTCCGGACAAGCCCCGTTTGCGAGATCGCATTCGTGCGTACTTCCTCTCTCGTGTTGAAGATCTGCCACACATCCCTTCCGACCTCGTCTGATTCTTTTAGCCCGCGATTTCGCGGTAGACTTCCCGCACAACGTTTTGTGTCGAGGAGGTCTTATGGCCGCAGGTTCTGGTGTCTTCAGTACAGCACGACCGAAAAACGCGAATTTGGTGTACGCCGGTAAAGGAGGGATCGGCGGTGAGGTCGGCGAGCTTCGCCAGGACGTGGACAATGCCCTGTCCCCGCTGGCCGCGATCACGGTGGAAGAGTTCATCAATCCGGTGGCGCCGTCGCCCACCGCCCTGATGGCCGCGACGGCGTCATCGACCACGGCGCTGTCCTTCACCAAGTTGGCGGGGAGCTTCACCCTGGCGACCTTGGCGAGCATGGCCACGGCTCCGCGGCAGGTGCAGCTCACGACGGGGGGAACGACGCCTGCCAATCAGCCGGCGACGTTGGTGTTGAAGGGGCTCGATGAGCGGGGTAAGCCGCAGAGCGAAACGATCAATCTCCTGCAGACCGCGGGCAACGTGCTGAGCAAGTACTTCTACACCGAGCTCGATGCTGCTCTCCCGGCGGCAGGGCTCGGTGCGGGGGCTACCCTGGCCCTTGGCGTTGGTAGCAAGTTGGGCCTCTCGCGCAAGGTCAAGACGCGCGCGGGGCGCGTCGCGGTGCTGCAAGAGGTTGCGCTTGGCGCAGTCGTGACTTCGGGCGTGGTGGTGGCGGAATCCACCGGCGCGGCGGCCACCGAGACCGGGCTGGGTGACCTGACCAACGCAGCCACCATCGCCGCATTGAACGGGCAGACGCTGATCTTCAGCTTGGACAAGCAAGAGTTCAAGGCCGTGCAGTTCAATGAGCCTGCGAACGAAGCCGCGGTGGTTACGCAGATCAACGCGGTGTTTGGGGTGACCGTGGCGGCGGTGGGCGGCGTGGGCAACAAGTTCCTCGTACTGACCAGTACCACGCAGGGCATTGATAGTCAGATCGACATTTCAGCTGAGAGCACGGCGTTGGTACTCCTTGGCTTTGTACCCGGCCTCATCACGGGATCGGGCAATGGTACCTACGGGTCGTACACTCCTTCGGCGGCACTCAACGGCGCCAATGACTACGCCGTGACGTACGAGTTCGATCCCACCGTCTAATCCCGCACTAAGCGAAGAAGGGACATGCCCCTCCCACGAAGGAGAGGGGCTGCCTTTCAGGTCATGGCGGTTCCCGCCCAAATGCCGACGTCAACCCAGTTCGTCGTGCATTCCGTAACGGCGCGCAGTTCGTCGTTGCTGAGATTGGGTGCGTCTTGCCAAAGCAGGGCCACGCAATCCAGTGACGTGTGATGCCTCTTCCAGCGTGCGACGGGCTCGAAACGGTCATCTACGAACACGTGGCCGAAGACCAGGTGCTTGTCGGCGGTAAAGTGCACGCGGGAGGCGGCATCGCGTCCGAAGAGCTCGCGCAGCCACTCCCGCCGGTCGTAATCCCAGGTGGGGGATGTATACGGCGACGACGTGATGAAGTGAACCTCGTTGCCGCGCAAAAGCTTTTGTACCCCTTCGATGGCACCCGGCAGCGGCTTCATGGATGCGGCGCGTCCAGGCTCGTTGATCAACGTCCATGTAGCGCGCATCTGTTCGTCCGTAAGCTTCAGCGCACTTTTGTAGTCGTAAGAGCTGACCAGCCCGAGATCGTTTCGCGTGAAAGTTGTACCGTTGGCTTGGTTGCAGCAATCCACGTACAGCTGCCGAAAGTCGGCGATGACGCCGTCTACATCCAGAAGAATAATTGGTTGGCTCATTTAAGTTCCGTGGCCAGGTTGCTCAGCGTGTCGACGCTGAAGCGCCGCCCGTTGATTGTAACGGTAAGAACCCAAACCGATTCTTTGAAGTATTCCTTCTGCACATGCTTCGCGTAGGTCAACGCGCGCTGCTCGATGCTTGCATTTTTGCTGTGTACGACATCGAAAGGAAAGGCGTTGATGACCCATTCGGCGACAACAACCTCGTCCTGCTCTTCGCTATTCTGTGTTGACATAGGGCTCTTAACGGTAGAAGCGAACCTTGGGGAACAGCTTTCGGATCTTTTCTTTGGCGTCTTCCCGCGTAAACGCGCGCAAGTTATCGTCGATGGTTCCTTCGTCGTTGGCGTACCAGTACAAGGGGGCGCCCAGCCCCCAGTAGGTTCCGCGCTTGTCGTAGCCGCCACTGTTGAGGTAGACGCGCTGCAAGACGAGCTTGCCCGCGTAATCCTTGGGTTCCGCTCGAAGGCCCGTGCGGCCGTACGCAGCGCCGCGTTGTGGGTCGCCGCCCCAACCACGTGGGTCACGTGTTGAGTAGCTTGGGGCCACGCTTCTTTCCACAGCGCTGTTGCGCGCGTATGTTGTTCTGCACGTCTGCTTCCATTTGCTTCGCCGCCTTCGGCCCGCGTTGTGTTGCGCGTTGGATGTATTGATCGTTGCTTTCTGTCAACGCCCGGAGAGGATCTTCCTCTTCTTCATGAAGCCGACGAAGAAGGCAGCGCAATACGTCCAAATGCAGTTCGAGCCCATGGCGCGCCGGCCCCTTGACGTCTGCTGTGCGCCTCGTGTCGATAAGGATGCCAACACTTGTGGTGACGCCGGCGGCACAGCAGCGCAAAACGTCTGATTCCTTTGGCGTGGGATTTCGCATGTTTCTTCCTGTTCTGTCTTCAAACGGTCAATAACCTGGTGCAGAACACGCAGATTTAATTCGAAGGCATCGATGGTGTGACATCGCAATGCAGGGTTTTCGTGGAACAGCGTTGGTGTCTTTCGCAGTAAAGCGCGTAGGGAAAGAACAAGAAGCCATACTTCGTCGTTTGTAGGTTTTCGCATGACGCGCCTCCGGCGCATGCATCTGGGTGAACCTCGAAAGGCGTGCTACAAAGCGCGCAATGGCAATGACAGCGAAAGCAATTCTCGCTCTTCTCTTGGCGCTACCACGCTACAGCGCCGATACCGAGACCGCCGAGCAGCGCACCAAGCGCCTCGAAACCGTGGCGACGTCCATCAACGTGGTCAGCGAAAGCGCCACGTGTTCCGGGCGCTACGAGGGAAAGGAAGGGTGCAAGCGCTTCTGGCCCTTGAGTGCCAAGGCGCTTCAGCGCTTGCTCATCACGGAGGGTTTTTTCGAAACGGGGTTTGCTCAGCGCGTGCACGAGGGGCATTGCTTGAAGCATGAGTGCGACGGGGGGCGCGCTCGAGGCCCTTGGCAGCTCCAGCGCAACGGCCTCATGCCCATCGAAGCCTGGGAGAAGATGACGGATGCCGGCGAAGAGAGTACGCGCGTGGGCGCCTTCTACGCCGCACGTAAGCTCGCTCAGGATTTCAACGCGTGCCAAAGCATGGAAGGTGCCATCGCGCGGTACGCTACAGGGAGCTCCTGTACTTGGTCAGGCGCCCCCGCACGCGTGCGCTTTTTTGAGCGCTTGATGGCTAAGGACTAGCCTGATTACTCCGTGGAACGCAAGCGTTCATCCCAACAGCAAGCGTCTCCAACCCAGGCTTTTTGATGCCGGTGAGCAGTTTCTTTCGGAACGAGCGCGCGGCAGAATCGGCAGCGTACGCGCTTGTGTACCGTAGGCGCATGACCGCACTGCGCATGCAATTCCCGTAAGCGAGTGCGAATGTTGCCTTCTTCTCGTTGCAGCGCCACGCCATCATCAGCATCTTTTGCTTGTACATAGCGGTCGATGTCTCCCGCTAGGTAGATGAGCGTGGTGAGCAGGTCCTGAAGATCGCGATCCGCTCTGTTCTTGTAATTGAAGAGCGCATCTGGCAGACGCGCGTCAATGGACGAAGTCATGTGGGTACTCGGCGGCGCCCCGGAGGTATGGGCATCGTGGGGTTGGTTTCGCTGGGCGCGTGGGTCGCGCACAAATCACGGTTCGGGCCCGCCGGGCGGGCACAGCGTAAACACATGGGCCGGTCACAGGTTGTACCGGGGGTTTTACCCGGCCCATCGCAGAGCTTGGTGCTAGAGGCTTGGCAGCGGTAGCAGGGCGCCTTCTTGCGGCCACAGATGAAGGTCGCAAGGGGTTCCGCCGTGGGGGGTCCTGCGGGCGGTGGAGCAGGATATTCGGACGTGCCCAGCAAAAAGTCGAGGGACGCCCCAAGGGCTTTGGCGAGACGGCGCGCGAAGTGAAACGAGGGCTCCACCTGACCCTTCTCAACCTTTTCGAGGTAAGTGGCGGTAATGGGCGTGATGCCCGTATTACGCATATTTTGGGCAAGGAGGGTCTGTGTCCATCCTTTTTCCTCGCGGATCGCTTTGACGCGAAGCCCGAAAGAGGGCTGCATCGCTTTGACCATTATGCTTCTCCAGCGTTAAAAGGCGACCCGTGAAGGCCGCCTGTAAAGGTCACGCTTTAGGCGGACCGTCGTCGGGTACGCGCGTGTTGACCCCGTATAGGGCCTCTTGCGCCCGTGCTTCCAGCCCAGGAATGGCAATCAGCCGGGCATCATACAAGGCCGCCGCAAGGCGAAGAAAGACCAACATGCGTGGGTCGGGGGCGTCGTCGCAGGAGCGCACGGTGTTGATCAGTTGGATCGCCGCATCCACATAGCTGTCCGCGAAAAGACGGGGCAGGGTGTGAAGAAGGATGCCGTGCAGCTCGGCTTTGTCGTCCTCCGAAATTTCGTCCTCGAAGTCATCCACAGCATGGATGATTTCGTTGAGGTGCTGCGCGGTGGTCTCCCGCAGTTGGTGGAACAGGTCCATCTGCGCCTTGTTCAAACACGCCAGATGAAAAGCCATCAAGACTTTCAGGTCGTGGTCTTTCAAGTCTTTGAGCAACTTCTGCTTCAGATCGTCTTCACTGATGGTCATGGTTTCTCTTTGAGTAAGCGGCGCGCTGAAGCGCGCCGTGCAGGTTTCAGGTTCCGGGTTCACGAATGTCGCCGCCGGTAGCGCAGCAGGGTTTTCCGTCTTCTGTCCAGCCGGTATACCGAACAGTGAGCTGTTTTCCGATGAGTGCGGGTGCTTCGATGAGCATCCGCCGACGTTTATCCGCGGTCCCTCGTGGAACCACTTCGAAGGGCGCTCCGTTCTTGGTCTTACAGGTGAAGACCGGCATATCGAGAAACTTGCCCTTGCCGACCGTGTAGCCAACGATCGGAAACTCTGCATCCTCGAAGGCTTTGAACTTGAGCAGATCCGGGCTTCGAAAACCGTACCGGTAGGTGCCCTCATTCAAGCGCACGATGCCACCTTCGTAGCCCTCGGCCACAAGCCGATCATGGTGGGCCTGGACGTCGTTCGGTGAATGGACAGTCCATGTCGGAACACATTTGATGGGGCCGTCCGTATGGGTTTCGAGAAAGGCCGAGAGCCAGACGCAGCGCGTTGACCACGGCACACTGCTATCGGGGGGCCACGTGGCATCGTAGGCATGGTACTCAATCAGTACCGACTCCGGTTGGGGCTTGCGCACCAACGAGTTAATGCGCTCGAGGCTCATGCCGTGCGTGTACAGCTCGCCGTCAAGCGTCGTGTGCACAGGTAAAAACGTGCTTAGGGCGTTTGCAATGTGGACCACGCTGTAGGGATCGCCGCCTCTGGATTGAAGGCGTACGCTGCCGTTGCTCCAATAAGAAAGGCAGCGCAACCCGTTGTACTTGGGCTGCATCGTCGCCGGCCATACGATCCTCTTAACGCGATCCTTGAAGTTCAGCGCCAACATAGGCTTGAGCAGGAAGCTCAGCTCCCGCGTCTGGTTGTACTTCTTTTTGCACTGCTTCTTCCACTTCGCGATGGCTTCAAACCGTGCTTGTTCCTCCGCCGTCGTGGCGTTGACGCGTCCCACATTCTTGGGAACGCAGCGAAAGCGCGCTTCTTGCTGTTGCCCCTCCTCTAAACCCCAGCGTACGCAGACATCCGGACCTTCGACCCAGCACAGCCACGTGTTGGTCGTTCCCGTCGCCGTCTTTGCGTAAAGGAGGGGAAGGGGGCTGTTCCCCTTCCAATTATCAATGTCGTCCATCGTAAGTCTCCGTAATAGTTATGCCAAAAAGTATCTGATGTTTCACGTGTTAGACGGCGCTCAGTACCGTTGTGCCCTAAATCCGTGCGATGTTGCTAGACTGAAGCCGTGGCCTCCGACAAGGACAAAAGCGAAGAACGCGCGCAGCAAACAGCGCAGATGAAAATGCGCTCGGCGATCAACGATGCCTACGCCGCGCTTCAAGGAGATGCGGCCACACAATCCTTCGTGGCATTTACTTTTGAAGAAGCCGTGGACAGCCAGATCGAACGCATTTCGGGAACCAGTACGCGCTTGCGGCCCAATGAGCTGGATCGCGTGACCGCGATTCAGAACAATTTAACCCAAGCCATTCAAGTCATTAAGCAGTCGCCCCCGTCGGCCTTCATGGCCCCCGATCCGACGCGGGACGTCAATACACCCGTTACCCCTACAGGGAGTGGATCATGAGAGCAGTGACGGCAGCAGTAGGTTCTCGTGGAATTGATGCGTTGACCCTTGTGAACACACCCGCCGTGGCCGCTGGGTTGAAGAAAAGCGGTGTTGATTTTGTTGGGCAGTACCTTGGCCGGGTTACGCCGGCGAGCGTCGCTTGCCTCTTGGAAGCCGGCTTGGCCTTTACACCGATTACTTACGCCGACATCTTCGATCCCAATGACGGGCTTGAGGTACTGAAGCTCCTCGGTGCTCCTTCAGGATGCACGGTTTGGCTCGACGTGGAATCGGTAACGACGCTGACGGTCGCTGAATTGCAACAGAAGATCAATGCCTGGGCGAGTGCCTTGGCAGGCGCGGGGTATCAACCCGGCGTGTACGTGGGCTGCTTGAGCTTGTTGACGAGCGCGGAGCTCTACGCACTCAAGGTGGTGCGCTACTGGAAGTCGCAGAGCTGCGTACGGGATCGCTTTAACAATCTGGTCGAGCCTACATGCGGTTGGTGCATGTACCAGCTTTACCCCAGCGTTAGCTGGGCAGGGGTCTGGTCGGACGTCAACTTCGTGCAGCAAGACCATAAGGGGCGCTTGCCTGTCTTGGTGCAGGCGTAGCTTTTCTTGACAAGGGATCGAACTTGTTTTAGCCTTCCCACTCCTTCGTTGGTTCGGGTGATTCGTCGCGTGTGTGCTCTTCGAAGACCCGCTGGTTAGCTCCGGCGGGTCTTCGTCTTTGTGGTGTAGAATCACGCGGTGGCTCTCGACCTACAGATCATCCAACCGCAAAACGCGATTCCCGTTAGTCGCACCACGCTGGTGACCATCGGAGGGCTGCGCGCGCTGGATGTTTTGGGTTCGGACTTTCGCAGTGTTGATACGGTGTACATCAACGACGTGGAGAGCCCCGATGTCATCGTGGTCAGCGCAACGCGTCTCCTCGCGCAGTTGCCAAGCAGCTTGCAGAGCTTCCCCGACGTTCAAAGCGTTCAGGTACTGAGCCGCCAGCTGACCCTGTCGAAAAGCAGCGTCCTACGCTTTATCATCGGAGATACCCCCGGTACGGTGTTTGGTATTCTTCGGTTGCTTCAGCTCTTCGTGAAAGTGCTTCTGAGTGAACCCGGCAGCGACATATTCAACAAGACGTTGGGGGGTGCGCTCCTTCGTTCTGTAGGCACTACCTTTGGCAGCGAAGAGGGCGACAACATTCGAACCAATGCGCTGATCGCGGTAGACCGAACCTCGCGACAGATCATTTCAATTCAAAGCCGCAATGGTACGCTGCCCCGCGACGAGCGCTTGCTCAGTGCAAAGCTGATGGGCGCCACGTTTTCTCGAGCAAGCACGTCCATGTTTCTCAGCATTGAAGTCATGTCCCAGACCGGTGTACCGGCACGAATGAACATGGAGCTATGAATGGCCCTGCGCGATTATGAGGCGTTTATCCGGCAGTGTGTTGCGGCGTTCGACCCGAACCTCGACACGACTCCCGGCTCGCCGTTCGACAACAAGGTCATTCAGCCCCTCGAGCGCCGTTTAGGCCCCGATCCCTTTTCGGTGGACTTGATGACCTTTGTCATCGAGCGCTTGCGTCAAGCGTACCCGCAAATGGCCACGGGGGAAGCGGACACTCTGACGGATCTCTTGGTCAAACCCGTGACCCTGCTCTGGGATCCACTGGTCCGCGAGAACACGCGCGTGCGTCGCAATTTATCGTTTGCGGATCCCAGCACGCTAACTGCTGAAGAGGCCGATAGCTTGGGCGGCAACTTTTTTGTGCCGCGGCAGCTCGGCAAGTTCTCTCAGGGGACAGGGCGCGTTTACTTCGCAACCCCACAGCAGATTACGGTGACCCAAAACAACTTCGTCACGGCACTGGGAGGGCTCATTTTTGTGCCCACGTCGGTGCAGAGCATTCGCAGCGAAGAGATGCTCCTAAACATCGATACGAACGGTCTTTACTACATCGACATTTCCTTGATCGCGAGCGCCCCGGGAAGCGCGTACGACATCACTCCCAACACGCTGTCGTCCATCGCCAACATCCCGTCGGCGGTGCAGATCACCAACCTGGCGCGCTTTCAAGGAGGGGATGACGAAGAGTCCCCCGTGGATTATGCCGGGCGGCTTCAGCAGGGGTTGGGGGAAAAGAGCTTGGTTACCCTGCGCGGCGCCGCGGCCAAGCTGCTGGAAGCCTTCCCCGCGATCAACCGGTTGAACTTGGTGGGGGCGGGGGACCCGGAGATGCAGCGCGACGTGCTCACCGGTGGCGGGCTAGGGCCCATCGTGGCTTCGGGGACCGGGGGCGTGGCCATCAGCGATGGGGGCGATGGGGCATTTACGCGACGCTTCTTCACCAACGAAGTGAACTTCGACGACGTCGTCGGGTCCGAGACCGATTTTGTGCTGACCGTCTTCGGGGCTGTGTCCGGGGTGGCCGCCGCTGTCGACATTGCAGTGCAGCGCGTCGTCGATCAAAACAGCGTCGATCTCGTAAGTCCTCTTTTGGTGCTGACGACGTCGGGCATCGCATGGATGCTGCGTCAGACGCAATTGACGCTAAGCACCATCCCCGGGGGAATTCTCTTTCCCAACACGCCCAACGGGGAACTGGTGGTCCCGAGCGGAACCATTCACATAGGGGGCGCTTTTGACTCTTACGTGCGCGGCAATGACTTTGATACAGCCACGTTGGCCCTCGCCAATGTGGCGGCAGACACCCCGTTGATTTCGGGTGTGCACGCGCTCGTTACGGACAACACGGGGGGCGGCGTAACGAACACGTCCTTGGTTACGCTGGCGGATTTGCTGCTTGGAGGGAACTACCAAGCGGGAGACAGCACGGACACCGTGCTCGCCACCGCCGAGTACGAGGGGTACGCCTTTCAGCTCGAGAACGGACCCAACACGGGAACGTATCGCATTCTTGAGTACTTTCCGGCCAGTGCCCCGGGGGGAAATCCAGCCCTTCGTGTAGCGGGTGCTTTGGCGGTCAGCACCCTTGTACCGGCGCGCTGGCGGCTTTTCAGTGACATCGACGTCAACTTGATTGAACCGAAGCAAACCCATGTGAGCGGGCAGGATTTGGTGGCGACGCAAGGCAGCGCGCTTGTTACTACCGAAGGGGACATCAGCTTTACAGATTTTGGCGTCAGTAAAGGCGATACGCTTCGAATCCTTGATGGCCCCAATGCGGGGGATTACACCATCATCGCTAACCCCCTGGTGCCGGATTACGATTACATCCAGGTGGACCGGGCGCTTGCTTTCTCGAGTACGGATACAAGTTACACGGTATTCACGCCGAATAGCGGAAGCCTGACGCTGCCACTGGTGCGCATTACGAGCGTTGAATTGTTGGACTCCAGCGCGCAGCCGCTTGGTAGCTTTATTCCCTACGCAAAGCCTATCGACATTCAAAGCCGGTCCTTTCAAAATGCTGGGCAGGGCGTTAAGCACGATCTACGCAACGTTCGTGTAGGGCTCGTCAGCCTTCAGGCGGATCCCACATCGCTGAGCTTTGTCATTGGCGTGGGCGCTACCACGTTGACATTTTACTTCCCCACGTTGGCGTACCCTGCGGTTACGGTGACCTTAACCCCGGGCGCGGTTCTTTTAACTGATCTCATCGACCAGCTCAACGAACTGCTTTTGGTAGGAACTGGGGGTATTTATGCTGAAGTCATCGTTCAGGTAAACACACGTCAGTTTGGCGTGCGCCCGGTGGGTGACGGCTTCGTAGCCCTCATCGGGGGTACTGCGCGCACCACCTTATTTGGCTACGCCGATTTGCGCACAACCGCGGATATCCGTACCGACGAAGGCGACACCGTCGACAATTGGTGGGGTACTCTAAACCCCGCCATCGACCCCATTACAGGGCTGGACGTGGTGCAGATCATCGATGGGCGCAATAGCGGGTTCTACGCGGGTCCTTTCCTTTTGCAGGCGCAGGACACGACCGACTTTCCCCAGGCCGCAGCCTCCCGTGCTCTGCTCATTGGAAGCTCCCTCGACGCGTTGAGTAATGGGGGCGTCTGCTTTGCTCCTGATGCCCAGCGCCATGTCATTCTGGGTTCGCGGTCCCTTGGCAGCGCGCGCGTTTACTTCTTGGAACCCACGACGTTCGAGGTCAACGCCAACACCGTCTTTACCTACGACGCGGGCGCGACAGGTTTCATTCAGTTCATCCCGGACCCCACGCTGAACCAACAGCAGATTCCGCCTCTACCAAACGGTGTAACGCCCACCGATGGGGTGGCTACTGCGGCGGGTACTTCGTTCAGTTCCGCGAGCCAGGACTTTCTTCTTTCGGGCATTAACATTGGGGATCAGCTCTTCATCGACAACATTCCCCTGGCTGGTACGGTTGCACTGACCAATCCCGTTGTAGGGGCTGCTGGAACAACGCTGATTTACAGCATTCAAGACAGCCCGGATCGCCAGCTCGTGTTGGTGCGTGATGACCCAACGATTCCCGCCAATGCCGTTACAATGACGGGCATCATCAACCAGATCAACGCATCCATCGGATTGACAGTGGCGTCGTACAACGCCAGCAATCAGCTGACGTTCAGCACAAGTCTTCCCTTTGTTATTCGAGCGCAGGGAACAGCAAACCCCATTCTGCTAGGGGATATTCTGGGGTATGCGGGGCCTCGTGCGTTCAGCGATGAAGACACCAGTAATGCGTCGCCGTACAGTTTGGAGGATGGGTACACCGTCACGGATGTGGGCACGACAACGTTAGGGGTAATGCCAGTCTTCACGTCCAGCGACCCCAACTGGCCCGCTACAATGACGAATCAAACCTTTCGCGTACTGCGCAAAGGGGTGCAGCGGGTATCCACCACGCAAATGGCTGTGCAGATAGCGGAGGCGGGGCTTTACTACGTGGATGTGCAGCTCGTTAGCATGGGCGCCGGAGACTTCTGGAACATCACCGACAGTAACCAGATGACGGCCATGGGGTACAAATCCGACGGGTATTACTTAACGACCGCCGATTCCAATTTGACGTTCAGCCTTGTCGAGCGGCCTACCTTGATCGTGTCCCGAACCATCCTCGAGCAGGGGGTGGATGATGATCCGCGAAACGCGACACAGGTTTCTGGGCAGAACCTTCAGATTGCGTACGATCGCTCAGACCTCGTGGGATCCGTTCAAGCGTTTGAGATGAGTGAAACGGAGCGGGTTGTTTGTGCGAGCCCCCTAAGCCGCCACCTGATCCCTCATTTCGTGCGCTTCGACATGACGTACTACGGGGGTAGCGACGAAAGCGTCGTTCTGGCGGATGTGCAGACGTACATCAAGAACATTTACCCAACGGATGGGCTGGACGCGTCCGAAGTTCAACAGTTGGCGGGTAATCGGGGAGCGACCAAGGTCACGAACCCACTGACCCTCCTCGCAGTGGTTCACTACGAAGACCGCTCCGTTTACATTCAGCGGTCCCAGGATTCTCTGGGTGTCAGCCGTCTAAATGCGTTCTTCCCTGATGTGCTCAACATCACGCGCAGTCTTTCGAGCACGAGTAACCTATAATGTCAACGGTGTACTCCGCTGACATCATCATCCAGGGGGATGGTGGGTACGAAGTGGCCTTCGTCGACGATCAATCCACTGCGTGGGTTCATCAAGAGCTTGCACGAAAGGCAGCGCAGAAGCGCTTGCGCCGTTGCGCAGTCTGGAAGCCATGTGGTGCCGGCACCCCGTGCACCACCGATAAATTCACGGATCATGTCGCTGCGGCAGCTCGGGCACACGAATTGGTTGTAGAAGGCGGCGTCTGCCTTGGCAGCCGGCGCAATTGCATCCGTGTATCCTTGAATGGCCTTGCGCGCGACGTCCGGGTTCAGCGTTTGAACCGCGCCGCGGGCTTGCGCAAAGTCAGCCAGCGTTATGGTCTTCGACATCGAATGAGGGTAGCAGAATGCCGAGTGCTGTAGCGCTTTTGACGTTTTCTCAAGGGTTGCGTGTAGGCAGTCCGGGTCAGGCACTGATCGTGGTCGACGGCGCTCCCGTCACCATCACCAATGCGGGGAACTCGGGCGTTCAATCCTTTTTGATCGAGCTTCTGTACGCGCCCCCAAGTAGCAGTCAGCAAATCACCCCGGGTACGCAGCCTCCGACGGTGTTGGCACAGGGTAACGGTGTACCGACGGCCAGTTTGATGCCCGACGAGGGCGTTCACGGGTGTTACCGTCTTCGTTTGACGGTGTGGGCGGGGACGAATTACACGGGGCAATCGGACGTCGACATCCGCAACGTCGCGGTGGTGACACCGATCTTGAAGTCGGTGAAGCCCCCCTACCAAAAGTTTCCGGATCCGTTGCCTCTGGAGGCCACAGGGGTTTCCGGTGCCAAGCCTGATGAGCTGAATTTCGAAGGGCAGCCGTGGGGATGGTCCGGTTCGGATTCCTATGAACGCACGGAGTACCACCTCTTAGACTCGTTTATGGAGCGCGTGGACGGCTTGGCCAGCGAGGGCATCGCCGGCCCCACAGGTCCCGCGGGCGCTACTGGTGCGGCGGGAGCCACGGGAATCCCGGGGCTTGCGGGAGCTACCGGTGCGACGGGAGCCCCGGGCGCTACCGGCGCGATGGGGTCGGCCGGGCAGTCTTTGGCCGCCAATTCCATCGACTTGTTCAATCGCGTGGGTCCCACGTTGAACATGTCCGCGAGCTGGCCTCCGCAGCCTACGGGCGCATTGCTCCCCTGGGGTGCTTTCCCCCAAACGGTTACGGGGGCGCATCCGTTGACGCTTTCGGTAGATCCCACCACGAACGCGGTGGAAGGGGTTGGGCCTTTTGTTTGGTACACGCGCGTCGGGTCCCGGGACTTGGTACGCGTGGACATGGGCGCCGGGGGTATTTCAAGCAACGCTAGCGTCGTGGTGCCCTTATTTGGGGTTGCCCCCAACGTGACCATCCTTGGTCATCTACAAACGCCCGGCGCACTCTGGGTTTTTGCGTACACCACCGTTTCTTACAACCCGGTGAAGACCCTCATCGCGCGCGTCGACTCCGCTACCACCGCGGTCACGTACGCGTACTACCCAGGAGATGTGAGTGCACCCACGGAGCCTGGGGCTATTGGACTGACCAACGCGTACGTTGCCCCGGTGTTCAATACGTACCTCGGAAAGATTTTGTTCACGTCGGGGTATGAACAAATCACCACTTTTCTCGTCTACAGCCTCGACGTTGTAACCGGCGAGGTGGACCATCTCACTCTTTCGCTAACGTCTCTCGATGGAACCCAGACGATGTACTTCACCAACATCATGGGGATGTTGATGGTCGGCGCTTACTTGTGGCTGGTTGTCTCTGGTGATTACAGTACTTCGCCGGATATCGGTTCCAACGCGACGTACTTGGTAAAAGTCAATCCGTACACGTATCAAGCCCTCGATCTTGTCGAGCTGTACACCAGCTCTTCGGGCACGCCCAGCAAGATGCTGGCTACGGCAACCAAGATTTACATTTACCCTTACCATCCCGGAAGCGCGTCTGAGCCAGGCTACACAACGACGCTCACGCAAGTGGATATGACGACGCTTGCTGTTGAAACCGTGACGTGGTTGGGCGAAGGAAGCATCACTGCGCTGGCTTACGATGGTACCTACGTGTGGGCTGCGGTGGCGTTGTCATCGGCTCCTGAAATCGGATCACCGGCGCTTCAATTCAATCAGCTGACACTGGTAGAAACGGCCACGCCGGTTTGGGGGTCGTCGTTTAATGTGAATCAACCGGAACCGGACGGCGTAGAGGGTAACCAGTGGTATTGGGGGCCTATTGTCGCTTACGACATGGCGTACGACCCGTACACGCAAACGTTGTACGCGGTGGACTCCAACAACGACTTTTTGATTACCTGTGCTTTACCCTCGGGGGGTACCTGGCTTGGTGGAACGAAGGGCATCGTAAATTGGGGGAATGGCGCGCAAGGCCCCGTGGGAGCCACAGGCACAGACGGTGCAACTGGAGCCAAGGGGGCTACTGGTGCAACTGGTGCCACCGGTGCAACTGGAGCCACGGGGGCTACTGGTGCAACTGGTGCCACCGGTGCGACGGGTGCAGCGGGGAGCTCCGGCGCTTTCACGGCGACAACAACCGCAGGGTTCACTCAGCCGGCGGTCAATGCCTCTGTGGTCGTCGCCGTGCCGACGGCACCTTTCACGACCGGGCAGCAAGTAACGATTCCAGGGGTCGGCACGTACACCGCGACGGTGACGGACGGCTCACATCTAACACTGTTGAATTCGTACCTTACGAAAAACGCCGCGCCGGGCACCGTCGAGCCGAGCGGGCTTATCGTGACGTCAGGCGGCTTGACGTCGCGAGACGTTCGCACGCCGGTACCCCTGCATGAGTGGTACCTCACCGAATCTTCGAGCCCATTCGCTGATACGGGGTCGAGTGCTAATCCATTCTCCTTCGCTGTTCTTACGGGTACGTCGGTCTCGTTTCAGCAGGCGGGACCCTTGCAATACGCGGTCGATACGAGCAGCGGCCTAAACCCCCCGCATGGGGGGGCTATGACGGGCGGCAACAACGCAACCGAGGAAATCGTCTACCCGTTTACGCTGAGTGTGTGGTTCTGGAAGAACTCGAATCCTGGAACATCGGGTTTACTTGGCCGAAGCTACGGAACATCCGGTGGAATTACGAGTTGCTCGTGTGGCCTATGGGACTACAGCGGTACGCCTGGGTTTGGGTTGTACACTTCCGCGACCGTTACTCTCGTTAGTTCTTATCAGACTATCACTTTGGGTGCCTGGCACAATATTGTGGGCACCTACGACGGCGCGTACGCGCGCCTGTACTACGACGGGAACCTCGTGCAATCGACGGCGGTAACGGGGGCAATTCAGTGGACGACGACCAACAACTGGTGGTTTGGCGATGAGCTTGTAACGTCGAGTTCGACGCTCAACCCAAATTCCTACCCAGGCATGGTCGCGCTCCCTCGCATTTACAACGTCGCGCTGACCGCCGTGCAGGTTCAAACGCAGTACCAAGCCATGATGGGTCGGTTCTAGCATGAGTTTCGGTAATACCCCGTGGGGTAGCAATTGGGGAGCCGGAGAAGACGCTGTTCCCCTTGAGAATATTCCCACGAGCCGCCAGTGGGATATCTTCGATTTATCGGGTGTTGCACGACCCGATGACTTGGAGCGCGTCGCTACCTTTGTTCAAGTGGCTCTTGTCGGAAGTGCTGAAGGATTCTTTCCCAGTTCCTTCAATGTTGCATCTGGGGGAGCGTACCCAGCAACCACCGCTATCCTAGCGATTGATGTTGCGGTCACAGCTTCCTTCACGGTTCAGTACGACGTTAGCTTTGAGGCGCTCCCCCCGGACTTTAGTGGCTTATCCCAGGACGTTCCTTGTGGGCCTCATGTTTACCTAGGGGTTTGGGATGCCAATGGGTACGCTGCCGGCTTTTTCATCTCGGAAGAGGGTTGGGCTTATACCGGGGAAGTCACTATCGACAGCGATGGAAACATCATCCCCGACCAGCCCGTTACGCAGATTCCGGGAAGCGCCACGTGGACGCAAGTCGGGGTTGAGTACGTTATTCGCGTTGTTGTCGACGCCAGCGCTCAGCTTTTGTACCTGTTCATTACACCCAGCGCGAGCGCTTCTGCGGGACAGCAGCTTCAGGCCATTCTAGTAGCGCTGCCGACCATCAGCGACATTCCTAGTGCCGCCTTTGTTTCGGTACTAGGGGCGCCCGAGGCTGTTTCTTGGGTCGAGCTATTCAACTACCAGCTTTCCTCTCAAGCGCTTTTGTTGTCGGTACCCCCCACCGCGAACGCGGGCAGTGATCAGACGACGCTGTTCTGCAGTATTGTGCAGTTGGATGGTAGTGCGAGTTTTGACCCGCATGGACTCGCGCTGACGTACGAATGGCGCTTGGTCGACGCACCGAACGGCAGCATGTTTTTGGCCACGGGCGGTGACGGCCAAACGTTCGAAGAGGTACCCCCCACCGGGTTTACCGATACCTTCTACAGCGAAGATTTGGTAGCGATTGATGCACTCGAACCGCTGCAAGTCGGGGATGTATTAACGGACAACGACGGGTCGTTCACGATCGTTAATATCAATAGAGTAAATCCGTTTTCTGTCCAAGTAGAGTACCAAGATTTGCCCGAGAACATTTCGGGTACGCAGTTCAAAGTACTTCGACAGAACGGGATCAATGGAGCAACAACGGTCAAGCCGACGTTCTACCCCGACGTCTTGGCGTTCTTTACGTTTGACCTTCGCGTGAATAACGGCAGCACAAGTTCGAGCCCCCAGGGAACCAATCGAAGCCGCGTGCTGGTGAACGTGCTCGAGAGCGCGCTTCCAAAGGGATGTCCTATTGATGCGTCCTTCCTGTTCGATAATTTGCTGTCGGTCTGGAAGCAGGTTGAGGATCGGGATCGCATCAGCGTCTTTTGGGAGGCGTTGGCGCGCGTTGCGTCCACTGAGCTCTATACGCTGTGGCAGGTCGAGTACAGCAAGAGCCTTCGGGATATTCAGCGCACCTTTATTCGTCGTTGGATTCACTACGACTTGTTGTTGCCCGAACCGTCGCCGGAGCTTACCGCCGTGCGTTTCATCTGGGGTGGGATTACCTCCAATGCACTGCCCTCCTCAGGGGTGAGCGGGGTCGCGGGCACGCGCGTGGTGGTGGGCTCTCCTTTCTTGGCGGCACCCGTGGCCGTCCCCTTGGTCGGACTGGGCACGGTGCCCCCCACAGCCTTCGCGCAAGAGCTGCAGGCACGCCTTCGCGAAGTGTTGGGGCCTAGCGTCACGGCCACGGTGTGGTGGACGCGCCCCTCAGTTACTTCAGCGCCCATCGGCGTGTTGACGTACCCCGACGCCGTCGCGGGGCTCACTCTGACCGTTTCCGTGGACGGGGTATCCGCTACGGCCACCGTCGGAACGCCAAGCGATCTTCCCAGCTTTCTGGCGGACTTGGCCGCGCAGTTGCCCGCAGCCGTGCTGACGCTGACGAGCGCGCAGGGCCTGCGCGTTGGTTCCCCTACCGTGGGCAGCCCCGCCGGGGCGGCGCTCAGCATTGATCTGGGCAGCACACTGCTTGTGAGCAATGGGGGGCCGCTGACCTTCGCTTCGCTGACCTCGGCGCCCGCGGCGTATGTGCACGTAACCGCCGCGATTCCTTTTGTTCTCCTTGGTACATCGACGTCGCCAGGCTTTACGTACCCGTGCGTCAACACCTTGTTAGGGGGTACGGGCGGCGAGGCGTTGAGTGCTTACGCCTTTCGGGTTTCGTGCTCTCTAAGTGACAGCGCCCTACTGGAAGACGACTTGTTGGTGGTTAACCGGCAAGGGTACCGCGTGGTGCGCGCCGTGGATGACCCTAGCGATGACTTCGCGTTTCAACGCCTCGTGGTTAAGGACCCCCTTCCACCAACAGTGTTGGGCGGCGCGAGTTGGGTGGTTCCGGGGTGGGTGGATTCCACCTTTTTGAATTTCTGGGCGGGACTGGTGGACGCGGGCGACCCCGTGGACTTCGAGCTCATCGTTCCGGTCAACGGGCAGAACGTCATCACGTTGGTGTCCACCGTGGCCCTCGGAGCGAATGCAACGCAGGTCAATCGCCTGGCGGTGGATACGGGACTCTTGGCGGCTCAGCTGTCGCTTCAGCCCGGCGCGTTCGTACGTCTCGCTCGTGTACTGCGCCGTCATTTCATTCCGGTGGACAGTCGCATCGTCGATATCCCCACGCTCAGCGATGTCATCGCGATCGTGGATACAGACGAGGTGTTGCTACGGAACGTGGATTACTTCCTCGAAGCGTTTCGAGGACAGTCGGCCCTGCGTTTCGTGTCGGGTGTTGCGCCCGATGTCGGGGATGTTTTTGAAAGTGAGCGTCCCCCGGTGCGCTTGTGGGCGGAGTACACCTTTTTCGATAACAGCGATCTCATCGAGGCCAACTTCGGCTCTGCGATCGGTCTAACCCGGGACATGGTACCCGCTACCGTGGATTACCTATCGGCGGTGCGGGGCATCTGGTACGCGCGATACAACGGCCCGACGATGCAGAATCTGCGCATCGCCATGCAGATATTCTTAGGGCTACCCTTTGCGGAAGAAGCGGGCACCATTCTTGAGATCCGCACGGACTTCTTTACGCAGCAAAGCCGTATCCTAATTCAAGATACGGCGAATGCAGCTCTTGTTCGTTCCTACGTGTACCCCCGTGTTCTTGGCCTCGAAACCAACTCGGTGACGAATGCGCTGTACGCGGTTGGGGATACGGTTACGCAATTCGCGCCTCTTGTAACGGGCGCCGAGGTCGTGGATTACGTCAAGGATCCCTCGTGGTTTCAGGGGATCTTGATGCAGGGGGTCTTCTACGAAGTTCAGAAGTACCACACCTTCTTAATCCAGGTTAATAGCCAGGCGTTCAACCTTGCGTCAGTGGTGTTCGCGCAACAGTTTATTCAGAGCATCAAACCGAAGTACACGATCCCGCTCTACGTAGTGTCCATGGATGCGGGGGCGTCGGATGGCACCAACGGCGATCAGATTGACGTGGAGGATGACGTCACCATGGTGTTGACGCTTTACCTGTACGACACACCAGGAGATCGAGAGGGCGCGAGCATTTACTTCGATGAGCCGTGGCCTTCGGGTGCGCGCTACAACAACGAGAGCTGGCGCAACTACTACGATCGTGGGGATGACCCGACCGTGGCGCTGCCCGTTTATCCTGGTCCTTCGGCACCAGTACCCTGGGGTTTTGATAAGGAGTGGGTGTGCCCTGCAGACGAACTTGAGGCAACTCAGTCAGCTGTCTTCCCCGGGGGTACCCTTCCCACGTATGACAGCGTGTTCGCGTATGACCAAAATCTAACATCCCAAGAATTCGCGACCGTTCTTCCACCTCCTGCGTACCCCGCAACGGTTCCGCTGTTCATCGCACCCTACGGCGGCACGATTCAACGTGCCAGTATTCAGTTGAACGGGCCTACCCAGGGGGGCGCTGCGTTAACGCAAGCTGCATGGGTCGCTACCCTTCTCGTTAATGGGGTTGCTGTGGCAATCCTACCGTTTACGCTGGGGTATACGCACCCCGTCAACGGCTTCGTTGTAACCCTACCTCAGAACATCGAGCTCACGGTAGCGCTGACGGCTGCGTTGAATGGTGGGGATGCTGTTGCCTTGTCGATTGCACCGGTGAGTGCGCTCGAACAAGTGCCGGGCTGGACGCAGATTGTGGCCGCGGTGTTCATTGAGCGCGGCGCGTGGGCATTTGATGTACCCTTGGCGGCGGGAACATATTGTAGTACGGGGGATGTTACATGAACGCCGACAATGTTCTTATAGAACACCGCCGCGCAGGCATCCTCGTTGAAACGCGCAGTGTTCACAATGTTTGGACGTCGGTCGGTAAAGCGTACTTATCCCAATTGGTCGCTTTTCAAGTCATCGATGACGCTATCGGTGACTTTCCGCAAGAAGACCATCGCATCAAATACTTTGGGGTGGGCATCGGCGGTAACGAAGCCTCTGGGATAGCGTACGAAACGGTGTTGGCCACAGCGTACCCACCAGGCGAAGATCCTGTCGGTACGGCAGGCAACGCGTACAACAAGATCAATCCTACGGGACCCTTGATCACCACGCTTGAACGCCCTGTGCGCTTCACGGGAAGTACGCAGCCGTATCCTAGTGCGCTCTCTTCCGATGTTTGGCTCTCAAACCCTCTTGTGGCGTACTACCGCGATATCAACTCGGTGACGTTTCGCACGACATTGGATGGATCGGCGGGCATCTTAGCGTACAGCCCCTTTACGATCCTTCCCATTTCTGAGGCAGGGCTCTTCAACTCCGCGGCGTCCCCTAACTTACCGTACAACGCGGCGCTTGCTTACGTTAATTTCAACGCTCTCTTTTTCCAAAGTGACAGCGTGATCACGTTTTCTTGGACCGTGAGGTTTGCATCGTGAGATTCACGGAAGACATTGAAGTCAAACAGAACTTGCATCTCATCGCGCGGGAACGCGGAAAGATTGTCGCGCGACGCGATGGGCACAATATCTTCGTGGATCTGGGCCGCGGGTGGCTGTCGCAGCTCATCGCGTATCAGTCCTATGCTCCCGATGTAGCCCAGCGCGATGACCGCGTGCGCTACATGGGGTTCGGTATTGGTGGGGTTCGCCAGCTTCAACTAACGACGGCCAACAGCTCGCCCATCGGAGGCCCTGGCGATCCGTACGCAGCCAGCAGCGCTACAGGCATTGGGGCCAATAATCAAACCGACTTAAACCGTGCGGTTACGGCGCTCGAGCGCCCGGTGCGGGTGTCCGGGGGCTCCACCAGCTACCCCGGGGTGAGTGGCGATAAATGGCTGGGCGCTATCCAAGCCCCCGCGCAACATGCCAGCGGTGTGAGCACCACGTTTGCTCGGCTCTTTCTTCAAACGGAAGTCAGCTACTTACCGTTTGCGTCGGTTCCCTTGAGTGAGGTTGGGTTGTTCACGTCTGCTGCCGATTCAGGTTTCTACCTCAATACGCTCATTGCGTACGATACGTTTGATACGCTGAGCAAGACGACGGCGATCTCGCTCGAGGTCTCGTGGACGTTCAACTTTTAGGAGTTTGCTATGCCATTTATTCGCTTCAACGACCCCCTTTATAATCTGCAAGGCGGCGCGTATCCGGGAAGTATCGGTACCCAAAGCTACGCGCGCGCCAACGTAACCAACGGGGGAACAGGGGGCGGTGACGGGAGTGCAAACGCCGACAGTGCCAAGGTTGGAGGGCCCAACGCGGGTACCTACTTCGTGGCGTTTGGGGAAGACGCTACCAGCACGTTTACAAACCGCGGGCTGCGAGCGCTAACCCAGAATACGGACGCGATCGACAACATTCTTCGTGGAAGCCTTCCACGCGTTGAGCGGGATACAATTGTTGTTGGTACGGCGACCGCAAACATCTCGCTCGGAGGTGATGTATTCGTAGGCCCTAGCGGTACCCTGAACACCCAGGACGCCATCAATCGTTTGGTTTATCTCGAAAACAGCGACGGAAGCGTTTTGTGGGTCTCGGGGCAGATACCGCTTTGCTCCCTCATTCACAATGGTGCGGGTGTCAATGTTTTGGGCACCGCGGCCGATGGATTCTACACCAACCCCACCCTGCGCTTTCCTGTTCTAATCCCTCCGGGGACGTACACACTTTTTGTTGGACGACGCACCAGTTACGCCAACTTGTTGGAAGCCCGCGCGGGCGATTGGGTTGCGGAGCACTTGCTGGGACGCGCGTACGACTCGAATCTGTGGAAGCACTTTAGCCATGGTCTCAACGAGAAGTATCGGAAGTCCACGGCGCGCACCGGCGGTGGTGCGGAGGACAACGACACGCCCGGGAGCGGGTCGACCATCTATCGTGATGGTCCTTCGGTTTCCATCATTGCGGAAAACCACGCCTGGGAAGCATCGCCGAGCGCCTTTGATGATCCGCTGCGCGCGCAGTTCACGACCGCGCCGTTGGCAGGGTGGTATCTGGGAAGCGCGGGCTATACGAACTTCGACTACACGATTTCGGGGAGTACGGGCCATGTGCACATTACGACACGCCGTACGTCGGGTGGGGGCACAGAGCGCGGTCCTTCGATTCGTGATGTTGCCGCAACGTTGGTGGTCAATCCGGTTGATTTGGCCGCGAATGAAGTAGGTAGTGACCCATACTTTACGTATTTAGCCGTGCGGACGCCGGCAACCCTTAACCCCGGCAGTACAGGGTCTAGCTACGTCGCTGTCAATGCACCCTACTACTTCTCCGAGAGCGGAAAGACAGGGATAGCTTTCGGCATTGATATTCTTTTGGTTGAGCGCTTGGATGGCGCTGTGCTGACGCGCATGCCGTACCTGGTGTACAGCCTTCCTAATGCAGTCACCGCCGAATTGATGCCTCTTGGCGGGGATATGAATTCCCCGGTTCCGACGTTCGCCCCCAATACTTCTTGTTATGTGACGTGGCTTCAAGTGGTGGACGTTGTCGGGGGCGCCACGACGAATCAGCCGCAGCTTGGGCCGATGCCTCAATCCGGCATGGCCTACGCGCCCTTTATGCATATCTCACCGGCGCGTAATCGAGCGGGTACTCCGGACAGCGGTATGCAGGAACTGGCTTCTGGTTTCTACGGGTCTGCGCTGAACAATACCCCCGTCTTTGCTGTTGGTAGCTTTTACTACACGGGAAACCTGTCCCCGCAGTTCACCGTTTGCTCCAACGGCAACATCGCGAACAGCGGCATCATCACCAGCGCACTACGGGAACGAACAATCGCCGCGACGATGAGCACCACGATGACGTGGAACATCGATCTCTGGAACGGTCCTTCCAGCGTGCTCTTTGACGCAACAACCGTTGTAGGCATCACGGAGCTAACGATTACCACAGTGGGTGCAACAGCGAACTGGGCACTGACTCCAGGCGACTCCTTTACTTTCTACATCAAGAGCAATGGCTCTGCTTTTACGCTGAATACACCAAGCAATTGGGTATTTAGTCGCGGCGACAACGTTATCGCGGATCTCCTCGGACTCGTCTACATGTTCGTCTGCCGTGTGGCACCAGATGGCATCGTGCGGATCACGCGTACAGACTTCGAAGGGTAACCATGAGACAAGAGCTAGTTACATCGCGGCGATTCTCCCACGAGCCTTACATCATTGAAGCGACTTCTGTGAAGAGTATTGTAACGTGGAACCCTAGTACGCAGGGGGGCCACCTTCACGTCGTCTTCAACAGCATGCCCAACGGTCCTGTGTACGTGGCGCTCGACCCTGCGTTCAATCCCGTAGAAGGGGATCTTCTTCGCATCACGACGACGGCTGAGACGTTGGGGGGAAAGATTGCTTGGTTCGGTAGCGGCAGTACGCTCTTGACCACCTACGACAACTTCAACACGCCCGTGGAGCTCCAGTACAAGCGTACGAACACCATCGGTTCTTTTCAATGGCTGCGGGTTAACACCGTACCCAATGACCTCGATGCCGCCGCTACCTTAGCGTACGCGTTACCCAGGGAATTTAAGCATAACGGGTATATGCCCGGAGGTACCTCAACGCTGACACGCATGAGCTACGCCAAGCGAGTAGCAAGCGGCGGAATAGCGTTAGGGTCCACGGACGCGAATGGATACGGAACGCTCTTCTACAGTGAAGCGAATAGCCCCCAGTCCCTCAACGTTCTTGAGGATGCGGCTACCTTTTCGGTGCTACGCGCGGCGTGGTCGGCGGGTACGGAGGGAAGTGATCTCGTAACCCTGGGGGATGCCTCGGAACTTGGCGCACCAGGACCTATCTCAATTATTTACAACACGAGCGCGGGTACATCGACGAACGTCACCGTCTCCGGAGGGTTTACCCGACATGTGTGCCCACCGTATCTAGGCCCGTCGGGGATTGTTATTGTTGCCGGGCGCGCTCTTGGCGGTGAAGTGACCTTTTACAACTCGAGCTCGTACGGGTACGCGTGGGGTAGTCAGGGCACAGTTACTGGCCCTGTTTATTGCGTGTACGCCGCCAATGGCTTCGTTTATTATGGGGGTGCTGGCGGTGTGTGGCGTGCTCCCTGGGACGTGAACACATGGACGCAGGTACTTACGCTCGGCGATCCGGGTGCACCGTGCACGGGGCTTGGTCCCGTTCCTGGTAATCCGGCAGGTGTGATGGCTTCGGGTGAAGGACAGGTGCTTGTCTCTCAGAGTTACGGCGACGTCAGCACGTGGATTCCTGGCTTTGGGCAGCAGCTCTCAAATATCTTGTGGACGGGCACTGAGCTCATTGGGATCTCCGGTAATGTTTTGTATTGGAGCCGGGACCCTGAACTGCTGGACTTCAAGCGCGGCGGCGGGGGGCTTTACACGAGCCTTGGGATGCCTAGCGCAATGCCGGGTTATGACGGCTTTGTCGCCGACGCTTCCTATACATTCGATTTTCAAATGGGTCCCGATGGCGCGTACCTCATTCTTCCGGGGTCGTCTTACATGCTAAGGGACACGAGCCCGCTCATTCCCGCGCTTTTACGTTTCTTCCCCTTGCCTTCCCTGTTCTTGTCTAAGATAACGTCATGACCGACGTTCACCCTTTTGGTCTCATGCTTTTGGCCGTGGTCATCTCGTCGGCGGTGGACGCCACGAAGGTGGTCGTTCGTTCTCTCGTACCTTCGTTTACGCCGAAGAAAACGTTGTGCGGGGCAACGAAGACGTTCACGGTTATGTACTGCAGCACCCTTGCTCGTTTTTACAATGAGCTTGTGCTGCACGTACTTCCTTACGGGTGGGCGGCGGTGTTGGCCCTGATCCCGGAGCCGTTCACGTTTGGGCCTATGACGACGTATGCAGGGCGGCTCTTTCTGGCTTTCTTCGCCGCAACGTTTGCGGCGCTGATCTATCGCGCCTCGCGCAAGATGCTGACGCAGGTGCTTCTCTCCCGTGTCTAACGGATGCAGCCTACCTTCTGGTAGGCTCGTGCGGTGCCTTCGGACAACTCGTTTCTTCGCATAGCGTCCCCCGAGGGCATGGTGCTCGCTTCGGCGGTTTTGCGCGAAGCACCCCAGCCTTTCTCTGGAAGAGCGCTCGAGCAGCTTTACGTGGAGCCGGCGTATCGCGGGCAGGGATTTGCGCGGGCATTGATCCAAGAGGCCAAGCTGGCCGCTGAGGGACCCTTGTACATCAAGCCGCGTCCCTTTGGAGATATGCCCGCGAGCATCGAGGCGCTGCGCCAATTCTACACAAAGGAGGGCTTCGTTCCGGTGGACAACCGCGATACGCTGGTGTTCGTGCCCTCGTTTCAGAAGAGCGCGGCGAACGAGGAGAGCAGCTACCAAGGAAAACCTTCAAGCCCGAACACCGTTAAATTCACGGTCGACTTTCAGGGCTTCAAGGTGCGCGTGGACCGACCCAAGGGCTTTGTCATGGTGGGCAAAGACGCGAAGGGCACGCCTTGGAAGCGCACCTACCAGTACGACTACGGTTTCTTCCCGAAGACCGAAGGAGGCGACGGGGATGAGCTCGATGTTTTTCTGGGTCCTAACAAGAACGCGCCGGACGCGTATTGGGCGACGCAGACAAAGCCCGATGGAACCTTTGATGAGTACAAGGTGTTTCTTGGCTTTGATAGTGTAGCGCAGGCCAAGGCCGCGTACGTAGCGCACATTCCGAAGGATCGGTTGCAAAGCATGGCGACGATGTCCCTTGGGATGATGCAAGCTTTGCTAGGCTCGCCTCCGAAAGAAGACGTCGAGAAGACGTCTATGTGGAACGCTTTCTACGACGAGCTGATCCAAATCCACGCTGTTAACCCCGTGCGTTAGAATAGGAGCCTAGAATGCTGAAGCGTGTCTTTAACCATCATATTGGGCGCTTTGTTACCTTTGGTCGGCGCACGCCGACGATCGTTCAGCCGCATTACCGGCTGAGCCGTTACATGACTACGGAGCCGACGCCGCCGGCTTCAGTGTCTTATGCCCCCGCGGCGGGACCGGCCCTCAGCGACGTGTACTGCAACAATACGCTCGGTTGTTGCGTCATCGCATCGGGTTACCACATCGAAGGCGTGGCCACGGGCAATGCGGGCAATCTGTTTGTCGCCTCCGACGCTCAGATCGTTACCGATTACGCGCACATCGGGGGCTACGTCCCTGGAAACCCCGCGACGGACAACGGTTGCGAGATTCAGACGGCTTTGGCGTACTGGCAGGCGAAGGGGTTTGCCAATGGAACGAAACTCCTCGGCTACATTTCGGCCAACGCCACCAACAAGCTCGAGCTGATGCTCGGCATGTACCTGTTCGAGAATTGCGACTTTGGGGTGGCGCTCCCCGACGCGTACATCAACCCCTTTCCGAGCGGCAACGGCTTCGTGTGGGATGTGGCCGGTGCCACCGATCCTCAAAACGGGCATTCCTTCTGCAGTATCGGCTACGGGCCCAGCGGGGCACTCATCGATACCTGGGGGCTTCAAGGTACGTTCACGTGGAACGCCATTGCGCAGTACGCCATTCTTAACAGTGGCGGCGAGGTGTGGTTCCTGCTGACGCCCGATATCATCAACAAGGCGATGGCCAAGGCGCCGTGCGGATTCAACCTGAACCAGCTCATCTCGGACTTCGATGGCCTTGGGGGCAGCGTGGTGGTGCCCCCCGCGCCGACGCCCGTACCCCCGCCGGTTCCCCACCCGAGCATCACCCTGGCCCAGGCGCAGCAGGCAGCTTCGGCGGGAGCGATGGCAGGGCTGAAGACCATCTGGCCGAGTAGCTAGAGAAGAGGGCACGCGTGGCCAAGATCACCATCAGTCGTACGCTCAGCGCGCTGACGGACTCGGTTACGGCGGTTCAGGGGAACTCCAGTACCCCCTGGCTGACGTCGAGTCCGCTCGTGCCCGTGAACTACGACGCGATGGCTCTTGGCTACGATACCAGTGGCAACATCACGTCGGTGGCTTATTCCCTAGGGGGTACTGTCCTTGCGACATTGACGCTGACGTACACCAATGGGAATTTGACAGCGGTCGCGAGAACCTGATGGCGGCCATCGCCTTCAACCCATTCACGGGGACCTTCGACTTCGTGGGGGGCGTGCCCTCCACGAACGCGGTGCTTTCAAAGGCCGGGGAGTTTCAAGCAACGGCCGACGTAGCCGCGGGACTGCTTGTGTACGTGACCCCCGCGGGAATCGTAGAGGTAGCGGATAACGTCAGCTTAGCCACAGCTCCTGCGAGCGCTTGGGTGGTGGCGCTGCCCTCGGCGTTGATCGTAACCCTGGCATACTTCGGCCGTGTGGACGGGTTTTCGGGGTTGACGCCGGGCACAACACTGTACCTAGGTCGTGCCGGGCGTGCTGTAACCGCGCCGCTACTAAGTCTGCCTTCGGGTTCGATAGTTCAAGCAATTGGTATGGTACTAACGCCGAGCTCGGTGTTGTTTCAACCCCAGCCCCTCGTGGAGATGTAGATGGCCCCTAAAAAGTATCGCGTAACGGAGCTGGCTCAGCCTTTTGTTCGCGAAGGCACCTTCAGCTTTCGCGTGCGCTACGCCCAGAAGAATGCGGATGGAACCATGACCATCTGCGCCCTAGGATCAGCACCGGTCTTCCACGTACCTGTTGGGGGTGTTGTGCAAACGGAGAATCCTGTTGCACAACAGATGCTTCAGAACATGCACGCCCCCCAAAGCAGTCGGCGCAATGGGCAACGGCATCCCGAGGGTTTACTTTTTCTTGATGTCACTGCGGATGCCCCGCCAGTGAACGTTGATATGGACGTGTCGTTCGCTCAGCAAGGATCTGCGCAATGAGTAGTTTCATCCCGATCAAGCTTAATCCTGTCACCGGTAACCTCGCTCAATTTGCGCTGGCTGACGCGGCAGATTTAACGTCCATTACGCGCCGAGGTGCGAGCGGAAACCTGACCATCGGTGGCAACATCGGCGCGTCCGATAAGCTTCAACTGGGTTCCGCCGCCGGCACCGTTGAAATTCTTGGCGCCTTTCTCGTAGATGGCTCGAGCACGGTGTCCGTCAATGAGACGGTTACGGGGAACTTCACGGTTGATGGCACGGTCAACCTTGGAAATAACGCCGGGCACACCATCAACTTGGGCGGAGGTACCGCCGATACCATCGCGCAGAACGCCACCGTAGCCCCCGGCGCGGGATTGGTGAGTATTGGCTCCAGCGTTTCACAATACGAGTTGGCGCTGTGGCTGAAGTCGGTGGGGGGCGCATCGAGTGGCAACCCAGGGCTGGCCGCGTACAACTTGCAAGCTTCCGGTACCAACGCCGGTGCCTACGCAATCGGTGTGGACCGTACGCGGATTAGTCAAGCGCAAACCACCAGTACGGATCTGATGGATGCCCTGGCGGACATGAGCGCGTCCATCAGTTCTGCGGGTACCCCAACACTTCAGAACGTGTACGGCAACGGGCAGTCCATTGCAGTGACGTCGGGGCACGGGTCCATCGCGTTCTCGAACAATACAAACTCCGACACCACGCCCGTTCTTACCCTTTCGAAGGCGCCCACGTCTGCGTCCACCGGCGGCGACGCCTTTGACATCACGGTCGGCGTGAATTCGACGGGCAATGTGTTGGTCATCAACAACGCGGGCTCGGGCAATGCGCTCGACGCGCAAAAAGCGGGGGTCTCGGTTTTCAAGGTCACCGGCGCAGGGGGTATCACTGGAGCCGGCGCTTCCGGGGCCCCGGTGGCCTTGGGCGCTACCGCGGCCAGCGCCACCCTTTCGACGACGACGTCGGGCAACGTCGTGTTGAGCTCCGCGGCCGAGATCAGTTTGACCGACAGTGGTTTGACGCTAACCCTGTCCCAGTCCAGCGCCCGCGCATTGGTGGAAACCGGTACCAACCAGGTGTTCAGCGGCGTGACCAGTCTTTTGGGGGGCCTCAACGCGTTGGCCACCAAAGCTGACACCCAGGGCAACATTCAATCCTTTGTTGTTTCAAGCGGCTACACCACGGCGGTGGGCGACGTCGTCGCATTGAATTCCTCGTCTCAGCTGGTGAAGTCGACGGCGGCCGGGGCGGCCAACGTGGACAATCTGGGGTGCGCGCTCGACGTCGTCGTGGGGAACGGCACCCTGACGTGCCGCGTGGCCATGTTGGGCGCCAAGGTGACGGTGGCAGGGCAGACGTGGACGCCGGGCGGTGCTCTCTTCGCGCCGGTGGGCACGGGGGGTCCGCCTACCCAAGCCGCGTCGAGCACCACGGGAGACTTGGTTCAGCGCGTAGGGTGGGCGGCGACGGCGACAACGTTCTACTGGGATCCCGCCGTGGGCGTGGTTCTCTGATAAAGACGGAGTATGGCTACTCGAAAGCTCTCGCGTGTGAAGGCCCCTCCCGCACCCGTGCCGGTGTGCACTGTAGAGGCGTGCGCCGCTGTTCCCCCGCCGGCGCCGTCTGCGCCGGTTGAGGAGACGTTGTCGAATGAACAGATGGTGGCGCTTTACAACAAATTGCGCGCGTCGGAACGAGGGGAGTACGCGCTGCAAAACGAAGAACGCCAAGCGCTGGATCGTATGGAATCTTCCCGCAACGCCCGGTGGAGAGCCCTTCGAGAGGAAGTGCCGCGCCCGACGCTAAAGGAAACGCCTTTGGTGATGGCGCAAGCGCTGGCGCCCCCCGTTAGCATTCGGCATCAAGCCGAAGATGGCAGCATCACGCTGCCCATTCCCGAAGAGCTGCGCTGGAAGTTGGCGTACCTGGAGTTGAAACGGGAGAAGGCGCTCGAAGCGGTTGTAGCGCCTCTGCGGCAGCAATATGCGGAAGCACTGAAGCGCGCCTGCGACCAAGCGCTTACCGTATCGCCCGAGTACCGCGCTGCGGTGAACGCTGTAAATAGCGCGTCGAACGAAGCTCTTGATGTATTGGAGAAATTGATCCCCAGCACACACGCGGTTGTAACGCTCAATCATGAACAAGGGTTCGCGCAAGCGGTTGTAAACCCTGAGATGCACAGCAAGCGCTTTCTTATTACCTGACATGCCTATTGCCCTAAAGCTCGGTACCACCGGCAACCTGGCGCGCTTCGCTGTGGGTGATGCGCTGCTGGTTGACGAGATCGAAACGCTGAACCCTACGGGCAATCTGACAGTGGGTAGTTTGCTGGGTGCTACCCAGTCTCTTTACTTAGGATCGGCAGCGGCCACGACGGTTGTACAAGGCAACCTGTCGGTTATTGGGTCCTTCACGTTTTCGAATTATGACCTGTACCTAGCGAATGATCCCGTTACCGTTTCAACAACGTACGCAAATACGTTCGTAGGAAACAAGCTGACGAACGAGACGTGGACGCGGGTAAGCGGTGGCACACTTCTTAAGAACATAGCGTACACGTACACGGGGAATAAAATGACCCAGGAAGTACGCACTATCTATGCGTCGAATGGTACGACTGTCGTTGCTCAGCTGACTGTGGCGTACAGTTATACTGGCAATAAGATGACGAGCGCCAACTCAACGCGCAACGTGTAGGAGCCTTATGTTTTCGTTTCCTGGCGCTGCAGCTCCGACCTTCGCGGATCCCAATACGCAAGCGGTGCACACCAATGCGTCTGTGAGCGCCAGCGGGTCCGTTGTTCTTTCAGGTTACGGAGCGGGTTCGCTCGAGCTCATCGTCAACATCACCGCGTCGCCCACGGGAACGCTACCGACGCTCCAGTACACCGTCACCGAGGTGGACCCGGTAACGCTGACCGCAACCGTTGGGGCCGCGCATTCTTCCAATGTGTTCAGCGCCATCGGGATTCAAGTGTTGACCATTCCCACGCAAAGTGGCGCGGTGAAAGTAGCGTGGACGATAGGAGGTACGGGCTCTCCCACGTTCACGGGGGTGAACGCGTCGGTAAGTGCGAAGGCCGACGTTGCGGTGGGTGCGGTAGGCGCTGCAGCACCGTTAACGGCCGTGCAGGTCGCGGGCTCCGATGGAACTAATCTGCGCGCGCTTGCCACCAATACGTCAGGGCAGCTGGTTGTCGCCCCCTTAACTACCACAGATAAAAGTGGTTCCGGGACGCTAGGGGCCCTGAACGCTACGCTCACCGTTCCACTCAACGGATGCACTACGTTGACGTGCAGCACAACCGGTACGTGGAACGGTACGGTAGAGGTTTTTGGGCAAGCTGGGGATGGACAGTGGGTTGGGCCCTTGCCCATTTTATTTGCCTATTCTTTTCAAAACTATTCCCTCAATCAAGGGTTTAACTTTGCAAGCAACATCGTCGGCAGCGTTAACGTCGGTGGCTATACCCAAATACAGCTTCAAATGACGGCGTATACGTCGGGTACAGTTACCATTACGTGGAATGCTTCCGTTGCACCTGGGACTACAGGTGCTGTTGCTCTACTACCGGATCAAGCAATTGCAATTGCGGGGGGTCTGACTGCATACGGGCAAACCTTTTACAATAACCCCATTTGTATCGGCGGCGTTGACGGGGGTGGGTTATTGCGCTCCGCATTAACGGACACGTCGGGGCGCCTAGTTGTTACACAAACAACGGCTACGAATCTTAAAGCACAAGTCGTTGGCCCGAACACGCTCGCGGATGCAACCGCCAACGCAGCAACTGCAGTACCCGCCCAGGCGTTTATTTCGGGGTACAATGGCACAACGTGGGACCGCACGCGTTCAGCTGGAAATGCAGCGGATGCTTTGGCCACGGTGGCATTGGGTGTCATCTACGTTAATGCGTTCAACATGGGGTACAACGGCACAACGTGGGACAGATTGAAGTCCAGTACCGCTAACGGTCTTCAAGTCGATGTAACGCGTGTGCAGGGGACGGTTTCAACAAAGCCAACGACCGCATCGACCCCGGCCGTCACACAAGTAGCTGGCAGTGCATCGAACGTGGTGCTCAAAGTTGCCAACGCCAATCGGTTAGGTTTACTCATCTACAACGACAGCACAGCCATCCTCTATGCAAAGCTGGGGACGACTGCGTCGAGCACCAGCTATTCGGTGCAGCTTGCACCCCAAACTTCTTTTTCAATCCCCTTTGGATATACGGGAGAGGTCGATGGTATCTGGGCATCGGCTGCGGGAAACGCGTACGTTACAGAGTTGACTGCGTAAGGAGACCGCATGACTTCGCAAACGTTAACCGCCGTCATTGCTTCGTGGACCCCCGTCAATGTGAATGCCGGTACGTATACTTGTCAGTACTTCGTGCAGGATCAACCAACAACAGCCGCATCCACCATGTTCTGGTATCGGGGTATGGTCCAAGCACAGGCTCTGCCGGCAGCGCCCGCGACCGCTGCTATCACACCGGTTACGCTCACGGGTTTGACGCAGGCGGCCCTTCTACAAAGCTTGCAAGCCGATGTAGCTAACCTCGTCGTCGCTTTGACAGCAAAGTACCCGACGGTTATTACGGTTCCAATCGGCTATGCAACGCCGGTCATCGTGAATATTCCGTGATATGAGCTACTTGATCGCTGATGCGCAGGATGTCGTTCCTCTCAGCCTCGTGGTGGAGCGCGAGGGCGTGGGGGGTATCGCGGGGTTATCCCCCACGGTAGCTCTGCGCCTCGGGGAAGATCCAACACAATACTTGGACTGGTCCCTCATGGCCTTCAAAGCCAGCGGATGGGTAACGAAGTACAAGACCATGACGGGGGTTGAGCGCGGGCACTACTACACGCTTCTCAGCTTGCCGACGTTGGGGGCTGTAGCCGGGGCGTCTTACGTGGCACAGTTCAACGTGAACAATGGCGCCGATGTTCAAGGGGAGGCCGAGGACGTTCTTTTAGTGACCTCGGTCGCTACGGATGTTGCGTTGCTTCGAAAGGCGCTGACCAACCGAATGGAAGAATCTCCGGGCAACCCAGGGCAGCTCACCCTGTTTGACGATGACGGCTTCACCGTTTTGGCGCGGTGGCAGCTTACGGACACGACCGGGGGGGCGGTGGTCAGCAGTTTGGGGACGCCGGCGCGTCGGAGCGCGCGCGTGTAATGCGCAGCGGCTTTCTTGCGTTGACGGGCGTTCCTTTCGGAACGCTTACGATCACCCGGGGCCTCGGGGGTTTCGGCACAGGGTTGGTGGAGCCGGTTGTAGAGGAGGGCGCGGAGCTTCCACGTCCGGCCCCGCGAGCGGTGCCCGAGAACAAGAAGGCGCCCACGGCGCTTGTTTACCAACCGATGGCTAAGAAAAAGAGGGGGCGCTAAGCGCCCCTGTATCAGTCGAGCTCCGCCCCTTGCAAACGGCGCAGGGGGGAGTCCGGCGCCCCGAAAACTTCGAGGCCCGCCAGCGCTACGATGTCCCGCAAAGACGCTTCGGGCGCCGTCGGGTCAACGTCGATAAGATCCTCAGGCCGAGGAAGAACACAGCCCGGCCAGAGGTTCGCGCTGGCCGCTAGGCTTTTCCCATGAGCGACGCCAAGAGATCTGCCGAGAGCTGCTCGTCGTAGCCCTGGCGGAGGTGCGCCTTGTAGTATTCCAGCAGTTGCGTGTGATCCATGTTCAGCGCGCGCTCGGTGAGCATCATCAGCATCATCAACTGGACGTTCGTGAGCTTGACGCCGCCAGTTACACGCTTGTTGAGCTCGGTCACGCTGGCGGACAGCTGTTCCTGCACCAAGGTCAGCCGCTGGATGGTCTCGGCAATTTGGAGAAGCGTGACGTTCGTCTCCCGAGCGTTGGTTCCTTGCGGCTGTTGCATGGCGGGCTGTTGAGGAAAGGGGATCGGTTGCTGCATGGGTTGCTGCGGCACGAGTTGCGGGTTCGTCGACATACCAGGTCCCGGCATCGTCGGCATCCCGAAAGACGTCGGGGAGTTCATCGGCATCGTCGGCATCCCGAAGGACGGCGGCGCGTTCATCGTGTTTGGCATCTGGGTAGGGATTTGTCCCGGCATCGACTGCGGTTGCGAAGGCATTTGACCGGGCGCACCCATGTGCGGGGGGAGCATGTGCGCGGGGATCACGACAGGGACTTGCGGCCCGGGCATCTGCGGGTTGAAGCCCCCCGGTTGCTGTTGTTGCTGTGGAAAGCCGCCTTGCACCGGCTGTTGCTGGAAGGGCAGTTGCTGCGGGTTGTTCGGCATTTGGGGCGGCATCTGGGGGTTGTTGTTCATGGCAGTTCCTTTTCTCTTGTCATGCTCGATCAGCGCGTCCGCAACGGTTTGAGCGCGGGCGTCCACGCTGAGGTCATGAAATGCGATCTTTTGTTCTTCCGTGCTGCACAAACCCATCAAGTGCATGAGCCTGTACAAGCCGGCCAATTGATACTGTGTTTTGAGGGCAGCGACATCGCGGGGGGCGGTATCGATGCTTACAAGGGCGATTCCCACTACTTTCTCCTGAGCTGCGTTAGGCGCTGTTGATGATCGGGGGAGAGCTCGGACCAACAAGCCGACACCTGCATATCAACACAGCGATAGCAGGGCTTTGCGTCGACCTTGGCAGGGTCTGGGTTGCGAATGTTCTTCGCCGGGCACTTCAGCTGTGCCTGTAAGTTGCTCCAAAACTCGGTGATGAACGTGATGAGGTTGACGCGCAATTCATCGAGGGCGTTGGGCTCTACGACAAACTCTTTACCCAAAAGCGCCTCGATGTACGCTGCGCGGTACCAGTTCGGTTGAACCGGTAGTTCCGCATGACGGCAGAGCTGGTAGAGCTCCGTGCGGTTCATGTGAGCGAAGAGTTCATAGAGCTCTTGCGTGGAGGAATCGAGCGATGGGTCCATCTTCGTCTTCGTTCCAGGCCCAGACTTCTGTGAAGGGGTCCTGATTCGGAAGGGTTACGGTTTTCGCACTTGAGATAGCAAAGTTTTGAGCGTCGTTACACCCGGCTGTTTTGGCGATGATATCTTCGAGTAACTTCACTCTATTGGACGCATCATTGCTCTTATGCCGAGCTACCTTCGTGGATTTCAGCCAGCGCTCGTTGTAAAGCTCTTCTTCGCGGAAGTGAAGTAGAAGAAGCACCTCGTACTCCACATTGGGGCGAAAGAACGCCAAGAAGTCAGGGTGGTTTTTTCCTAGAAACCCCTGCACTTCGTTCTTGAAACGCTCCCCCTCTTTGGTCAGTTTACGGAAGCGCCCGCGGGTAAAGTACGCGTGGTTGGTCGACGGGGGAAAGAGGGGAAGGCAGACGTACATCATGGGGGTGTCAAGCGTCGGAGTCCCCGGCGTCCTTGGTCCATGTTGGTCATTTCGACGTTCTGCCCCCGAAGGGTTACCTGGCGGCTCAGTCCCTTGGCGTAGCGCTCGAGCGCCTCCAAGATGGCGGTGATTTGCTTGTTGGCAACTTCGAGGTCCTGTTCAAGCTTCAGAAGTTCCCGAAAGCGCGGCTGTTCCTTGACCAAGTCTCTCAGAACGGTTTCGGCAGGTTTCGGACGCTTACCGAGGGCCACTTCATTGCGTATGGTGGCGCGTAGGTCGACCCCGATGATGTCCATTTCATTGCGTATGGTGATGAGCCGCCCTTCGATCTCCGCCTTGGCGCAGCTCGTGTACTCGAACCAGCAATCCACCTGGCCCATCAGGATGGAATAGGCGTCGCCTTCGAGGCGGGTGTATTGATCGGGATGAATGAGTGGGCGAGGAAAAGGGGGACGGCCCGGGGGGTCGAACCCCTTCATGGACAATTCCATGAACACGTCGTCGTAGCTATCCCATGTCGCGTGTGCAGCGGCTTCTTGCTGTTGCCCCAAGCCGATGTTGCCGCCTACGTGCAGCGTCATGTCAGCCTCCTAGGTACGAGAGAACGTTTGCGGCTTTGCGCGTGCCGGGTATAGGCCGGTTCGCAGGGCCGTTCGAAGGGGCACCATGTGCAGTGGCGCCCTTCTTCTCGATCGGGAAGTTGGTTCTGGGACGCAAGTAAGTGAATGTGCTTGGCCCGGCTGTCCATAAAGTTCCAAGCGTTGACGTCGAAGGGGATGAGCCAGGGGGTCTTTGGGGGTGTGTAGTTGCTGTTCGACTTGTTGTAATAAAGGATCCACGTCAGCGGAACATCGAGTAATCGCTGATACAGAGACACCTGCTGTACGTGGTCTTTATCCGGCTGCTTGATCTTGTCGTACTCCGGGGCGCTCTTGGTTTTGATCTCGAGCAGGATGCGCAAGTAAATATTTTCTTCCTGGTCGTAGAACGTGAAGAGGCCGTCGGCGCTGGACTGGTAAAGATACTGGGCGGCCAGGGCACTGGTTGTGGCGTCGATGCGTAGCTCGTGCTCGAACACGAGCTTGCCGCCCGTGTTGAAGCACATACGCTGGAAGTCGTCTTGCAGCAGTGCGTGCACCATGTGCCCCATGTCGAAGCGCATCTGCATGTTGACGTCCGCATCTTCTTCATTGACGGTCTTCTGCGCATTTATCAACGAGTAGGCCGCGTGCCGACTGCAATGGCACAATTCAGACGCGTGAAGCCCCGGAGCACGGTCTTCGTCTCCGGGGATGAATGCATTCACCGTACGCCGGCGTTTGCGCTGCGACTTGTAGTGTTCGAAGATACCCTTTAGTGCGGCCACATGGGCGAGCAGGGGCTTCCAGTCGTTGAGGGGGTCGTAGAGGTCATTGATCGTTACGAGACGGGGCACCGCTTACCTGCTTCCAGTGTTCATAGGGGACCAGGATCCACTGGTCGTCAACGTGCAGCGTCGACCGGTTGGTAAAGTTAATCTGGAAAAGGGGAACCTCACCGAGCGCACACTCAGAACGAATCTTGTCGAGGTCGGCTCTCTCCACCCTTATCCCCTTGGTGAAGGCGGTTTTATTCTCGATGCGGTACTTGCCCTTGACGCGGCCATCCCCTTTGCGCCAGGAGAGCGCCCCCGACCCCCGTTGACGGTGCCCGCCCATGTCCGCGGCTACCGCTTCTTCTTGCTTCATGGTCGCGCGCTTGACGCGCTTCGCGCTGGGCAGGGGGGGAAGCACGCTGGGAGCAAGGAGGGGCACGTTGATGGGGCGCTCCGAGGTCATCGCCTCGAACAACCCATCGTAGTTACCCGTCCACACGCCCACCGCATTACCCACGGAGAACTGCCAGTTCATTCGTTCGGGCGTCAGCGTAATGGGAAGGATCTTCAGCGATACAAGCATTGCACACCCGCTGACGCGAAGACTTCGCGTCTAACAAAGAACTCAAAGTTGACGTTACCCATCAAGTGCATACGCAGGTCATTTTCCGTAGGGTACTTGGTGCCCTCCAGGGGTTGCCGTGTCTGCCAATTGGTGACCATGAAGTAGCCACCGAAATTGGTGATGACACCACGGTGCGCCGCGGAGCGAATCAAGTCGCCATACATGTCGGTACCAAAGAGGTCGTAGTAGTACCGAAACTCTCCCGTGATGTTCTCGTGGGTTCCCGCTTTGCCCTTGAGGGTTTTGTAGTGGACCTCCTTTCCTATCGCGACCTTGTTGTTATCGTTAATCTTCGCGCCGCTCCAGAGCACGACGTCGATGAGTTTGAAGTGCTTGCTGGCTTCGCCCCCTTTGACCTCCCAGTCCTGGATGTACTTCTGCATAGGACTTGGGGCGCTGCCCTTGCTCTGATTGGCTACGACCTGCTGCACCATCATTAAGGTGGTGTTGTTGGTACCCCGGCGCGTCGTGGGTACGTAGTTCAACCAGAACTGCTTCATTAAAAACGCGTGGGCGCCGCGTTTGGCGAACTCATCGAGGTCTTTTTCTGCATCGGCCTGAGGTTGCAGCGAGGAAATGCTGTCGATGGCGACGATGTTACAAACGCTGCGTGACGTGAGGCCCAGAACTCCTTCGAGAATCTTCTCGCCGGTATCCCCCTGGATGGTTTCAATGTGCCCAACCTGCCGCTTCCAAAAGTCGATCTCTGTGGAAGAGAGCTGGGGGTAACCTCGCTGGTGGCGGATCTCGTTCCAGTTGTTGAGCACATTGTCGGGCACGGCGATGTAGCAGCCGACCTTTCGAATCCATTCAAAGTCCATGGCGCCCTCGGTATGGGCGATGGCCCCAATGAAATCATCGCCATAGATGCGTTGTTGCATGGCGAACATACGCCAGAGCAACCAGCTCTTGCCCGACCCGTAGGGCCCCGAAAGCATGGCGCCCCCACCGGCGGGAAACCCGCCCCCGAGGGCGATGTCGAGCTCGATGATGCCCGTGGGTCGTCGGAGCAAGTAAGGGCTTTCCAGGTCCTCTGCACTGACGAAAGTTTCGGGGTTCTTTTGGCGGAGCGCGTTGATCTCGCGCATCTTCTCCGCGTAGGACTTGTCCGTAACGCGGGTGAAGGTCTCGGTAGGGCTGAGCGCGCTCATGGAGGCCAGTGCTCCTTGGGGAGCAACCCCGGCGCTGACCTCGGAGGTCATCGCTACGGAAACGGTAGCGATCTTGGGCTGCGCTTTACCCTTGGCTTTCTTATCGTTGGGGGCGGGGTCTACTACGGTCTTTTTCTTTGCTGGCATGATTCTTTCTCAAAGGGTTCCGTGCCGTGCTTCGGGCACTGAAGGACCGAACCGTGCTTCTCGAGCGGGCCGCCACACTTAGGGCAACCCGCGTTCGCTACCTTCTCCCGCTGCTCCTGATCTACCCGTTCATCAACGCCGAGCTTCTCCATAACCGGTCTCCTTGAGCACCGCGCGAAGCCGCGCGGACTTGGAGAAGCATACGCGAATTTGAAGGTCGACGAACCGTTGGGTTTGCGTTTGCTTACGGCGCCCCTCCTTACCCGCGAGGTAAGTCAGAGAAACCGTACGCTGAACGCGCGAGGTGTAGACGCGCAGCGTGCCTAAGCCCGGTACGACGACGGTGCCTTGATGCACCAGTTGATCGAGCAGCGCATCGTACAAGGCGTCGGTGATGCTTGAGACACGCTTTCGGGACAGACCGAGGCGCTGCGCAACCAATGCGTCGAGGGCCAGCTTGTAGGTCTGACTCATTAGCCCTTGGCCTCGCCCCAGCTATCCCCCGAGCCACCCTCTGCAACGAGGGGGCAAAGAAGTTCTTCACTGAAGGGATGTTCCATTATCTCCTGGATGTTGGACATGGCAAAAGGCACGTATTCGGTACGGCACTCAAAGACGAGTTCGTCATGCACTTGCAGAACGGTGTGACAGTCGTATTCCCGATCAAGGGCCAGGGTATCAATGCTTAATTGTGCCATCATGGTGATGTCGGCCGCGCTGCCCTGTATGACAGTGTTCACCGCAAGGCGCTCCCCTTGTGCTCGCTCCACTTTATTGGACGACATGATCATGGGGATGTTGCGTCTACGACCGAGAATGGTGAAGGCGAAGCCTGAGGCGCGTCCTTCTTCCACCGTTTCGGTCATGAAGCGTTCCACGGCGGGATAGGTGCCCTTGTACTTCGCTATCTTGTCCTTGGCAGCTTGAACGGTGATGCCGAGGTCGTTCGCTAATTTGTTTGGGCCCATACCATAATTGAGCCCGAAGCCGATCGATTTTGCCCCAGTGCGGTCTTCGGCGCATGCATGCAGGTACTCTTCGAGCGTGCTGCCATAAAGGGTGGCCCGCGTCAGAACACCGGGAAGTACGGTCTCCGCTTCTTGTGCAGCATCGGTCGGCGACAACTTGGCGATCTTCTTGAGTAACCCCTTGGCTTCATTGATGTCGTCGTAGGACTTGCCGAACATCAGGGAGGCGTTACCGGCGTGGATATCCCATCCGCGCAAGAAGACGCCGACCATGGTTTGTTCTTGGGCAGCGGCGGCGAGCAGACGCATTTCCAGTTGCGAGTAATCAAAGCCGATGACGGTGTAACCGGGGTCCGTAATGAACGCCTTACGTAGGTTCCACTGATCATTCTCAGGGCGAGGTATGTTCTGAAGGTTAGGGTCACTTGAACTTATACGCCCTGTACGCGGTGTTTGATTGAAGCTCGAATGAATACGGTCGTAGGTGTCCACTAGCGCATCCAAGCCCACGATGTACGTGCCGTGCAGCTTTTCGTACTCGCGTTTTTGAATTATCAGCCCGACGACAGGGTCATCGTGTCGATAATGCTCGAGGCTGTCCGCATCCCACGACGGTCGGCGTATGCCGGACTTTCCCCCACTCGTCCACTTCAGAGGCGTTAGCCCTGTGCTATCCATATACTTGCCTACTTGGATGGATGAATTGGGGTTAAGAGCGAAGCCGGCGCGCATGGTGATCTCGCGCTCGATCTCCGCAATCTTCTTCTCCGCTTCGGGGCGGGCCGCTGCAAACTGCGCGCGGTTGACTTTGATACCCCGGCGCTCCATTTTCCAAAGCGACCGTGTGAAGGGAGATGCCACCTTGGTGAAGTAATCCCACAAGGTTTCGATGTACGGCGGCTTGCGGATGAATAGCGAGTACGTGCGCTCGCTTTGAAGTTTTGCGCGTAGAGATTCGAAGACTTTGAGCGTTCCCCACGCGTCGTTGGCCGCGTACTCTACGAGCAGCCCGAAGTTTTCCCGTTCCGCTTTTTCAATCAGCTGCGCGGGGGATTGCTTCGCATTGATCCTACCGAACTGATCCTGGAAGTCGGCCCAGGTCCAATTGAGAAGATGCTTCGCGATGAACTTGAGCTTGTGCGACAATTGATCGTAAAGCAGGGAATGCATGACCTGGACGCAGTACCACTTGCCAACGAGCGTGTGCCCGAAGTTGGCCAGGATGTGCATGTCGTACTTGGCGTTCGCCAAGATCCAGGTGATGTTTGGGTTTTGAAAGCAAGGGGTAAAGAGTGGCAACAGGTCTGCGTGCAGGGTGGCGCGTTGCTTACCCCAAGCCAGCGACCAATAAAGTGGTACGTCTTTCCAGCGAATGAGCCCGGTGGTCTCTGTATCGATGGCGACCTCACGCGTGTTGTACACCTCGCGAATAACCCGTTGAATTTCATCGGGGTGTGTAATGGGTCGTGTGGGGAGCGTAGCGTAAGGATGCCCGATGTATTGGGCGGTCGGTAAATCGGTGTTCCACATGCAAAGGCGCTTTCAAAGTAGAACGTTTGCGCCCGCGTCCCCGAAACGCGGGCGCCAAAACGCGCGGGTTACTGACCCTGCTGCCCGGAGAAGGGGGGCCAGCCGGGCAGGTTCATAGAGGGGGGCGAGAAGGCGGGCTGTGCCTGTGAAGCGGGCCAGATGGGCATTCCCCCGTTTGGCATAGCGGGCGCTGCCATCGATGCGGGGGGCGTTGGCATCAGGGGTTGCTGCGCAAAGGTTGGCGGGGTGAAGACGGGGTACGGCGCCGGTGCGGCAGGCATCGCGGTCTGCATGGGGGGATTGAAGGTTGGGTACGCGACCGGTACCTGCGTCTGGGAGGCAGGGCCCTTAGGAATGCCCCAAAGCTTGCGCTGTTCTTCGAGGGGCGTCGGCGCGAACTTCGCATCGAGGCGCAACGGTTTGATGTTGGCCGCCGTCGCTGCGTCCACTTGAATTGGTCGCGGGTTCGATCGGTTGGTGGGCAACAACGCGGTCTGGTTGTTCTTACCCGTAGGGATCGCCGTGAGCTCGAGGTCTTCATCGAAGAGCGTCGCGCGCTGGGGCGTCAGGTTGTACTGAGCGCACGCACGGCACGACAAGACCTCACGAACGAAGAGCACTTGCCCGCAGAGGGCGCAGCCGTAGGGTGCGTTCAGCTTTTTGGTCTGCTCTGCATTCAAGGTTGTCGTGCGCAGGTCGACAACCAGTGCGCCACACGAGGGGTTACCGCACATCTTGGCCGTGCAGATGATGGAGGCTTGGCTACCGCACGTTACACAATCTGTGCAGATGGTTTGGTCCATGTAGCCAAAGAGTTGTTCCTTGTGCATGGCGAACATCGGCCAGGGGATTAGATTTCCGATTTTGTACTCGTACTGGCCGACCCGTTGGTCATTGGGCGCTACGGGAACCCAGTCGTAGTACGGCTGTCCCGTTGAGGGGTTTCTGGCGTCGCTCGGAAGTTTGCACCACAGACCGTAGTCGTACCAAGTAAAGCCGAACTGCGGGGTGTTCGACATGTACTTACCACGATCTTCTTTTCCAGAGCCCCAGTACATGTCACATCCAAGGCAAGGCTCACGACGATTCTTGTCCATGCGCAGAGGCCCTGCGCAGCACACCGCCGTCTTTTTACTCGTGGGGTGACGGTGTACGTAAAAGGGGAAGTACTCGAGCGTCTCCTCTACAATCGTGTTGTCCTCGAGCACGTAGGGGACGACGTACTTTCCCGGGATGAAGCGACCCATGCGTGGATGATCCGGGAGGCGGAACGTATCCTTCCAGTAGGGGCCTCCCCCGCCAGCCTTCCGCGATTCCCGTGACTCCGCCTCACACTGCTTACGGTAGTGCTCCCGTTGATTCGCCGTGCCACCCCCGAAGGGCGTGACATGCGTCAAATCCCGCGGGTCTTTTCCAAATGCTGCCATACGTTCTCCTCTGGCCCTTTAGGCGTTACTTACAGGGACTGTGCCCTCTTTTTTGTTAAGCCAAGTGCTGTACGGTACGGCGTCGAAGAGCTGTTCCCAGACTTCTTCCGCCGTTAAGTTATCGGGTTGGGCATCTTCGTCATCGAGCAAACGGGGTGGGTATTCAATGACGTGGGCGTTGAGAGTGCTTCCCAGGGAGGGGCCGTCGTAGCGGCGGTACGCGCGCATTAGTTCCTCCCCGGGGTCTTGGTGAAAGCGGATCTGGTAGGGGTCCACGGCGTAGCGCTTTGTTTGCTGAAGAACTTGCCCGGCGTTGTACGTGCCACGGATTCCCGCGGCGTTGTTATCGAGGAAGAAGTACACTTTCCCGCCAAACTTTTCAATCAGCCAGCGGTGCTCCCAGGAGAAGTAAGAGCCCATCAAGCCGATCACATTCTTGATGCCGGCTTGCCAGACCCACATGCACGCTTTGTATCCTTCTACAACAACCAAAAAGCTATGCTCGGGTCTGTGCACAAGGAGAGAAGGAAGCACGTTATGCAAGTTGTAAAGGACCTTGCGTCGATCCCAGGGGCCGCGCTCGGGTAGACCCCACAAGAGGTATTCCTTGTTGTAGATTTTGTAGCGGGGGCGCACATCCTTGTGGAGCGTACGTCCGTTGATACCCACGAGGCGCCCGAGGGTATCGCGAATGGGGTACGTGATGCGGTCGTGCCAATGGTCAAAGCCGACGTCGAAGTAGCGCAGCGTTTCTTCCTTGAACCCGGCCATTAGAAGTGAAGGGATGGTGTATCCATCAAAAAAGCCAAGGGCGCCTTCAGGCAGAGGCGCCAGGCTGTAGACCCCCGGGTCGAGGGGGTCAGGCCCCGGGGGGGTTGTACGCCGCGCGGCCTCGATGAGGTCTTTGTACTGAAGGTCGATGAGCTGATGGGAAACGCCTACCCCGCGCAAAAAGGTGAGCAGGTTTCCCTTGGCGTGACAGGAGTGGCAGAAGTAAACGCCGTTCAGGATGTTCATCGCGAAGGACGCGGTGGCATCATCATGAAACGGGCACAGGGCCATCACGTTCTCCGAACCGGAGGGCCGTACGTTCTCGAGGAACTTGTAAGCGATATCCAGAATCTCGGAGTGAACGTCGTAGGTCAATGAACCATCCCCGCGACCTCAGCTGCCCCCTTAGAAATCTCAGCGGATTCTTGTTTATTTATTAGAGGGCGTGGAGGCTTAACAGCAGAAGCTTGCTTTGACTGCGCTTCGGTTTTCAGGACCGCTTGCGCTTCCTTGTCGGATAGTTCGCCGTAGTAAGAAAAGTTGTGGGCGGGCATTCCGTGGATACGAAAACCGGAGAGCTTATAGCGTCGACATGCGCCCCCCATAACGAGGGCCAGCGTGTTGGCTCCCTTCTTCCACTCATTGATAACGCGAATGAGCATGGTGGCGTCTTGGCCAAGGGAGTCGGAGAACGCGACCTCTTCCGTGTTGGCGTCTTCATTCTTCGCGGCGTCCCGGTTGGCTTGAACGCTGGCGATGACGGGTATTTTCATATGAAGCACCACCTGCCGTAGGGCGCGGCTGATGTTGGCAACCCGCTCGTTAGGTTTCTTCGAACCGTGCAGGTCACTCATGAGGTACATGCCGTCGACGAATACAATGTGCGGTTTGTAGCGATCGATCTTCGATTCGAGCCACGCGACGGTGTCCTGTCCAGGACGAACGTCTTGTGCCGAAAGGCATACGAAGGTCATGCGCTGTTTTAGAAGGCGCAACGAGTCGGCCACACAGTAGAAGCTATCGCGTTCTTCAGGCGTTAGACGCCCTGCGGTGAAGCGCTCGTAATCAACTCCAGCCATGGTGCAGCCGATGCGTTCGAAGATCTCATCGGCGTCCATTTCCTTAGAGTAAATGAGAATGCGATAGGCAGGGTCGAGATCGATGATGAAGGCGGCGAGGTAACAAATGATCCAGCTCTTCATCGACTTCGGGCGTCCGTAGACGATGATGTAGTCGGTGCTTCGAATACCGAGCGTCGCCTTTTGAAGAGGTTCCCAAGGCCAGGGGCATACGGAAACCCGTTCCCCACGTGCCGCGGCTAAATAATTGTTCCAGACGCGGGGCATGGCGTCGGAGGCATGCACATCGATCTTACGCGGCGTGCAATCGTTGCGAAGGCTTGCCGCAGCTTCTTGAAGAAAGCCGACGGCGCGTGCCGGGTCCACTTCCACCAACTCGCCGACTTGCGCAACGAGCTGCCTCGTTTGAACCTTGATCCGGTCCTTGCGCACCTCAGCGCAAAGAGCGTCGGTGGTCATTGATTTATCGTCGCAGAGGGCAAAGTGAGGAAACTTCTGCATCAGCGCTTGGGGACCCCAAACGCTGCCCATGGTCTCCGGCGCGGAGTAGTAACCGAGGAGCTGAGTAAAGAAGCCCTTGGTTTCGGACATTGTGAAGTCGTCGTGCGTAATCCCCCATTGCACGACCGAGTTCAGGTCGCCGTTACTAATGATGCGCGATACGAGCTGATGCTGCCAACTGTACAGGGTACGGCGCTCCTTTCCTGCCCCCAGGATTGTTACGGGGGGTGACGACGGTACGTCCCCCATGCGGTCTGCGCAATGAGGGACATTGGTACTACTAGGTGTGGTAGTTAGGAGACAGCGATCCCACTACATATCGGGGACGTCGCTACCGGTCAGGTGCTCCGCGAGACCCATTGCCTGGGTTTTCGGTAGAGAGACAGCTCCAGGCCCGTCTACCCCATCTGAGAAAACGGTGCGTGCAACGTCCCCTTCCAGACAAGCGACAAACTGACGAAATGCGTCTTGGGTCGCTGGGCTCCATACGTTGCCGGTATGACGAATGAAAGCGGACACCCGCGTGGTAGGATTCATTAAAGCGCTGAGCACTTGAATCTCGGGTGTGTTTTTGGTGTAGTCGATGGTGAGACGCGCTAGCTGCACGCGTGTAAGAGAGCTGGTTCCATCAACGGGCACAGCGATTCCTTAAAGGATAGGAAGGCCCGCCGCGGCGGCGCCCTCGTTGAGAAGGCGTCGTCCCGTAATGAAACACGCCTCAGTGGTAAACGACAGCGCACCCTCGGCGGAGGGGCAAGGACACGTCAAGGTGACGGTGTACCGTTGCTTGCTGTAGTCCTCGGAAGCGGTGGACAAGAGCACCGCAACAGTGCTTGTGAGTTCCCCCTTCTGTTCAGCGAAATGAGCTTGCTGTGCCATCAAGCGGAAGGGGTCTTCTTCCAAAGCGCCGCCGCTTTGTTGCGGAGAAATCCCGTACTTCTCGTAGAGGGCGTGCCAAGCGGGCGTGATCATGGAAGTACCATCGGCGGGGGTACGTGATAGTTCGGGGTTACCTTGATAACCTCGTCAACGACATCCTTGGGGATTAGCCTTTTCTCAGCGGCCAGCTGAAGCTTCTTCGGATCGATTTTGTAGACGACCTTGTTGGTGATCGTTCCCCCTGCGGAGAGAAAGGCATCGTGTCCCACGGCCGCATAAAGAGCGTCGGCGTTCACGGTGGTGGTTTTTTGGTAGAACTCGAAGTCGCTGCAGGAGACACCGAGACCCCGCACGGCTTTCTCTGCATCTTCCCGCGTTGTGTTGTACGCTTCCAGCAAGCCATCAAGCACTAGAAAGAATGCTTGATTGGCTTGCTTGAATGCTTGCAGATTGCTCTTGGCGTTTTCAAACGCCGCCACTTCCGGGACCTTGCTTGAATCGACGTCGTTGTGTCTCACCATTCCTCCTCACCCGCAGCGCCATCAAGCTGCGACGCACTGACTGTTTCAGGGGCTACGACCTCGCCGTAAACCGTTTGCATGTAGCTTGCGTAGTACCGTTTGACGGCGCTGAGCCCGGATGCAAACTTCTCTTTGGGACTGCCCGTGCTCTTGTCAGAGAAGCAACGAAGAACGTAGGCAGGGTGAAGCAAGGGCACGACGGGGTATTCCACGACGCTTTGCTGCGTGGGCATGATGTATTCCCCGCGCACCTTGTGACGCCACACGCCCTTCGGCGTGAGCTGCGCGCGATGACCTGCGCCGGGAAGCTTCAAAACGGTGCCCGGGGCACCCACCATGTCGGGTTTCAGCTCCCCGGATTCTTGAAGTACTTTGAGTGATCGTCCGAGAACGGCTTCGGCCGCTGTGGCTCCCAGGGTTACGATGAGAATTGGATCCACCGCGTAGATTTCTTGTTGAAGGCGCGGTAGACACGCGGCCCGCTGAACAGTATTGGGGGCTTCATCTTGTTCGACGGGTAAAGAAACGCCTTTGCGCGTTACGAACTTCTGGCGTCCTTCACCATCCAGTTGATAGATGAAGGAGCGGCAGCACACGGCGTTTGTGATGTAGAAGTGCTTGATGCCGATGGCTTCAAGAACGGTGCGCAGGAAGCGACCACTCTTGCCTATGAAGGGGCGCCCCTCTTCGTTTTCCTCACGTCCAGGGCCTTCGCCGATGAACATGATGGCACCCTGAGCGCCTTCGCCGAATACGAAGGCGCCCCCGGTTTCTTGCCGGACCTGCCCAAGATTGCAGGCCGTACAGGTCTCCCATTCTTGTCGAAGAACGGTGAGGCTCTTTCGGTAGTCAGGGGTCATGAATCAACCAAGAAGGATTTTCTTCGCGTCTCTTGTGCCTTCGTTCGGCAAGGACTTTGCCAGGGTCAAGTTGGCGCTTTGCGCTCGAGCGCGAAGCAGCCCGGTTAGCAGGTTCTCACGCATGCTGCTGTAGGCGCGCGCCTCTTCTTCTTCCATCTCGGAGAACCGTCGGATGTTCTCGATGTGTACCGTGAGCGTAACCGGCGCGTTGGACAGGTCGAGAGGCAGCAATACCGGGTCGTAGGCCGCGTGGAGGATGCCCTGCGGGGTTGGAACACGAATCGGTGCGCAGTGCAGCTCGAAGGCATCGTAGACGGTTGCAACGTCGCCGGCCTGGGCCTTGTGGTACCGGCACCCATCGCCAATGCGGCAAACCAGCCGACGGGTGCCCGAATCCACTACCGCCCAAACAGTTCCATCGTTGTTGCTGGGGGCTTCATTCTTGATTTCCATGATGACGGGAATCCTACGAGGATCGGTTCGTACGGTCCGCCTTCCTCGGCAGGCCAGGACCGTAAGTGGCTTATCAGCTTTTTCGCCATGCCGATGCACTGGCCAACGTCGTCCACGATGCCCAAGAGCAGCGGCGTCTTTTTGTCAGGTTCTGGCCGCGTCGGGCGGCCTAGCAATTGTTGTAGACCTGGCTGTTGTGAAAACAGCGAGGAAAGGATGATGGTGTCAAGGCGCTGGCAGTCGTACCCTTCTTTGCCGTACTTGGTGATGGAGAAGATGACGTCGCGCTCAGCCACGAAGCGGTTGCGTACACCCGGGTCGACCTCGTACGTCAGCAGCCCTGCCTGGGTTGTGACCGCAAGCAAATCGTGGATGTATGCGCGTTGCCGTCGCTCGAGCTCATTTTGGAGCTTGCGGGCTACAGCAACTTGACGCTCAATTTGTTGCAGGCCCACGAGCTCCGCACGAAGGGTCTGCTGTTCGAGGGCCGTGATCCCCTTCGTGAGGCGCGCTTCAATGCACGCTTTGCGCCGCTGCATCTTCTTCAGGTCCTTGGGCGGCACTAGGAGGGGGCTCAACTGTTCCCCCACATCGGCGGGGGTAGGCAAGGGGATGTCCGTGTAAAGCGGGTGCCCCGGGCGCTCCCAGCACGACGTCAAGTTGACGACCTCATCAACGCTGTTCGAGAGCACCAAGACCACCCGTTTGTTTTGTCGCGCTTCGTGCACCAAGCGCAGGAGTAAATTGACGCGGGGTGGGCATTGCCCGAAGTAACTGCTGAGCTTTGAGAGATGTACCTCGCCGTTGACGTCAACTACTTTGGGCGCGACGGTGGGGTCCTTCATGTCGACACCTACGCCACTCCAGATGAAACTGAAGGTGGGTAGAAGCAGCGGCGTTAGATTCTTGTAAACGATGGGGCCTACGTGTCCTTCAGAAAGAACGTGGCGTCCATCCGTGCGCTCGGGGGTTGCCGTCAACGAAATGCGCATGCCGTAGAACATGTCGGCGGTTTTGGAGAACAGGGGTGCTGGGCAATGGTGGCCTTCCTCAAAAAAGATAAGCCCGAACCATCGGCGTGCTTCTTCCGGAATGGTGTCCGCCCAGTTAGCGATGGAATGGTACGTCGCAAGGACAATGCCGTGTTGCCATTCCTTTTTCCCCAGGGCGTAGACACCTACACCGCCCGGAACAACAAGACACGCGTTGATCTCTTTTTGCCACTGGTAGAGCAGCTGCGTGTTGTCCACCAGGATTAGTGCAGGTACACAGCGCCGGGCGATGAACTCAAGGGCAATAATCGTTTTTCCGCGGCCACATGTTAATTGCAGTACACCACCTTGTGAACTCTCGAGCGCCTCAAGGCTTAGCCTTTGAATGTTGTTACCTGTGGGTACCAGAATCTTGTGGCCGCCCACCGTTTTCTCGATTTTGTGGTCGAGCTTTATACGGCTAGTAAAATTGATGGTGGGGTACTGACGCGGACGACAGTCAATGACAGGGCAGGGTAACCGCACGGGGTCCCAGAAAGCGCGAGGTATTAAAAGGTGAGCGGGCGCTTCCTTCCAGAGATAATCGATGCGCGTATGGCCTTCGGCACCATACGCGCTCGAACTCTCATACGTGAGCGCGCTCTTCACGCTGTTCACGTCAATGAGATACTTCGGGATCCAAAGGTAGCGGTCGAGGTACGCCTTGTCGGGATCCCGGCGAATGACTTTCATGGGCGGTGGAAGTACGCCGTCCAGGGATAGTAATCTACGATATTCAGCGCGGTCATAAGCCCTCCCTTAATTGCACCCCGGCCTAGCGCAGCGGCAGCCATGCGCCAAATATCTTGGGGTTTCACCGGCGGTGGTTCGGGTACGGTGAGAAACGAACCTGATTGAACGCCGGGTAGAATGTGGTTTTGTGGTGCGTATGCGGGGACGCTAGCGTTCTCCGGAGCGACGAGTTGTACCGGCATGTGCTGGGGCTGGCTCGCGAAGTAACTTCCGTGAACTGCGTAGGCTTGTTGTTGCTGTACCGGGTACGCTTGCGTTTGGGTCCCTTGTTGTACAGGGCGTTGGTACATAGACTGCACCGGGTATTGGGGCTGCGCTTGGTAAGTTTGCTGTACTTGCGGTAGGGGTGCCGGCAGCCGTGTTTGATTCGCGAGCGCTTGCTGTAGCGAGCTCATCTGTTGAATGGGCGTCGGGTAGGTTTGCGACGTACCGGGCATCATCGCCGGTGGCATGACCGGGTGCGGCGTCGGCGTTGGCGCCACCGGTCGGGAAGGGATCATCCCTAGAATGGTCGGGCTCGTGTTGGGTTCAATCTGTTGACGTACGGGTACATTCATAGACATTGCTTCCTGACAGCGACCATAAAAAGAACACGCCTCCCTTTGATGCGTTGCGCCTGACCAATAGCTTGTGTCATTGCCCCCCGCGCATTTAACGTTGTTTGGATCGTGCTTGACGCCAAAGCATAGGGGGCCAACCCAGCCGCAAGACGCGCACACGCTCTCTTCAGACCCGTTGGCATTGCACGCCGTTTGAACCGTGTGTCGTCTGCAGCTTGGGCAGAGCGCGCTTTCCATAAACCTCCTCGGGGGCTAGCGGGGCTTGCCTCCAGTTCTCTTATGCCTGCGCTACCCGCTACTCTTTCGGCTATTACGGCGTGCTAGTTTGAGGGAGCGCTATGCAAAAACTCAGTGGTATGATCCTGGACCCCTTCGACGATGCCGAAGGCCGCGTGATGCGCGCGCTCTATCCTCGTTATGAAGATGTACCCTCTTTTGTGAAAACCGCGATGACGGTTTCCCAAGAGGAACTTCAAGCTCTTCCCGACGATGTATTCGCCTTGGTGTTGCGCCAGGGGGATGTAACTCTTCGCAAGTATGCGTGTGTCGATACAGGGAATACCGCGTTGAACGTGGGGTACTTCTTGGCCACTTTCGACAAACTCCCCGTCGAAGCAGTGAAGGTAGCGGCGCACAGTTTGATCACGGCGTGCGGCTGGTACGACATCGATCCGCCTGAAGCATTGAAGAAGCTGAGCACGGGGCTTTTGCCTACGGTGGGGCGCCAACGGGTGTGGAAGGACAGTGAGGGTACGCTGTACGGAAGCGATGGATCGAGCTGGGATCTTCAAAAGACGGCGGATGTTATCGGCACGATGGACATGCCCACGCAGGCGCCCATGGATAGCGTGGTGCGTAAAAAGCCGGCGCTGTCCGTCGCGAAGACAGCGGAAGAAGGCATCGCGCACCTGGTGGACACGGATAAGAAAACCGAAGGGGACGACGACACCGTACTCGAGCAGACGTTCGGGATTACTGCGAAGAATCCAGCCAAGGAGCCACAAGTTACGGCGGTGCTGCGCCCGCATGTGGACGTGACGGATAAAGAACCGCCGAAGCTGGTGAGCGAGAAGACCGCACGGTATTACGCGCTGCCCTATGCGCAGCGTTACCCTCTCGATACACATGCGCAGGTAAAAGCGGCGAGCGCGTACTTCGATGCGTATGTCCGCCTTATGGCTCCAGAGGATCGCCACACGTTCGCGGTCAATCTGGTGAAGCGCGCCGAGCCGCTTTCCATCGGTCTAAGCAAGACCGCTATGCAGTACGGGCAAACCGCGTACGCACCGGCGGAACACATTGAAGCGTGCATCGAAGGGCGCGTTCAGCTGCTTCAGCCCCACGTGGATGGATTTACGGAGGCGGAGAAGACCGCGAGCCAGCATGCCATCGGTCTTTACCAGGAGCTGTTTCACAGCCGGGCGCTTTTAACTCCCCCGGTGTTTGCGCGGACGCTTTCGGATATCGATAAGCTGGCGGGTCTTGATGAATTTTGGGACCAAGACGTTGTCGACCCCTTCCTGTCCACGTTCTATAAGACCGCGGAACAAGATGATTCGAGCGATGCCCTCATCGTGGGTAACGAATACATGCGCTTGACGGACTTGAAAGCCCTTGCGGCTAACAAACCCGCTACGTTGCGAAAGCGGTTCAGCGAAGAGCTTGTTACGGCGTTCCAGAAGGATCCGGTGGGTATCTTCGAATCGCTCCCCCTGGACCAACGCTTGGTTTTGATGCGCATCGCTAATGGTGCAACCGAAACGCGAATGGCGTAGGGTAAGGCCGATACATGCCGACCTTGCTCCGCCCCGACGATCCGGATATTCAGAAGCTCGAGCGGCTTGCGGTTAAAGGAACGAGTGAAGACGAAGCCAAGACGCTGGCGCAGCTTCTTCAAGAAGAACCCGAAGACAACGCCACGCAAGTCGCTGAGGTGCTCGAAACGCCAAGCACCAAAGTGGTTTCTTCGGCGGCTCCTTCACCGACCACCATCAACCTGTTCCAACATCCGGACGCGCACCCCTATGTGCTCGACGTGGCCCTTCTTCGTCGCTATGGCCCGGCATGGATGGGTTGGGAACCCGACCTCTTAGAAGCCAAGATCCTGCTTGATTTCCACACGCGCAGCATCAGCGATCTGACGCGCGACAAGATTCAAGCACTCAAGACGCTTCATCTAGTCGACACGTTCTGGGATTCGTGGCTCGTGTTTGTACCCTGCGCCATGGCCTTGTCCGGGGTGCATGCGGACTTTCGGGTCCTGAACGCTTTGACCGTCCCCCAAGCCATGATTGCGGTCGACATCGCGGCCAAGCTGCGTACCGACGTACCGTACAGCCTTGACGTGCGTACGTACCTCGCGGTGGTGCACCTGCACGACGGCATGGTGTGCCCGATCGAACCCCTGACCGATATCGTGGACGTCGATACGTCGCGTTACGATCTCGACGTACCCAAGATTCGAGCTCAATGGGATGCGGTGCGTAAAGACGATCGAGCGCCGGAAGGGTTAACACCCGAAGCGGTTCAGCTACAGCGCATGCTCGAAGCCCATCATCTTTTAGAGGAGAGCCGGCAGCATCTGAGCGACCAGCTGCCCCTTGTTTACCATGCTTGATCCGCTTCTTTTGCATTACATGCACGAGGCGTTGCAGAAGGAAGCGTTCTTAGGAGGGTTGGCACGCGGCGCCCTGACCGCGGCCTCTCAGAAGCTGACGCAGTCGGGGGCGGGCGCCGCTTTGCAAAGTGCTGGACGCGCGGTGGGGGGCCAGATGGTACGTTCCGCGGGTAACGTGGGCGCGGGCATGGGCCTCGGGGCGGCTGCGGGCGGCGCGCTCGGCGCGGCACACGGCGCCTACCAGGGGTACAGCAAACCAGTCGAAGAAGGGGGAGGTACGCTGGGCGCTCTTTCGGGCGCACTCGCCGGCGGAAGCCGGGGCGCCTTGATTGGCACCGCCGTGGGGGGTGCCGCGGGGTTGGCTTCGGGGGGCCGCGGGGCGGGGACGGTGGCGCAGCTCACCGCGGGCAAATACAACCCGCTTGGTTTGGCGGCTCGGTCTGGGCAGCGCCAGCTTCACTCCGTGACCGGGTTGGTCCCTGGGGGCGCCGCGCGGGGAACGCCGCAGTACGCGCAAGCCCTGACGCAGTTGAACGTCGGGGGTTTGAAAGATCACTTGAATGCGGCGGAGAAGGCGTTGCAACGGGGCAACATCCCCGCGATGGATCAAGTGAACGGGCGGTACCGTCAGGCGCTCGAAGGCGCGCAAAAGGGGCAGACCAGCTTGGCGGGGATCGCTCAGAACTTCCAGGAGAAGGGGCTGCGCGAGGGCGGTAAAGATGTGCTGCAGCACGGTCTCGGCAATGCGTGGAGGGGGCAGAGTACGTTAGGCAAGGCCGCGTTGATCGGCACCCCGGCCGCCGGCGCTGCCCTTGCCGCAGCGCAGCCCAGTGATCCGAATGATCCCGACGCACCGAGCACGAAAGGGGAGCAAGTCGGGGGTGCCCTTGGAAGCGGGGTAGCGTCCGCGTTGACGCCTTTCGTGGGTTCCACGGGGGGTCGTGCAATTGGGCACGTGGGAAGCGCTGTGGGCGGCACCATCGGGAAAGGCATCGGACAATTGGTGGGTGTGAAGAAGAACCAACCGCCATCCATGACGCTCGGCGGTGGCGCCGCGACCCCCGGCGCGCAGCCGGGTCTCGATAGCCCCCAAGTTGAACGAGTGATGACCAACGCAGCGCAAGGCAAACCGCCGGATAACCTGATGTCATGAGCTTCTCCTTCGGTAACTTTGCGATGGGCTCCCCCACGAGCCCTGGGCGCTTTCAAGGGGGCATGACCCGCGGCCGTATTCAGGGCGGCAACGTGCAAGGGGTCAATTACCCGAGCCCTTTCTTTGATGTCGCGCACACGTACTTGCCGACCACGGTTAAGCAGCTTTTCAAGTTCTGCCGGTACTACTTCCTGACCAACCCGCTCATCAACGCCATCATTGTTAAGTTGGCGGAATATCCGGTGACAGACGTAGTCGTGGACCACGAAGATCCCGAAGTTGTACGACGGTGGAGCGAGTACTTTAATGAAACCATCCGCATGCGATCGTTTCAGATTGAGTGCGGCTTGGACTACCAGTGCTACGGCACGTCGGCGGTCAGTCTTTCCTTCCCCTTTCAGAAATACCTGACGTGTACATCCTGCGGCTTCAGTGAACAGGCGCGCAAGATCCGTGAGTATTGGCTGTACACGAGCCACGAGTTTCGTTTGTCGTGCCCCAAGTGCGGGCAGACGGGTGCAGCAACTCCGAAGGATTGGTATTACCGCGACGCCAGCTCTATTCGTCCAGTGCGCTGGAGCGTGGAAGACATCGAAGTCAGCTACAACGACATCACGGGCGAGTGCACGTACTTCTATACGCTGCCCGCGCCCATTCGCGCCGACGTTACCCTGGGAAAAAAGGACATCGTCGAGGGCATGCCCCAAATCTTTCTTCAGGCAATTCGCCAAGAGAAGGGGGTCGTTTTCAGCAAGGCCAACCTTTTCGTAATGAAGCGGCCAACGCTGGCGTTCCAAGATCGCGGCTGGGGTATCCCGCTTATCCTGCCCGTTCTCAAAGATGCGTTCTACTTGCAGATCATGAAGAAGGCGCAGGAAGCGCTTCTGCTTGAGCATATTGTTCCCCTACGCATTTTGTTTCCCCAAGCGGCTAGCGGAACTACCGATCCATTCACGACAATCAATCTTCTCGATTGGCGTGACCAAGTTGCGATGGAGCTCGCGCGTTGGAGGCAGGACTGTGTGACGCCAGAGTCTTGGGTGGAAGCTGAGGCTGGGGTTGTACAAGCGGGGAGCGTGAAGAAGGGTGATCGTCTCCGTGACCACACAGGGTTCTTGTCTACTGTTGAGAAAGTATGGCGCCGCCCCCTACGTGACGGCGAGCGCGCGTACCAAGTTGTTGTACGCGGTTTGCACGGTGCTGTGCCCTGCGTGTCAGAAGGCCACCCGTTCATTGCACGACGGAAGTTCAACAATGGCAACGGGCACAAACTTGGAGGTGAGACTAAGCCCATCCGCGTGAAGGACCTGCGCGTGGGGGACTACATCGGGTACCCCGTACCGAAGTATCCCGCGTCGGAAGCGAGTACACTTGATCTCGCAGAGTTCGTGGACAATGCAGTGACCAACGACTGGGTCTACGTAGACTATCGAGACGCGGGTGTTCCCGAAGCGTACGAGCACTTGGCGTCGGGCGCAGAAGCTACAGATCGACAAGCATTGCTCTCGGAAAAGGGTTGGTCGGTCAACCAGTACAAGACCGCGCAGAATGCGATCCGTGAGCAGCGCGTACCCCGTCGTGTTACCCGTTACATCGCCTTTGACGAAGAGCTGTGCTGGGTCTCTGGGTTGTACCTGGCCGAGGGGAACGTCACGCCGAAGCAGGTTCTTTTCTCGCTGCACAGGGACGGGGCGGAATTCGTGGCGCGCCTCGATGCGTTCTTCCTGAAGAACTTTGGAACCGAAGGGTTTACCGCGGAAAAGAGTGAACAGGGCATCCAGCGTGTCTACTCAAGCACAGTAGCCGCCCAGTTTTTCCATAGCCTGTGCGAGGGTACATCCGTCAGGAAGCGCGTGGCAGACGAGTTGAAGCACGCCGGGGAGCGGCGCGTCGCTTCACTTCTTCACGGCTACTTCGACGGCGACGGTTGTTACCACGAGGGCCACAAAACGGAGAAGCGTGACGCGATTACAGCCAGCCGACAGCTCGCTGCCGACGTTCGCAATCTTCTTCTCGCCTATGGGTTCATCCCGGGTCTTACACGTCAAGAACCGGAAGCCTACTGCATCAACGGGAAGACGGGCGTGTCCAGCGGTTCGTACAAGATATCGCTTCACGGCGGCATGGCCCTGCGTTTTGACGCTTGGCTACGCGGTGAGCCGCTCCCACACGTAGTTCACTGCAACATCGGGCTCTTTAAGGACGGCTACGTGTGGCATCGCATCGAGGAGCTCCGGGAGGTAGAAGCCAAGGAGGTGATCGGTTTCCAGATGACCTGTGGTCCCGTCGTTACCCTCGAAGACGACACGGAAACGCACGGCACGTTCTGCTTGTGGGGCATGGCCTCAGTTAACACGAACTACATCCCGATCATGCCCCTACCCCTGGGTAATCAGACCATTGGTGGGGATGGCAAAGCGCTCTTGATGAGTCAAGAAATGCAAATGCTAGGCGAGCAGATCATGATGGGCATGGGTGTGCCCCGGGAGTTTTTGCAAGGCGGCTTGTCCTGGGCTGGCAGCAACGTGTCCATGCGCATGCTCGAGAACACGTTCTTGAGCTTCATCGGCCGACAGCGGCAGATGGTCAATTGGATCATGCAGCTCGTCTCCCATTTCATGGGGTGGCCCAAGGTCAATGTACGGCTCAAGCCGTTCAAGATGGCCGACGACATGCAACGTAAGAGCTACTTGTTCCAGCTGAACCAAGCGAACAAGATCAGCGACACCACGCTACTGGCGGACGCCGACCTCGATATTGAAGATGAGAACGACATCATGATCCGCGAGAGCGCCAGGCGCTTGGCGGCGGTGAAGAAGCAACAGCTCGCGATGGCCGAGATTCAAGGCGAGAGCCAGGTCATCATGATGAAGATGCAAGCCAAGGCGCAGCAAACGATGCAGCAAGCGCAGCAGCAACCTTTGGCACCGGGAGAGCCCGGGGGGCCCGATGGCGCCCTGAACGCGCAGCAAGCGCAACAAGCAGCACAGCCACCCCCCGTCCCCATGTTGCCTGGGCCTGCGCCTGCGCGCGGGTACTCTTCGAGCGTGCCAGCCGGCGCGCAGAGCTCCCTTAGTATCGATCAGGACTTGGGGTCGTCCGCCGGGAACGAGAAGATGCCCGTCGACTTGGTTCAGCTGGCCACTGGCTACGCCAAACAGATCGCGCAGCTTGATCCAGACATGCAAGAGATGGCGCTCAACGCTCTGGCGGCGCAGAGTCAAGACCTGGCCGATTTGGTGACTGAACTCATCAGTAAAGAACAACAGAGCGCCGCCCCCGCAGGCGACGCCGTCATGCTGGGCGACGCTCAGGGGGGCTCGGAAACGGGGGGCGTGGACATGCGTCCGTTGCCCGAAGCATTGCCCCCACGGCGGATGCAGGCGTTGATCTAGCTATGGGTACGAAGCTGCATGAAGCCCGCTTGCCCGATGGGCGGCACTACTCTTGGTCGTTTTTCTGCCCGGGGTGTCAGTCGGTTCACTGCGTTACGAGTGGCTGGTCCTTCAATGGATCCTCTACGGCGCCGACCTTTTCTCCACCTGTCTTGGTGCATGCAGAGCCGGCCGTTGGTTACCCACGGTGTCACTCCCACGTGACGAATGGCGAGATCGCGTATTGTTCAGATTCTACGCATGCGCTGGCGGGAAAGACCGTGCCGTTACCGGACTGGGATGCCACCAGGTTTGCTGCAGACAAGCTCTTACATCCAGAGCAAAAGAACAGCTAAAAGAAACACGGGGCGCCCTCCGAAGAGAGCGCCCGGTTCTTAGAGCTTTTGGCTCTTGTCGCACACCACTAGGTGTCCCCAGGGTGCCGGGCGTCGCGCGTAGGGGCTTCGCACGATGCACCAGATGACGTCTAATCCGCGAGGAGATTTTGCGGGCGCTGTGCCATCGCCGTCGGTGTAGTAAACGAGCAGGTTAGCGTCGCGGTACTTCCTTCTTACGTAATCGAAAACTTTGGTGAAGTCCGTTCCTCCCCGGCCCTTGTAATCGATCTTTGGTAAGTCGCGTAGGCGAATACGCCGATCAGATTGAACGTAGACATCGACTTGAAGGTGCACTGCTTCTTCGATGCCCACGCTGCGCATCAAGTGATACACCTCGCTGCGCGCGCTGAGGAGTTGCTTGTGGCCCATGGATCCCGAGGTGTCTTCGACCAAGACAACGTTGGGACGATGGTCCACCAATCCCGCGCAAAGCACACCTGCAAGCTGCCCTCCGACGCTGGGGTTTCGCATGGAGTAAACAGAGTTTCCGGCGATGTGCTCTGCGCTGCGTTGAATGAGGCGGCGGCAGAGCTTACGCCAATCCACTTCGGGCGCGTTGTAGCGCGCTTTGATCATTGTCTTGAAGCGCCCAGGGCCGTCGAGAGCCGCTTCAATCGCATCGAGGGTTTGTTGTTTGGCGCAGAGGACCTCGGCTTCATTCTTCCCGTAGGCGGCGTCGAGCGCCGCCTCGAGTTCTTTGTTTACAGCGTGCCCTCCCCCGGAGCCACAACCGCCCGCGCCGATCTTGGGTTGCCAGGATGTGGCGGCTTGCTTCGGCTGCTTGCCGTCCATGAGCTGTTGCAGCGTTTTGTTTTTTCTCCGCAGCTCTTCCTCGAGCAGGCTGTAGTACTGCTCGAGGGTCAAGTTGGGGGGATGGTTGTAGGTCGAGGGGTAAATAACCCAGGAGGGCAATGGCCACTTTTCTTCTTGAAGGTTGAAGTTGATGGCTTCATCGGCGGCGATGCCCGCTAGGTTTTCATCGGGGAGGGCGATGACACGTTCAAAGCCGCGTAGAATGTGTTCACTCTCATGTACGAGGCAGCTGCCGATAACATCTTCTGCCTGAACTTCAGGATCGGACAGCAGCCAGGGGCCGTTAACGTAGAGCACCAAGCCCTGCGTAATGCCCATGGTGGTCCCCGGGACGTCAACCACTTCCACCACCATGTCGAGCAGGATCCCGTCATAGTAGTCGGCGCGAGAGTTGACGTAGGCACGTCCGAGGGAAAGGCGTGAGAGTGCCTCAGAGACGATAGAACGGTCCATCAGGTAACCCCGATGTACTTTAGGTGCCCCTTGTCGTAGAGCAGGCCAGTGGTCTGCGCTACAGCTTCTTGAAGATGAGGGTCTGGATGGTTCCCGTCGTAATGGGCACGAAGTAACGTCTTCGCGGGGCGTGTACAGACATCGGCGTAACCAAAGCTCGCCGCGTTGAACAGCAAGAGCCAGCAGCTAGTTGCCAGCTGCGCTCCCCTTACGGGGTCCGCTTCGTTAGCTACGTAAATGGCGCACGAGGACAGCACCGTGCGTACAACATCGAGCTGCTTAGGAATCTGCCAGCCCTTCAGGAGTACGTCTTCGGGATTGGGCAAATTCAGCTTCTTCATGAAGACGGCCCAGTCGGCAGCGAGCCCTGCGCCGACCAGGCCCGCAACGACGTCGAGCTGGGTGCGCTCTCCTAATCCAAGGCAGCGGGCGGTGGTGACGCCGTTGACAGCCCACGACCACGTACGGTGAGAAGGCCAGGGGCCCGCGGCGCGGGGGTCGTCTGCCTCTGGTTGGTCATAGAGGCGGTAGTGCTCCTTTCCATCATCCTCCCCCTCTCCCTTTTTCAGCTTGTAGGTGCCGCCCGACGACGCCAGAAAATCGTGGGTTACGCGTAATACAGCGCCGAAGTGAAGCCCCCAGTTGGCGCGAACGCGGGCTTCACTGTTGGTCAAATTGGGGATGTCGGGCTCGTACTCATCGTTCATGTATTCGTCCCATTGCTTCAGCGTAGGATTTGTGTACGCGTAGTGCAGTACGCGGTTAGCGAAGGGGATTTCAAGCTCTCGGCCGTTAGCTGCAATATCTGGGGGGTTCATTGCGAGAACAATGCGTACACCCGGGGGCAGCTTGTACTCACCGATGGTGCGCTCATTCATCAAGGAGAGAAGCGCTGCCTGTACTGCGCGCGGCGCGGATGAAATCTCGTCGAGAAAAAGAATGGCACGTTCGTCGTTGATGGCAGCGCGAATCTGGGGCAGCGCGCATTCGAGAGAGAAGCCAACGGGCGTCATAACCGGGTAGCCCCCGATGTGCTCCGGGATCTTCGTGGAGGCGAAGATCGGGTAGACGTGCAAGCCCAGCATCTTTCCGATGGCGTAGATGCGCTCGCTTTTGCCAACGCCCGACCCTCCAATGGAGCATAAATTGATGCCCCAATTGCCTTCTTGGAAGGGCGCCATCGGCCCTTTGGCGAGCGGCGTGGACATGCTAGCCACCAGCAAACTCTCAAAGCGATCCATGTTGTTTTCTTTCTTCGATGAATGCGACAACGTCAGGACAAAAACGAGCCGGCATGGCCGTTTTCAAGAAACTACCCCGTACAACAAGAAACCCGTCTTCATCCGCCAAGGTGAAGGGCACGTAGAGTCCCCCGGGAATACGCACAGCTGTTTTGCGGTTCTCTGCTTCTTGTAAACTAGCCCTAAAAAGGGCGCGTAGCGCTTCGTCGTCGAGAGCGCTAGCGGCCTGCCAGCGCTCTCGAGCACGACGAAAGGCATGCGGGTCCACGAGAACGTGGGTCAACCGCACACGGATCTCCTAGGCACTCTCGGTGGGCTCACTTTGCACAACGCGAATATCAATGCGCATGGGTTCTACCGCAGCGATTAGACCGAATAGAACGTTCAGCTCCCGTTGCTTGAGCAGTGAATCCTGCTCCTTGATGTCTTCAGTGCCTTCATACAGGCCGACGTTAACGCCGTATTCCTTAAGAAACCGGTAGAGAAGCTGCGCCAGCGTTCGTTTGTCGCTATGCGCTTTACCACTGACCGTTACCGTGAGTGTGTTCATGTATTCCTTCGTGCAATGCAGTACCCGGCCGCCCGGTTACAAGGCCCGTTGCGCCAGCAGCGCGTGGTGATTCCTTCCACGCATTCGTTGTTCTGTAGAATGTGCTCCCCGGTACCCCACAGCCCTTCCAAGAGGTTCAGGTTGATGTCGTTGCAGCATACGGAACAGATGTACTCAAAAGGCGGTATCGTAATAAAATCCAGGGCCCATTCGCGGTTGGGGGCGCGATCGGAAAGAACGAAGCTACCGTCATAGACGATCCCCGTTTTTTCCCCCTGAAGAATGTCGGAGCCGCACCCTGTGCAAGCGGCCACAACAAATGCACCGCTTACGAGCACGGGAGGCTGGTCCTTGTAAATGTAGCGAAGGGTTGAGCGTGTTTCATCCCAGCAATCTTCATGCAGATAGTAGGGATGGTACTGATACTCGCCATCTGCGGCCAGAAGGGGCAGAGGTACTTCGAAGACCCGCCCACAGTCATCTTGCGTAACGTTCGCAATGACAATGTGCAGTAGACAAATTGGCGTCTCAGCCGCTACGAGTTTGCTGCAGCTGTTGCACACGTGGTCACTTTGCATGACGACGCGGTTCGCCAGTGTTTCCCTAGCCAGGCTGCTCATTGCCATGTCATTACCTCCCGTTGAATGTGCAGCCAGCGTTTACTGAGCGCTTCGAGGCTCAAGTCGCGGGGGCACCCTAAGGGGTCGAAATCCCCCAAATAGGTATCGAGGAATTGTTCATCGACGCGCTCCCCCGTGTGCAAGTAACGTGGGAGATCAAAACCATGAAGCAACAAGTCAGATACGCGATAGTCATTTTGTTGGCGTAGTTCAAGCTCACGCAGAAAGAGATCGTCTTCAACGTCGTCTGGGTAGGCATGCAGCCCTACCCACCCACGGCGCCTATCTCCGATTTCGTAGCGTTCTTCTTGTGTCCAAGGATTGATGTCCCCCGGTTTTGCATCCCCGCAGAGTAATTCGAAGTCGAACTGCCCGATGAAAGACACGATTCCATATTGATCAACCACGCGCAGGCGCAGGGGGTCTTTGCTGCGCACAGAGCGCGTAAGAAGCGTGGTGCGCTCTTCGAGTACAGGGCACAGCGTGTTCTCAACGGTCCAGCGGCGCTGCGGCATGATGGGGTCTTGGAAGGTTCTACCCCACAGGCCCAATAGTGATGTTAATAGACGGGTGCCGGGAATGACTTCGAACTCTTTTGTTAGCGGCACGACGAGCCTCCTCTTGGGGTAAAAAACCACTGTGGTCTGCGAGCCACCAGGCAATGCCCTGGAGAACGCCGACCACCGCGGCTAATAGGAAGAGGGGGACCTCTCCCTGTTTCATGCAGCGTTGCTTCCTTTCTTCGGTACAGTTGGGGGTTCTTCGCTGTCGGGTTCTCCTTCGTCGAAGGTCATGTAGAGCTCCGCAACGTCCTGGGAGAGCTGTGACGTTTCCGGGGGTATCGGCGGTGTTTCTTTCTTGGGGGTTTGCTTTCTCATCGTGATTGTTATCCCTGCGAAACTGCGTTTCTTGTAGGAGCGAACCTCCTCGCGGTACGCTAGGCGGCCATGGCCTACCTCAATCCCAAGGAAGCGTTCGCCGACTTGAAGCAGAACGTCATCGAGGGGTTGCAAGCGCACTTCCCCATCACGGGGTCAAAGCAGAGCATCCATCTCGAGGGCGTCGACGTGCGTGAGCACGCACGGGATTTCAATGATCTAACGGAGCAACACAAGGCCAAAGTCGAGGGGCGCTCCTGGACGGTACCGGTCTTTGGGGCGCTGGCTCTGAAGAACAATCAAACGGGAGAGGTCCTCGATCGAAAGAGCATTCAGCTGGCGGACTTGCCGTACATGACCCAGCGGCACGCCTACATCGTTGATGGGCGGGAATACCAGGTGGATAACCAGTGGCGCCTTAAGCCAGGCGTGTACACGCGCCGTAAAGAAGACGGGGAGCTGAAGTCTCAGTTCAACGTGCAGGGAAAGCGCCCCTTCGACATCACGTTGGATCCAGAGACCAAGGTTTTTTCCATGATACGCGGGGACTCAAAGAACATCCCCGTCTACCCCCTCATGAAAGAGCTCGGTGTCGACGACGACACGCTTCAAGCATCCTGGGGGAAAGAGGTCTTGGCGGCGAACCGAGGCGCCCGCGCAGCGGGTACGGCGCTTGAGCGCTTCTACAAAGCTGACAAGAAGCGTGCACCGACGAGCACCGAAGAAGCGCGGCAGCACTTCATCGATACGATGGAGGGTTCGAAGATACGCCCCGAGGTGACGCAGATAACGCTTGGGAAGCCCTATGACCACGTGAACGGGAATCTATTGCACGACGTTACGACCAAGATGATTGGCGTGCAACGCGGCGAGATTCCTGAGGATGAGCGAGACAGCCTCGTCTTCAAGGATTTGCACACGGTGGCCGACTTCGCCAAGAAGGGCCTGACCGACTGGAAGACGAAGAAAGCGCTCCAAGCGCGCACGGCACGTAAGATCAATACCGCCACCAGCATCCGCCAGGTGATTCACGGCAACATGTTCAGCAGGCCGGTTAAAGCTACATTCACCGAGAACGCGCTGGCGCGTACGGCCGATCAGGTCAACCCCGTCGAGATGCTGACTTCGAGCTTTCAAACGACCATCATGGGGCCCGGGGGAATCCAGAGCGACAACGCCATCAGTGAGTCGGCAAAGCTCATAAACCCTAGTCAAATCGGGTTTTTGGATTCCATACATACCCCCGAAGGGTCCAAAACTGGGGTAACTTTGCACCTTCCGATGGGTGTCATTAAACGCGGGAACACGCCTCTCATCCCGGTGTACAACCTGCGCACGCAGCAGATGGACCACATTGATCCTGTGACGTACCACAAGTCCGTGGTGATGATGCCCGACCAGGTAACGTGGAATAAGAGCACGCCCATCCCCGTGGGTAAGCGCGTGATGGTGTCGCAGAAGGGCAACGAGCTGGTAGAGGCCGACGCTTCTTCCGCGGACTACGTGATGCGAAGCCCAAGTCAGCTTTTCAGCATGACTTCGAACTTGATTCCTTTTCTAGGAAACAATTCAGGTAACCGCGCGAGCTACGCCACCCATCATATCGAGCAGGCGATCAGCCTGCACGATCGGGACGCTCCCCTAGTCCAATCGGGAACAGGGCGGGCGACGGGTGTGCGTACCTTTGAAGAATTCATGGGACGGCAGTCTGCCCACATCGCGCCTACGGCGGGTACGGTGACAAAGGTCACGGCCGACGCGATCACCGTGCAGGATAAGGAGGGTAAGGACCACCACGTCACCATCTACAACAACTTTCCCCTCAATGATCCAAAGGCAGTTCTTCATAGTACGCCGGCTGTAAAGGAGGGGGATGCGGTTACACCGGGGCAGCTTCTGGCCGATAACAACTTCACGCGCAATGGTCAGTTGGCACTCGGAAAGAACTTGCTGGTCGCCTACATTCCTTTTAAGGGACACAACTTCGAAGACGGCATCGCTATTAGCCAGACCGCCGCCGCCAAAATGGCGAGTGAGCACATGCATAAGCCGTCGATTACGTTGGGGCCTGATGCCATTACGGGCCTCGCGAAGTACAAGGCGTTGCACCCAACATCCTTCGAGACGCAGCAGCTAGAACACCTGGATGACGCAGGGGTCGTACGCGTTGGTCAAACCGTGCGTACGGGCGATCCGCTGGTGGTGGCATCCCGCCCGTTTGACTCCAAGGGGTCGTACTCTCTGAGCAAGATTCGTAAGAGTCTAAGCAGTCAAACGCTGGACTCCAGCTTGACGTGGAAGAGTGAGCATCCCGGTGAAGTGGTGGGCATTCATCGAGATGAAGAGGGTAATGTCACCGTACATGTGCGCACCGTAGAGCCTATGCAAGTAGGCGATAAAATGTGTTACGACGAAGAAACGGAGATGCTTACCGCGCGCGGGTGGCTTCCAGTGGCGGATGTAACGTGTGCCGACGAAGTCTGCTCTCGTGTTGACGGGCACATTGTTTATCAAAGTCCCGATGCGGTTTTTGCTTACCCAACCGGCGGGCGTATGTACCGCATCAAAAGCCGGCAGGTCGACTTACTCGTTACCGATAAGCACGACATGTTTGTCAAGGAGCGGGGGGCCTCCGACTTTTTGTTGACGCCGGCGGCTACGCTTTTTGGTCGTCGCATTCGCTACGCCAAGAGTGGGCTCTGGCAAGGGCATGACCCGGAGTACATTGCCTTCCCCGCTCTGTGCGTTCGTGCCGGTCAGTACGGTAACGGTTCTCGGATGTTGCCCGAAGTACGGTTGCCCGTCTCGGTGTACTGCATGCTCTTGGGGGCCTACGTGTCTAACGGGCACACGTTTGATCAGCCGGGGGACTACGGCATCGCCATTGACAAAGCAACGGGACCGCAATTCGAAGAACTGTGCCGTGCGCTAACCGAGGCGAACATCGCCTTCAGTCGTACGAACGGCGCGACCTGCTCCCGCGTTACCATCCATTCCAAGCAATGGCTTGAGCACTTTCGTGTTCTTGGGCGTGCACGCGTCAAGTACATCCCGGAGCACATCTTCAGTTTTTCGCGGGACAGCCTCTGCATTCTCTTTAAGTGGTTGATGTGGGGGAATAGTTCTTCAATGATGACGGGGCGTCCTGTGGCGTACTTTACCTCGTCAAAACGTCTAGCCGATGATGTTCAGCGTTTGGCTCTGCACGTGGGCTACGCCGGTAACGTCCGTATTCACGCCGAGGAAGGGTGGCAAACGATCAAAGGTAAGCCCTCGTGGTGTGCGCGTTCCTACGAGGTGCGCATCGTTACAACGAAGCTGGAGCCTCAGGTTAATAACGGCCACGTAAAGAAGCAGCGTGCTCAAGAAGAATACTTCGTCGAGAACTACACCAAGCCGGTGTACTGCGTCCGTGTTCCCGGGCACGTTGTCTACGTTCGCCGAAACGGTAAAGCTGTTTGGTCGGGCAACTCGGGGCGTCACGGGAACAAGGGGGTCATCACCACTATCCTTCCCGACAAAGAGATGCCGCACACAGCGGACGGGCGTCCAATTGAAGTCGTCTTGAATCCTAGCGGCGTTCCCGGGCGCATGAACATGGGTCAGGTCTTGGAAACGGCGGCCGGTAAGATTGCAGAGAAGACGGGGCAGACCTACATCGTCAACAACTTCGAGCACGGTGTAGACCAACTCGATCGTGTGAAGAAGGCGCTCAAAGAACACGGGCTTACGGATACCGAAGAAGTAATTGACCCCGTGAGTGGGCAATCCCTCGGTAAAGCTTTGGTAGGTCCTCAGCACCTTCTGAAGTTGAACTTTCAAATTGATAAGAAGGTGAGCGTGCGCTCTGGTATGCCTCTTGAGGGTGCCGAACCAGAGCATTATGATGCGGACACGCTCATTCCCGCGCAAGGGGGTAAGACGGGCGGGCAGTCCATGGGTAACCTGGGATTGTACGGGATGCTCGCGCACGGTGCGAAGCACAATATCCGGGAGATGCAGACTTGGAAGAGTGAGGGTGCGGATCGAAAAGAGCGTTGGGACAGCCTTCACAATGAAGTGTGGCGTGCCATTCAAACGGGGGAAACACCACCCCCTCCGAAGAAGACCTTCGCGTTCCAAAAGTTCGAGGACATGCTGACGGCTGCGGGTATCAACGTCACGAAGCGCGGGCATACACTTCAGTTGACTCCCCTCACCAATCAACAGATTCTCGCGCAAAGCGCGGGGGCGTTACCCAATCCGGGCTACAGCGTCATTTCGAAGAAGGGTAAAGCAGGGGATGAGCCCGTCGCGCGTAAAGGCGGCGTCTTCGACCCCGCGATTACGGGAGGACATGGGGGGCAGAACTGGTCGCACATTGTTCTTCCGGAGCCCGTCCCCAACCCCGTATTCGAGCATGCGATCCAGCGTGTTCTTGGCCTTAAAGAGGGGCAGTACGCGGACATCGTTAACGGTGAGGCCGCGGTTAAGGACGGCAAGGTTGTTCCCTTGGGAACAGAGGGCTCTAAAGCGGGGGGTGCCGCCATCGCGCATATGCTGGGTGAGCTCGACGTAAAAGAGGAGCTCAAGAAAGCTAAGGACGCTCTCGACAAGCTCAAGGTACCCGCGAACCTCGCGCATCGAGATGTTACTCCAAAACTTGATCAGCTTTCGAAGCAGGTGCGCTACCTGTCCACTTTGGACAAGGCAGGGATTCATCCAAAGGACGCCTACGTTCTCGAAAACCTGCCCGTGATCCCACCCATCATGCGGCCCGCAAGTTTTTTGCCGAACGGTAACGTACACGAAGCGGATCTGAACAGCTTGTACACGCGCGCTGGGCAGCTCGCGTCCGCAATGCAATCCCCCAACTACAAGTACTTGAGCGACCATGACAAGAAGGAGGATCGCTTCAATTTGTACGACAGCGTGAAAGCGCTCATGGGGGTGGGGGAAGATTGGGCGACCCGGGGCAAGCAAGGCAAGGGAGTGCTCCTTCAAATCGCGGGCTCTGCACCCAAAGAAGGTTACTTCCAGAATACGCTCTTATCGCGTCGTCAAGACATGACCATGCGCGCCACCATCACGCCAGATGCATCCATGGGGCTTGACCAGGTGGGCCTACCGGAAAAGAAGGCGCTCGACTTGTTCCGCCCGTTTGTAGTGAACAAGCTGCAAGAAATCGGAGCCGCTAGTACACCACGGGAAGCGCATGCGCTTTTGTCTGAACCGGGGAAGAAAGATCCCGCGGTGTACCAGGCGCTCGATAAGGTGATGGCGGAGCGCCCCGTGCTGCTCAAGCGCGATCCGGTACTGCACAAGCACGGCGTGCAAGCTTTTTGGCCGCAGCGCGTCCCGGGGAAAGCCATTCAGATTCACCCCTTAACTACCGGGGGCTTCACGGCCGATTTCGACGGCGACACCATGGCACTCTACGTACCCATCGGGCGCGACGCTGTTGAAGAAGCCAAGGGCATGGTGCCTTCCCGAAATGTATACAACGAAGCCAGCGGCAAGGTTATTTACCAGCCGAGTCTGGAAGCCAGCCTGGGCTTGTTCAAACTCTCGCGTGTTACAGGGGATAGCGGAAAGACATTCGACTCCCATGCCGCCTTACTCAAAGCGGCACAAGCGGGAAAGCTGACGGTGACCGAAACCGCAACGGTCGATGGGAAGCCCACGACGGCCGGGCGTATCTTGTTGGCGTCCGCCGTTCCGGAATCGATGCAGCACGACATGTTGCACAACATGAATCTGTCCTTGAATAAAAAGGGTACGGATCGCGTGTACACGCAGATCGCCAAGGAACACAAGGCCGCTTTCGCGGATTCGGCGGTCAAGCTGATGCGCCTCGGGTACGACGCCGCCTTCGGTGTTCTCAAGATCCCTAACCCGGCAACGCAGGGAACGGCGGCGGCTGTCGAGAAAGATGGGGAACACCCCAAGGACAACGTTCAGTACTTGCCTATGGGTACGCATTCCTTGAGCTTGAACGACTTTACGCCGGACAAGGCCACGCGGGATCCTATCGTGGCGGCTGCAACTAAAAAGGTGGAACAGATCAATGCGCGCACGGATCTTAGTGACGCCGAGCGAGAACAGCATGTGGTCAACACCTGGCACGATGCAACGGACCAGATGCTGAAAGAGCATGATACGAAGATGACGGCCAATCCCAATAACCTGTACCTGATGCAGCAAGCGGGTGTGAAGCCGGGGCCTATTCAATACCGGCAGCTTCGCCTGGCCCCGATGCTCATGGTGGACAGCCAGAACCGTGTGATTTCGACGCCGGTAACGAAGAGTTACTCCGAGGGGTTGGACGTGAGCTCCTACTGGACGCAGATGGCCGGTGCGCGCCGAGGATCAGTACTCAAAGTTCAAGAGGTGCGCGAACCGGGGTACTTTACGAAGAAGCTCATCAACGTAACGATGGGCCTACAGGTTACGAAGCATGATTGCGGTACGGATAACGGGCTGCACTTGCCTATCCACTCCCAGGATATCTTTGACCGTACTCTGGCACAGGAACACACCATTGGGGGTGTGACGTACGCGAAGGACACGGTGATTACGCCGCAGGTAGCGTCCACAATCAAAGCCGCGGATAAGAACGCAACTTTGTTGGTCCGCTCAACATTGAAGTGCGACAACGGAACCGGCGTTTGTCAGAAGTGCGCGGGCCTGGCGCCCGATGGGCAGCATTATTCCTTGGGAACGAACGTTGGGATTTTGGCTACGCAAGCTCTTGGGGAACGCGCTACTCAGCTCACGCTCAAAGCTTTTCATGGAGGCGGTGTAGCGGAGCGTGGCGCAAACTTGGTCAACGATTTTATTCGCGTCCAGCAGTTGACGTCTCTGCCCAAGGAAATCCCGAACGCGGCGCGTTTGGCTGCGAAGGATGGTGTGGTTGAGAAAATTGAAGAAGATCCCACGGGTCACGTGGCGTGGATTGGTGGCGTCAAGCACCACATCGCCAACGATGATCAGGGTAACCCGCTCTTCAAACCGCTCCCTGGGCAGACCGAGTCCACCTTACCCGGGGGCACGAAGTGGACGGGGTTGCAAGTCGGTATGAAGGTGCGCGCGGGAGACCCTTTGACGGATCCGGCGCGCACCTATGTCAATCCCCATGACTTGTACGCCGTCACGGGAAGTATGGCTCAAGTGCAAAACCACTTGGTGACGGAGCTGCATGACATTTACGGTCGCGAGGGCGTTCGCCGTCAGAACACGGAGACTGTGGTGCGCGCCCTTAGCGACCTGACCCGTGTCATTAACCCCGGGGATCATGAAACCATGATCAAGGGACAGTACGCGTCGCGTGCCAAAGTGCAAGAAGCCAACCGACAGCTTATAGCGCAGGGTCTTCAGCCGATTCAGCACACGCCGATTATGAAAGGTATCAGCGTGATGCCCCTTGAGGTACAAGAGGATTGGATGGCCAAGTTGAACCATGAGCGCTTGCGGGATCCAGCGCAGGGACTGCCCGCGAGTGCCGCCCTCGGGGCTTCCTCTGATCTGCACGGGAACAACCCGGTAGCAGGCATGGCTTACGGAGCCGAGTTTGGAATGACCAACGTCAACGTCTTCGACAAGCCGCACCTTAAAGACGTCGCGTCCCACGCATACTGATGGGCCGCTACATCACCGATCCCCATACGGATGCGCGTACGCCGCTCGAGCGTACCAGCATGCGCAGTTCGTGGACGCAGCCCCACGGGGCTTCGCCCGCGTTTATTCACGAATCTCGCGTCTTAGACTTTAATTTGGCCACCTGGACCGTCGATGTACGCTCTCAGTTTGACCAGAAGTTCTACCCGAACATTCAGGTTGCGGGCCCTTACCTTCATCCTAATCGCGGAGAAGGTTGGTCGGTTGTTCCCGAAGTGAACGCAAAGTGCGTGGTATGTTTACCCAGTGACGGGCCCCCGCCTTTTGTGCTGGCTTTCATCATGCCTATGGAGACCCCCGAGGATCCCTCCTCGAGCGCTGCGGCAGAAGACGCAGCGGATACCACAGGTACTAACCAGGGTGCGGTTTTCTCTGGAGGTCGTGCACGGGGTAAGCCCGGGGACATGATATGGCAAGGGCGGGACGGCAACTTCGTGATTATGCATCGCGGGGGCGTTCTCCAGGTGGGGTCGACGGAGCTCGCCCAGCGCATTTACATACCGCTCGGCAATATCATTACGGACATCAGTCAAAACTACGAGCATCACAATACTGGGGGTTCCATTAACTGGGGACTGTCCACAAGCTACACCGACGATAATCCTCAGACCGAGTTTCGTCAGACGTTCCGGTTGTTTGCCAACGATGCCCAGGCGGATCTACGCATTGCTGTTGGGCAAGTGCATCAGCCTGTTCCAGAACCTTCGGGGGATGCAGGCGAGACCTCGAACAACACGGCGATGGGTGTAGGGGCCGACACTATCGTTGCTGAGTTCGTGATCGCACCGGCCGGCTTCAACGTGGAAGCGGGTTCGCCGGTGAGCGGCGTAGAGAACCTGACCAAGTTGAAGATGTTTTTTGACCGGTCAGGGTCTGGGTTCTTGCGCGCTGAAGCAAGCGTCAACATCCGCGTCAAAAATCAACTTCGTATTACGGCAGATCAGGGGATGACGCTGACCTCGGGTAAGTCACTGCAATTGCAGGCGACAGAAAATCTACGGTTGGTGGGAAGTACTGGGGTTCAGATTACGTCGGATAAGGGCGCGGTAACCATTAACGGAGGGGACACCCCCGTGGCCACCGTCGGCTCAGCGGTGAGCATTGTTATCGCAACGCCCGTACCTATTATCCTGAGCGCACCCGTACCGGGGACGCCAGGTGTCATCTCAGCGGGCGCGATGTTCACCGGCTTTATCACCAACGGATCCAGCACGGTGTTGGTCCCGGGGCCGCAAGGCTAAGCGATGGCTCTGGGTGCGCTCAAAAGCGGTACGTTGGGCGGCTTCAACGTGGGCCTCGCGGTGGCGGTTGGGTTTTTGGTACCTCTTGGCATCCAAATCGACGCGCTCATCGCGGCGGGCCTAGGCCCCTTTCAGCTCGACATCAGCGCGCGCCTCATGGCGACGCTGTCCATGTCGGTGGGCCTGAGCATTCAGGTGGGTAACCCCTTCGCTGGGATTCAAGCGGTGCTCATGGCGCTCGCCAACATTCAAGTGGCGTTGTCCCTAGCCCTCGAATTTCCTATCCCCTCAATTCAAATTGGTGTGCAGCTCAGCGCTTCCATCGCGTTGGCGGGCACGCTGTCGATTCAGCTGGGGGGCTTGCAATTGGCTATTCAGCTGGCTCTCGCGATCAAAATCCCTGCGCTACGTGCTACGGCGCAACTCGCCGCCAGTTTAAACGCCGGCCCCGTATTCGCGTTTACCTTCGCCGGGGATTCCTTGGCGACCACGGGCACGGAGGTGAACGGCTTATTTGCCGGGGGTCTTATTGACGGTACCAACGTCATTCAGCCTAGCGATCCCGTTTTTGGTATCGTGCTGCTAAGCGCAGCGCCTTCAGTTCAAGCATCGTTCGATGTACTCTTTCAGGTATAGAAACCATGATGCAGCCTCTTTTCTACGCCCCCGAAGTGTTCATCGAGAAAAGCGCGGGCGAGGTCGATCTTCCAGACGATCCGAATCAGTGGCCGCAACAGATTCTTCAAGAGCTCTACAAGCAAGTCCCCTACATTACCGATTACCAACCCCATGTGCGCATGGCGAGCGTGGACGCGGAACGGGGGTACGGGCTAGGGCACGTCGAGATCCAGAACCAAACAGAAGCCCCGATGGATACGCCGCAGGATCAATTGGATTCGGCGGGCATCCGTACGGTGCGCATCCCCTTCATCATCCGGGAAAAGAAGCTCAGCCCCTTCGACTTGCTGATCAATGATACCGGCGCGACCATCCCGCTGACGGAAAACCGGCTGCGTCAGGCGCTCTTTCGGCCCCAGGCATTTGACGTCACCAGCCGAACGCCGGGGGATCAGAGCATGATTGGTCAGCTCTACCCACCCTACCGTCAGAACTACGGGTTTGGTGGGGGCGGCATCGCGATGAACGCGGCCGGCGGGATGGGCATTGGCAAGGTGGGCATGAAGCTCGCGGCCGCGGACGAAGCGTCCAGTGCCTTCGAAGCGTTCATTCTGAGCGCTGCGGAGAAGGACGCGAACGTCCTCACACAATCAGCGCGCGAGCACATCAAGCCGAAGAACTTTGCAATCCCGAAGGGCGAAGGCCCCGGCGGTACAGGCAAGTACCCTATCGAGAACGCGACCCATGCGAAGGCTGCGCTGTCGATGGTCGGCGCTCACGGCTCACCCGCGGAGAAGACCAGGGTCTATTCGGCGGTGGCCAAGAAGTATCCGGGGATTGCCGCGAGGTCGTTGGTGCCTGCGGTCAAAGTGGATGCAAAAAAAGAAGCCTCGGTGCTGCTTGCCATCCTCCCCACCTTGGACGGTTTCGATGCGGAGCATGCCGCAAACGAAGTAAATGCCCTAGGCCCCAACGCATTTTCTCGGATCAAGGTAGCGTCCTCTCGTTTCTACGACGCGCTGCGACTGGTACTTGCCGCGCAGGAGCAGACGAAGCACGCGGCGTGGGAGCAGTGGCTCAAGCCCGACGTGGTCCAAGTGCAAAAAGCCGTGGAGGGCTACAAGGTAAAGACGGCGAGCCGCCGGTACTGGGATCCGCAAGAAGCGTTGATGAATCGCGGGGACGTGGTGCGGAGCTTCGGGACCAAGGTGGCCATGCAGGCGGATCTGACCGGTTGCTGCACACTAGGTACGAACCTGCAGAAGACGGCGGAGGACGCACCCGCGACGGCATCGGTGGTGACCAAGCCCGGGATGTACAAGGTCATGGACAGCGGGGGCAAAGAGCAATTGGGGTACGTGGTGCCTCAGCTGGTCGATGTGCATGGATCCGAGATTCCGATCGCCTTGTTCACCAACGGCAGCACGGTCGCGGTGCAGAGCGACATTCATGGCGTACCTGCGGGGGGCGCCAACGTGAGCTTGCCTTCGGGGCCCATTGGGCAGCACGGCACGTTTTACACCGAGCGCGACGGGGGCGTTCGTATGACGGTGCCCTTCGATTTGCAGGACTCGGTGACGCAAGGCGATCAACCCCGAGTGTACAACGGCACGACGTTCGGGGGCGACAAGGTCACGCTGTCCGTGCAGCCCAACCTGGTCGACGTGACCCCCGTGGACAACGGCCGGGTGTTGATCCCCGCGGAGTGGAAGTGGCTGCCCCTTGATGGCGCCGATCACATTTCGCTCTTGAGCAGTGAGGAAGCCACGGCAGCCAACCCCGAGAGCAAGCTGGCGCACGTTGAGGTGGTCTCCGACGGAATGTCCTTTACTCTGCGGGGGACGCCTCTGACCAAGATCGCGACGGAGCAGCGCAGCTTCTTGTCCCTGGATGACGCGATCTTTCTCCTCGCGGGGCTTGGGGTGGAGATGAATTACGCCGCGGAGAAGCTGGCCGCGGCGGTGGCCTTCAGCCGGCCGGAGCCGATCAAGGTGGCGTGCTTGGTTGCTCCGAAGGGCGATCAGATGAAGCAGGCCCTCGAGAAGGCGGCTGGAATTGTGGGTGCCATAGCCGGTTTCAAACAGCCGCTCCTTCTCAAAGAAGCGGCGAGCTTCCCCGATCCGCAGATGGTTGACACGGTCTTGAGCCTCGGGTTCATCAATCCCGAGAACATCATGACCTTTGTTAGCTACCTTCCGGACATCGAAGACGTGCAGACGAAGATGTGTGAGTTGCTCTTCGCCGTGCGCTGCGGTCTCTCGAACGTGCCGCAGTCGGCACTCGAGCGCGCAGTGCGGTCGACGGAAGAGGTCATTGAGGGTCTCAAGATCCTCGGTTTCCAAGGTTCCTAAATCAGGAGCTAACGTTCGTGCTCCGAGCCCCGCCACCGGCGGCGTGGAGCACGAACACCAATTCACCTCTTTCGCAGTGTAGACTGCCCAGGTGATTCGAAGAAGCCCCGCGGAGTACTACATCAAGTACCTCATGCTGCTACCCGACAAGCTGTCGGACGCCGACATTGTTCGGACCTTGAGGGAACACCAACTGGATTACCCAGGAGCGAGTTACTTGACGAAGCTGCGCGCGGGCTTGCGCCCGCCGACGCCCTTTCGTCCGCTGATGGCGAGCGATGTCCCTTCCTACCGCTTTTTACAGAGGCATCGGGTCCACCATCTCTTCTTCCGAAATACCTACACGTTCGAAGCGCTGGAGATGTTGACCACGCCCCGCTCGAAGGAGCTGATCGAGTCCCTCATCTTGGCGGAAGAACCCTTAATGAGCATCTGCCTTCGCTTGCGACGGTTTGGCGTTCATGTGAATCCTAAGTCGGTGGAGTACTACGAGCACTTCTTCTTCAACACGAGCCTCGTAGACCACACGGAGCTTCGCGCGCTCATATCGATTCGCGTGGAAGACATGGCGGCCGGAAGCAACCCGGATGCGGAGACCCTGGTGCGCTACAAAGCGATGCAGCGGGCTTTGTACAACGACCCGCGCTACGTAGCGGTGAACGCTGTATCCCCTCAGATCGCAGCGATGCGTCTTCAGATGCGCCACGGCTTGATGCCAAATCGCATTGAACGAATGAAGCTAGCGCAGAGCGTTCAGCAAATGGCGATGACCGCGTTGTCCGACACGTTGCAGCGAGGGGGTCCGGAGTACACCACGCAGGCGCGGGATCTTGCGTCGGTGGCAAAAGACTTGAGCACCATCATTCGTGAAGCGGGCGGGGAGAACACGCAGCTCAACGAAAGCTTGCAGCGAATTGCGCTCAGTAACGATACGACCGAAGTGCAGAACATCCGACAGTTGCCCGGGGGGCAATATGAAGATAGTGTCACGATCACTTCCGTTGAGGTGATGAATGACAAGCGCTGAGCGTACGGTGCAGGTGTCGCAGGTAGATAAGGGCAATGCTGCTACCGCGTTTTCGGGTACGGGGGACATGCTTTTGCCCGCAGTGCTGTCCTTTGTATCCACGGGCTACCGCTACTTCTTAGAGGAGCACGCCCTCGTGGAGCGTGACCTCGTGGTGCATTTCTTTACGACGGAGCAGCAACAAAAAACGTGGGATGTTAATGCGCTGGAGCAATGGTGGTTGAACACATTTGCGTGCACATTGAGCGCGGTCGCCTGTGATTACTTTCAAGCGGGGCCCCCGCGCATTATGGCCAAGTACACAAAGGAAGTAGCGAGCTGGTGGTTTAAGGCGCAGGGGTTTGACCACCTTCTGGATTTGTCCGCGTTCCTTCACGTTTTCTTCGAGCGGCTTGACGAAACACTTCACGCTGAGCTTCTTGCACCTGGCGCACTTCCACCCGGTAGGGTTTAAGAGCAAACTCCACGTGCTCTCTTGTGAAACGTACATGCACGGCGCGCCAGCCAAGCCCCAAAGCAACCTGTCGGATAATGGCGCGGATGGACGTGTGTAGGTCCTTGGGCAATGAGGCAATCTGAAGCTTGGCGTGGTGCTCGCGTTTCTTGTCGTCGGTATCGAGGGACCAGCCACCAGGAAAGTGAGGGCCGCCGGAGCTCAACCAGCGCCAAACTTCCTGAAGGGCCTCTTGGGGGTCGGCTGTTTCTTCTTGAGGTTCCATGGGTAACGCAGCTTTAGCCTACGATGACGATGATCTGGACGACACGTGGGATGGGGAAGAACCCTGGACACCCGAAGTCTTACCCGAGGAAGAGCCCCTTGAAGTAACCGCGCTTCAAAAGGTTGCGCCCGTCTTACCCATGATGCGCCCGTCACAATTCACGGCGCGGGCGTTCGTCCTACCAAAGGATGATGGAATGGGGTCAGGTCCTTTCTCTTTCAAAGGGAGACGGCATCTTCCTCGCCTTTACGATACGCCCGCACGCCGCGTTCTTCTATGCTGCGCACGACAAGTTGAAAAGTCGACAGCGTTAGGTAACCGCGCGCTGTGTTACTCAGCGCTCGTTCCTTCCATCCGCATTCTATACGTGAGCCCCTCGGGGTCGCAGACCAAAAACTTCTCACGGGATCGTATTAAGGAGCCTATCGAGACCAGCGAGCTTTTGCGCCAATTCACGACGCGCATGCTGTCGCAAAACGTCTTCGATAAGCAGTTCATCAACCGGTCGATGATCACGATGCGCTACGCGTATCTGAATGCAGACCGCGCCCGCGGTATCCCCGCCTGGCAGCTTTACTTGGATGAGATCCAGGATATTTTGCGCAGTTGCATCCCTGTTCTTGAGCAGTGCACGTCCCACGCACCCGATCGATGGAAGAGCTTTGTGTACGCCGGTACACCGAAGAGCCTCGACAACGTAATCGAGGAATACCGGGCCAATAAAAGCACGCAGGGGGAGTGGGTTGTTCCTTGCGAAGGGTGTAACACGTGGAACGTCCTCGGCGAGAAGAACATTGGTAAGAAGGGGCCCATTTGTAGCAAGTGCGGTAAGGCGATTGACCCGCAAGGAGAGCGCGCCCAGTGGGCCTGGATGGTTACGCCGGATGAAGAGCGTATCCATGTTCCCTTTGAGAGCTACCGCATTTCGCAGTTGATGGTGCCTTGGAAGATTCGAAACTGGCACGAAGTTCTGCACGACTACGTTAACCATCCCCGCGCGCAGTTCATGAACGAATGCCTCGGCATTTCGTTTGAGTCGGGGACCCGGCCGCTAAATCAAGCGCAGCTTCGCGTGCAGTGCGGTACGCACTCCATGAGCGAGCTTGAATCCTTGCGGCATCGCTCCTTGGCGGAGCCTTTTTTCTTTGGCGTGGATTGGGGGTCTGGGGATAGCGCTTACACAGTTCTGACCATCGCGACGTACGTGAACGATCGCTTTCGGGTGATCTTCATGCACCGCTTCGTCGGCGAGGATGCGGACCCCGACGTTCAGGTTAAGAAGATTATCGAGATGGGGCATCACTTCAACGTGGCCACCATCGGTGCCGACCGTGGGTATGGCTTTGGTATGAACAGCCGCCTTGTACGCGCTTTTGGTAACAAACGCGTTCATCAATTTCAGCACTTGGGCAAGCTTACGAAGAAGGTGATCTTCGATCCCAAGTTGATGTACTGGAAGATGCACCGCACCGCGGTGATGAGCGATATCTTCGAGGCTATTAAAAAAGGCAAGGCGGAGTTTCCCCGATGGGATGAGTTCAAGAAGCCTTATGCCGAAGACTTCACGAGCATCTACAGTGAGTACAACGAACGCCTACGAATGATCCAATACGACCATAAGCGTGGGAGCCCTGACGATTCATTTCATTCGTTTATGTACGCGTGGCTTTCCTCTATGATCATGATCCCACGCCCGGACATCATTGCGCCGTCGCAGGAAAGCGAAGACGGTAAAGTGCTATCGCCTTACACGGGCCCCGTTTATCAGGGCTAATGCACATAGTGATTGAGTCGGCGTAAGACGTTGGTGTCGGTTTCAGGAAAGATTGTGGTAGCTGCGGTGCGCCCGCGCCGGCGGAGCACGTAGATGTAGGCTGCTTCGCGCAAAGAGCGTCGAGCGGCGGCAAGCTCCGCTTGTGCTTCTTTTAGCTCGAGATCCATGAACGGGACGCTGAAGCGCTGGTAGAGGCGCTCGGCCAATTCCAGGAGCTCTCGCCAGGGTTCGGGGTTGCCTGTGTACAGCTCCAGCAAATCGAAGAGCTCTTCATGAATGCCGAACAAGAGGGTGCACCAATCCGCCACTTCCAGGACTTCTGTGGGTACGTCGGCGAGCGCATCATGAACGCGGCCCGCGAGGTCGAGGATGCTTTCTCGGTCGTACGGAAGCGTGGGCGCGTTCAATCCGTGAAGGCGTTCGAGTCGGATAAGCCGGCGCTCCAAGCGGTCTTCGCGAGCATGCTCTAATAAGCGCCGCGTCTCACTGGGCGCATTGACCACCCCGGTTTGGCGCAGAGCCGCCAGCATCTGCACTTCATCTCTCTCCAGGTAGACCGTAACTTCGATCGGGTTGTTGCAGCGACGCAGCTCTCCTGTACGCACGAATCGCCGCGCTTGCCGGTAACTTATATGAAGAATCTCTGCGGCTTGCGCGAGCGTTACCCAGTTTGGATTTCTTCCCATGCGTTCTTGGGACATGTACCCTCTAGTAGCACCTATGAGCCAGTACGATCTACCGCCGCAAACCCTGTTGCAACAATCCTCGGCGCGGCCTGTCAGCGGGGAAGAACTGGAGACATACGGAAAGCATGCGGCCGATGCTTACGGGCGGGGAGATTACGAAACCCTCAGCGAGGCCATTGTGGACACGGTGAAGACCGCGGGTCTTTCTCCTGCGCAGGTTCAACGCGTGGTGGAGTTTACGAACACCGCGGCTTTTTTGACGGAGTTCAATAAGGAGGGCGCCGCAAGTAAGTACGTTGTATTCAACGGAGGGCCGGCGCGCTTCAACGAGGTTATTCAAGACTTGAACGATGGGGGTGGGGGCACGGTGTTCGATCGGGGAATACTCGATTACTCACACACCCCCGACGTGAAGACGGCGTCGCGGAAGCAACAGGCGTTGGAGAAGACGGCGGCGGCAGAAGCCGACGATGTCTTGGCGCGCGCTTTCCGTGTTGAATGCGCTGCGTCCCCTTTGCCTTACGCAAACCCCCTCGCGGATGTTCATGATCTTTGCGAGAAGCTGGCCGCGGCACGGGACGGGCACACCGCGCAAATAAATGAGCTCGAGCTTGATCTGAGCGCAGTGTCCGAAGAGATGTACCAGCACGTAAAACAGGCAGCCCTCGAGGGTGTTTCCCTTGGCTCGGTAGTGCAGGCGTGGGACTTGGCATTGCAACCTGACCCAGTCCTGGTCAAGGCGGCCTTTGCGCTGATGGGACCTCGACTTCAAGCCGACGTGTTCGGTTCGTGGAATGCACTGGGTGCCTCCTTTGAGAAAACCGCAGCGGTGGGGGCAATGGTTAACGCGGAACACCCTATTGTGGTGGCCTTCGATGCCTACTGCGACCTCGTTACCAAGCTCGCGCACCTGCGCGCGGCGCAGGGCGACATGCTGGCGGGCATCGATCAGCTTCAGGCGTTCGAACGTTCCGTAGCGCGTAACTACAGTGAGGTGGTGGCGTGAACCCGTTGGATCTGTACTTGCTGAGCAAACACGCTGATGCGCCACAAGCAGGGGGTTGGGGGCCAACGCTGCGCAATGCTGCCATTCAAACCGGCGTGGGGTTGGCGGTAGCGGGTGCTCCCCTGGCCGCCAGTCATGTGTACAACGCGGTAACCAAGCGCCATCACTTCAACAAAATGATGGAGCACAACGAAGACTTGCAGGCGTACCACGCGCAAGACCCGGCGCGCTTCAATCAGCTCTTCACGTCATTGCACGGCATGAACCCCGAGTTCGCCGCCGACCCTATTGTGGCGGGTTCTTACATGCGCCAGATGGCCGCCCACCCCGCAGGCGCGGGCAAAGCCTTGGTTGAAGCACGCGGTGCAGCCAAAGCGTTGCCCACGCATCCTTTGTCTGACGTGATGAAGGGGATGGCGCCCACGATGGGTAAGGCCATTGCAGAGGGTACGGCGCCCAAGGCGCGGGCGGCACAAGTTCCTCCTGATGTAGCCACGGGCTGAGCACGGCGCGTGATTAAAGTCAGTACCTTCCTTCATCAGAACGCGTTCGGCTACACCGCCATACCGCTTTTCGGTGCGGCGGATCGGGAGTTCGAAAAGAACGCCAGCGCGCACTTGTTGACGCCTGTGGCGCAGTACATTGCGTCTTTGCGCCCGATGAACAGCGCTCAATATGTTTTGGTGAACGCCCTAGGCGCGGGGGAGTACTTCGGTTCGAATATAAATGGCGATAACTTTCCCGAAGCAGGATTGATCCATTGTCCCGCGGGATGGACGGGTACGCCTGGCGTCGATCGCGCCTTAGCCGCGGATTGGCCTTACGGCTTTCCGACGTTCTACAACGCGTACCCCTTCGCGCATCACAAGAATAAGGACGCCAGCCGCGCGTATGGGGTTGTGGAGCTCGCCGCGTGGAACGACCACATGAAGCGGGTCGAATTGGTGGTGCGCGTCGATTACGACAAGTGCCTTCAGTACGGCGGTGTTCCTGTTTGGGACAAGCTGAAAGCAGGTCAGTACGCCGACGTCTCCATGGGAAGCCGCGTCCCTTTTGATACCAGTTCCATCACGTTGGATTGGAACGCGTACAACGACGCTAAGGCAACGTACGACCCGAAGAAGCACCGTTCCCCCGGCCAAGCTGTCCTCGAGGTGCATAAGAAGACGCCCATTAAAGGGCTAAGCATCACGCGTGACGATTACGACGAGTACTGCCTCAAGTACATGAACCGTATTCTGCCCGATGGGCGGAAGGTGTTCGTCTGGAATGACTACCCGCGGTTCTTCGACATCAGCTTCGTCTTTATTGGTGCCGACCGTACCGCGAAGGTCATGGTGTACATCGCCCGGGAGGGGTCCTTTCCCGAAGCGATGCAAACCAAGACCGCCTCTGTCGCCGAAGGGTTCTCTGGGTTTCTTGAGAAGACGGCCAGCGTTAAGGGAGCGGGGCTTAAGCGGGCGGAAATCGATAAAGAGGTTACCCCCATTCCCGATGCGGCCAAGGCCATCCCTCTTCTGACGAAGAACGAACCGCCCCTTCCCCACGACTTGTTGAACGCCTTGTCTGCGGTACCCACAGCGAGCGCACTGAGTACAACCAGCGGCCTTGGGATGGTTCTGCGCCCTCAAGAATTTCAGCGCATGGTTCTTGTGCGTGCCGGCCAGGGTTCTCTGGCGGACAGCTTGGATAGGCAGAACAAGGTATTTCCTTCTGGAGAACCTCCTTCATCGTGTGGTTTATCTCCGGAGTTGTTTCTTCCGGCGCTGGCGCGCTTACTTCTTCCCTTGTTCGATCAGCGCACCGCACTCGCTCCCGCTGTTGAGCGCCGCGTTGTTATTCTTAGCTCAGGTTCTGCGGATCCCGTGAGCGCACCTACTTCCGATACCTCGGAGCTTCTTCGTAAGATTGGTGCGGCCTACAATGGGTATCGTGAACAACTTCTGGAGATAGCCCCCTACAGCCAAAGCTTGATCCAGAAAGTAGCGACAGCTAGAAACCACGACCTAACAAAGCTTGCTGAGTGTTCCCCAGAAGATGTGTTTACCCCCCTATCATTCTGTTACTTACGCGACGCGTATTTGCATACTTGCCGCGCAGGATGATACAACTTTCCTATTAGGCACACGCCAGCGTGGAGAGGGGTAGCGCCCTTCGAGGAACACGTGAACACGTCCCACTACTTCGGAGAAACGCATCCATGATGAACGCCACGCTCGCGGCCATGTACAATACGGCAGGGTACGGAGCGCAAACCCGTGAACAGGAGAAGGTTGCACACCTTGAGCTGTTCGCCAAAACGGCCGCGGCCAATGGGATTGACCTGACGGCGCTTTCTCAAGGTGATCGGGTCGCGCTCTACAACGAGTTCACCCAGAAGCTGGCTGAAGAGGGGGGCGAGTTCCCCCCGAAGGGTGAAGAGCACGAGGAAGAGTCCGAAGAGGAAGAGTCCGAAGAGGAAAAGAAGAAGCGCGAAGAGAAGGACAAGGAAGAGGGCTCCGAGGAAGAGAAGAAGGAAGCCCAGGCGCAGTTCGCAGCCATGCGTCAGTGGCAAGAGAAGAACGCCGAGGTCGATTTCCTTGGCCGCCGTATGGCGCACGCATTCGAAGACGAGCGCCGGCAGATTCAAGCTGCGAAGACGGCGTCGGCCAAGCCGGGAGCGGCGCAACCGGCAGTGCCGGCCGTTGCTCCCATGCCGAAGACGGCGTCGGTTAAGCAGCCCGCGACGCCGTTTGATACCCAGGCCGCGCGTCTTGCGGTGAAGCTGGCTTCCGACGCCAAGCTCAATACGAACTCGGTCATCGACAAGCTGAACGCGTTGCTGACCCTCGGGGTACCCCCGTTGGACAAGACGGCATCGGTCGCTTCAGCGAGTGATTACACCCACACCCTTAACGTGCGGGCCCTCGAGCTGTTGGAAGCGTCGGGGTACCCGGTCAACTGGAACGCGGTCTTCGGGCAGTAAACACGCCATGACACGGAGCAGAAACAAGTACGCGGACGCTTTGGGATCGGGAACACCGGATCCCAGTACCGCCCCGGCACGTTCTGCGTCTGTGCCTCAAATCGCTATCGCGAACACCCCGGCCCCTGGTCAACGGGGGCCTGTGGGTCTTGGCGGTCGCACATCGTATTCGCGTGTCAATACGGGAACCCCACCCATCCCCGACATGGGAACCAGTGCTCAGAAGAGCCAAGCTCCTCGGGGGATGGAGTTCCTACCCAAGACGGCAGCCCAGGAGAATTATCACATGACGACTACGGTCGCGGGACGACCCGCGCTGCAAGAGATTATCAAACAGGCCATGGAAGGGGCGGCTGCTCGGGTTGACATCAGCCTGGAGTCGGCGCGCCAAATCGCTAATGCTGGGGGAACACCCCCCGCGGTTGAGAAAACCGCTTCGGCACTTCCTTCCGTACGTTCCTTGCCAACGGATTTGACCACGAAGTTGGCCAGCGCCCTTGATTACGTCGCGGTTCAGATGGATCCCAAGCTGGCAGCCATCGACATCGACGCCAAAACCACCGACGGCGTCGGCCCGGGGGAAGGACCCAATGCGCTTGATGTGACGCACGCGATTAGCAGCGACGCTCCCCTTCAGCCCAATGCGTCGGGAAAGGCGATTGAACAACCGCCCAAAAACCCGGCACAGCAAAAGGATCCAACCCGTCCGGCCGACCCGGGTACGGGGCTCGAGACCAACGACAGTACCGAGCACAGGGAGCAGCCGATCGAGCCCATCCCAAATCAAAAGACCACGCTCTCCAATGAGCAGGCCAAAGAGTCGTCGGCGTACGCCAACAACCTGCTTGCTCTTGGGCTGGCGCGTGTTGAGTACGACACCAAAGGCCAGCCGCAAATTGTTAAAGCAGCTGGAATCGGGGGCGCTATTACGGGTGCTCTTGGCGGCGGTGCTCTTGGCGCAGGGTTGGGTGCCTTGGCCGGGCATGCGCTGGGTATCGGCGCGGGGACCGGCGCGAAGTGGGGCGCTACCCTCGGTGCCGCCGGCGGTGCCCTTCATGGATCAGACGTGCTTCAAGGCGTGGGCGCTCCCCCTGCCGCCGAAGCGCAACCCAAGGTTGCCGCGGAGGAAACCACGCTTGAGCGCAAGGGGCGCAAAGGCGGTGCATTGGCCGGCACGATTGCAGGCAGTGTCGGTGGGGAACGCGCGGGGAGAGCTCTGGCCGAAGTGCTGGGCGCGGGTGCTCTTCGAAGTGGTCTTGCCCGTGCAGGCGGTTCTGTTCTCGGAGCGGGTATCGGTCATCACATCGGTGGGCGCCTTGGGCGCGCGGCCGGCGGCGCGGCGGAACATCGTCTCGACATGATCGACCCCAAGGGGAAGAAGGAAGCGTCGGCCGCGCTCAAGAACCTGGCGCTTCGCATGGCGAAGACCGCCTTGGATCCGGAAATGATGACTCCCGAACAGATCGATGCAGCGCAAGCCTACGGAGCGGCGCGCGCGCCACAAGTTCATGGCGCGTTGGTGGGCGGTGCTCTTGGGGCTCTCGGTGGGGGTGCCGCGGGATATTACTTTACACCTCTCAACTTTGCCGGGAAGATGATGGGTGGCACCTTGGGCGCGATTCACGGTGGTTTGGCAGGAGCGGATATCGGCTCAGCCGTTGACGCGGCGCGGATGACTCCTGAACAGCACGCGCAGATGACCTTGAACGCGGAAGATGCCGCGCAGGCTAACAAGCAAGCGTCAGTGTACGCCCGCAATCTTCTGGCCCTCGGGCTGAAGAAGCAGGCGGAAGATGCCATCAACCCGGCGCAGATCAGCGCGGGTAAGATCGACGACATCGGCGTCAATTCTCCTGACGGTGCCACCCCGGCGGGCGTTGGTGTTCCTTCGGAACCGAGCGACGTCAATTCACAGAAGCGGCTCATCGAGTCGAACCTGGCCGCCATCGGGTACACCCGGCGGGAAGCCAAGAGCGATCCGAAGAAAGACCTAGGCGCGGTGCTCAATGAGCCGGCCCTGTCCGCGGAACATGATCGTACGCTGAACGAAGCGTTCGATCACACGGAGGAAGCGGGCGCCAAGATTGGTAGCGCTCAGACGTTGAAGATTGCTGCCGCGCGCGCGGTTTTGAACAAGCTCGCGCAGCAACAGGTGGTCGGCAAGAAGACCAAGAAGAGCATGATGGGAGGCGCTGGTGGCGCACCCAATACCCCTCAAGCCGCCAGCGGATTTACCGCCGGCGCGCAGATGTAAAAGGAGCGGCCATGGCAACCCAAAAGATGGATCAAGTCAAAGTCGCTCGCGTCATTAAGGATGCGGCGGTCGCCTTGCGTACCGTGTCGCAAGAACGGGACGCATTGCAAACCGAGAACGCCAAGTTGGCTCAGGCCAACCGGGTGTTGACGACGCGCATGCAGGCCGAGAAGGTAGCGATGGACATGCACGACAAGGGTGTGCACACCGCTATGCCTTTCGCGGACCTGGTCGACACGCTCGAGAAGCGTGCGCATCAAGACCCGAAGGGCTTTGAGGTTCTCAAAGAAGCCGTCAACCTTACGGGTCCGGACATGATGAAGACCGCGTCGGTGGGCACTACAGCCGCTGCCCATCTCGGTGCTTCGGATTTCGAACAGTACATCCTCGGAGACATCGGCTGACCGCGGCGCTTCTTCAACAGACTGCACTAGGAGAATTTCAGTGACCACACTTCGCGAAAACTTCAAGCCGGTTTCCGACGTTATGCCCATTGTTCGAAGGGACTGGATCCTTGCGGACAAGACCCTGGCCAACCCGTCCAACCCGCTGTCGCTCATCGATGGCGAGTGGATGACGCTGAATGGCGTCGGCCAAATGATCCGCGCGGTTGACATCACGCAGACGTTGGGGACGTCGGCGCTCAATGTGCTGTCGTGGCCCTTGTGGGCGGAGAACGGCCGTTATGATGTGCAGGCTATAGCCGACTGCAAGATGCCCCTTCTATGGCTCAACGCCTGGGAGTTCGAGACGCGCATCTACGATCCGGCCGAGGTCTCGGGGGCAAACGGCGCGCCCATCGCCGCCATGCTGCAACCCCTCAAGGTGGCCAGCATTTCGGTGGGTGGCGTGTACGGGGTACGGACCCTGAGCGGCCTCGTGGGCCATGGCGGTTCGAACGACACCGACCGCATCGTTGGGTACGTCACCAAGTTGCCCGCTGCCAACAACGGTTGGCTGCGTCTTCGCGGAGGCAACCTCTTCTAAGCCGTGTGGTGAACAACGGCCTACTTAACTAAAGGAGAATCAGATGGCATCGGCACGGCAAGTCAACGATCTGTTCAACACACGCCTCGGCGAACCCGGGGGCAAAGAAAAGCTCGCCCAGTTTGGCGGCTCTTACATTCGCGATCGTCTTCGCGAGGTTTCGTTCGTTCGCAAGATCGTGCCCCCGGAGCAGGTTACGCGTACGGACTGCCAGCGTTCAACGCGGCATGACACGCTGGTCAAGATCGTCGACATCGAGCCCAAGAGCCGGGCCATGGCGATCAGCTTCCGGGGACAGCCCACGGCCCGGTTTATCCGGGGTGAGCGCGCCGAGGTAGCTTTCTTCACGATCAGCTCGGAGGTCTTTCAGAAGACCGAACAAGAGCTACTAGCGTATGAGATGCCCATCACCAAGATCATCGAGGAGAATTCGGTGAAGGACATCCAGGAGATCGAGGATCGCGAGTTCGTCATCCATATCGAAGCCGCGGTTCAGGCGCTTCAGCAGGAAGCCAACGGTGGAACGATCGTGTCGTTGAACGCTTCAGCTCTTCAAGGCAGTGCGCCTCCGGTCGAGTTCTCGGTTCGTAAGGGGGAGCTTGCGCGCGCCGCCAATACGAACGACGCGGTAATCCGCCCGGTTCAGCGCAAGGACATCGTGGAGGGCTTCAAGATCATCGACGGAAGACGCCTGCGGTGCGCACGCTTCCTTCTGACCGAAACTGACTTCGACGATGTCCTGTCCTGGACCGTGGAAGACACCGGCGATCGGATTCAGTCGGAGACCACCGTCGACGGGTACAAGTACAATTTGCTCGTGGGCCGCCCGTACATCCGGACTGTGAAGACCGACATCCTGCGCCGTGGGAACATCTACTTCTTCGCGGAACCCGAGTTCTTCGGGAAGTTCTACGTGCTTAACCAGACCAAGTTCTACATCGACAAGGTCGCCAACACGATCACCTTCCAGGCATGGGAGGACATCGCGATGGCGGTCATCAACATCGCCAGCGTTGGCAAGATCGAGCTCTACTCGGCGGACGCTACGGCCAACGATGAGGACACGCTGCTCGACAACTTCATTCCGGTGGCTGAGGATAGCCTTGGCGCCATCAACAACCGCGTGAACGAAGGGCTCAAATTCCCCCAGATCGTCGCCAATTAACCTGAGGGAACTCGCGTAGTTCTGTCGGCCCGGATTAAGAGGGCACCGGCGCCGGTCGTCGGTGTCCTCTTTTGCGTTTCAAGGTAGGCTACGATCATGCCGCAAGATGTGTTTTTCATTTTCAATACCACCCGGTCGATTCACACCGGCTCTGTGCGCCGGGCACTGCTGGGTCCTGAGAGCAGCACCAAAAACCTTTTCTTGGCGGGGGGTCTGGTCCGTGTTGTTCGGGGCCGCCCCTCTCCGGTAACCGGCGACTTTCTTCGAAAGCACATTCATGAAGTGCAAGACAAGGAGCGCAAGGGACTGGTGCGCGTGTACAACGCCCGAAGCCAACGGGTGGATCTGACAACCCTCGCGGCGGTTACCGAAGACGCTCTGCGAGAAGACGCAACCCTCGAGGACGTTGTGCCTCCTGAGGTACCTGAAGTACCCACGGAAGAAGGGCTTACTTCTACCCAGGAAGTCGCCGTGGATACGGCGGAGCTTTCGGTCGAGGAAATTTTTGAAGAAGGCACGACGGAAACTACACCCGTTGCGTCAGAAGAAGTGCACACGAGCGCGGGCAGTCGACGGCGTCGACGAGGGTAAGCGCTATGGCCAACGGTGAAAAGCTGCAGGGCGTTCAGGCGATGAGCCAAACGATGCAGGCGTTTGTTCAGACTGTGCGGCTTTTTACGCGGGATCACCCTCAGCTCAATCGTTTACTGACCGGGGAAGAGTCCACGGATCGCATCATTGCGTGGGCAGTGATGGACGCCCTTTCGGATTTCAATGGGACGCCCCCTTTTTTGGGAGCGTTCAGCCTTGAAGATTTGCTTCAATGGCATCAACAGGCGCTGCTCACACGCATGACCACGTGTTCGCTGCTTGAGTCCGTAGGGCTCCTTCAAACGCGAAACCACATCAATTATTCAAACGGCGGCATCAACGTAGGCGTGAACGATAAAACGCCGCTCATCATGAACTGGCTCCAGTACTTCAAAGGGACGACGGAGCAGATGAAGCAGCGGGTTAAGGTCTCGCTGAACATCGGGCAGATTATCGGCCCCATGAACACCGGTTTGCATTCAGAACTCTGGAGTGTGAACGCTTCGTACCTCAGTTACTAGTGGTAGAGTTTGCATTACCTAAGGAGCACCCGTGTCTCTTCATACCTATGAGTTCGACAACCTAAAGGACATGGAGTTCTTCCTTCAGGGAGGGGTTTCGGGCGGTAAAGAGGTTGTTACCCAAAACGGGCGCATCTACGGGTTGAACGGTTCGACCCTGATCTTTACGTTGCCCGCAGGCACGGTACAGTTCTCTGATGTTTTGGAGCAGGGGCTGACGTTCCAGCAGATTTCTCAGCAGATCGCTGCTGTACTCCCGGCGCTCGCCACCTTTTGGCGCGACAAGTACATTCACATCCTGCAGAAAGCATTGGGGGGTGGGATTTCCCTGAGTAAGAGTGGAACCGCGAATCCTTTCTTCGGGTTCAGCTCCGCAACGGACGCGATCGGTACCTTGTTCAACGGTCCTTCGGGGGCTACGCCGCGCTACATCGACAGTAGTGGTAAAGCACGGCTCGAGGGCTACTACGTGGTAGTGGAGTTCTAAATGACGAACAGTTTTGAGCGAGCGCTTTTCGGCGAAGACGCGCAGATCCCCCTCCACATGGCAAGTGCTTACTTCGTGTCCATGAAGCAGCCCCTTCAGGTCAAGGTGGCGCGCGTTTCGACGAAGACCGCAGGGTGGCAAGACGCGCCGGATGAGACCGGGCTTCTCGAAGGGCAATTTGAAGTACCCCTCGAGTTCGCGGTGCAGCTTATGGGTACGTGCGCCATGCACTTGCTACGGCTGATGACCGCAGGGCTCATCTACTCGAAAAGCATTCGAGGCCCCTACGCCGGTGAAGTTCTACGCGTCATTTGTGACACGGAGTGGGATCACAAGAACGCCTTTCAGTATTTGGTGGAGCGCATGGCGGTCTTGGCCGGTGCACCGCACATCCCAGAATCGGAGATGCCCCCGTCGAGTACCGATCCTCTCGCGGTAGCGCAACGTATGATCCGCGCTGAACAAGAAATGATTCAGAGCTATCACGAGTTGTGCGCAGTCCTCGGGCACAACCCGATGAAGTTCAAGATCAAGTCGTACATGGGCGAATGCCAGGCCCACTTGGATAAGTATTGGCGGGCACTGCCACCCGAGTATGGGAACAAGCCTATGATTCCTACGCCGCCCGTGATGCTCGAGCGGCACGAGGAAAATGAGACCCCCGAACAAGAGGCCATCGAAAGCCCCGAGTTTCAACAGGCGGAAGAAGCCGCGGGCGTCGAACAACCTGGTGAAGACGAAGGGGCCGAGGATCAAGAGCTCCCTGAAGGTGGGGAGGACACGCCGCAAGAAGCGTCGGAGGCGCCTTCGGAAGAAGCTGTAGAGGAACCCGCACCGCCAGACCAAAAGACAGCCAGTGGTTTTTCCAAGGTCGCTGCCTTGATGGCGAAGTGGGCCAAGGAGAACGCAACCGATGCAGAGCTCAAAGAGACCGGGCGGCAGCGGGCGGTGACCACCATTTCTGCGGAGCACCACCGGGAGTCCGCGCGCCGCGGGGAGCGGGCAGGGCGAACCCTCGGTATGTTAGGGGGTGCAGCGGCCGGGGGCGTGCTTGGGCATGCGCTCGGTAAAGGCCATCCGATGGCGACGCTAGGGGGCGCCGCTCTGGGTGGCGCCGCGGGCCATCGGGTGGGGGGTGAGCTCGGAACCGAGGCGGACATTGCGCGGCACAAGAAGGCGAACATCGCCAAGTTGGCTATGCGCATGGTGCGTTCTTTAACGAAGACCGCTGATGAGCTTCAGGGCATCCCCGATGCGGAAGCCCCCATGGCTTCCCCGACCGATGATCCGGAGCTGACCCCGGTCAATTACCTGCAAGCCGAGCAAGTGGGGCAACAGTTTCAGGATCGAAACGAGGCCAACTTCTACCGTTCGAAGCTGCACGCGACCGAGCAGCAGGTGGCGCAAGCGCAGCAAGAAGCGCAAATGCAGGTGCAGCAGATGCAGCAGGCGGCGGCTCAAGCTCAGGCTGATGCCGCCTCGGCAGCGCCGCGCATCAAGTCCGCGCTTGATGAAGCGGTCAACGCCAAGAACGACGCGCTCAAGCAAATGGAGACCGCGTCGCGCATGCGGATCGCGCAGCAGAACCTACGCATGCAATTGATGGAGTTGGCATCCCAAGATCCCGATGCCCAAGCCGCCATGGATTTGGCGCAAAGTACGGGGCAGGGAACGCCCATGGGCACACCGCTCGGAACGGTGCCCCCGGCCGCTCCCGATGCTGGCTTAAATGCGGGCCCACCGCAGCCTCCGGCTCAAGGGGATTCGGGTGGGGGCCCCCCGGGGGGGCCCGCCGGCGCGGCCCCTGATGCGCAAACCGCCCCTGGCGCGGCGCCGCCCGCGGGGTCGCCTGACATGAATGCCACTGCGGGCGGCCCGCCGGGGCCTGACCCGTCCATGGCCCAAAGCCTGACGCAGGTGGGAAAGACGGCGTCGGTGCTTCGTCGCGGGTTGCAGAAGCACGCAGCGCTCGGCGGCGCTTTGCTGGGCGGCTTGGTGGGCGGTGCGGACCAAGCCTACCGAACCCATCAGGGAATTCAGGGGGGCCTTGACCCGGTGCAAAGCCGCATTGACGCCCTGATGGGAAGCCAAGACGGCAGCTATGGCAGCGCCGCCGCCTTGGCCATGGCTAAGACCCAGTTGGCTCAGCGGGAGCTGGCCTTGGCGCATCCGACCCAGGCCATGCTGCGCAATACAGGGAAGGGCGCTGTGCAAGGGGCGCTGCTCGGCAGCGGTATCGAGGACAAGGGCCGCCAACTTCAACGACTGCTGACGCAGTAGGAGACCATCATGCTGGATGCATTTCTGAACGTGTTGGTGAAGAAAGCTTCGGACAAGAAAACCGAAGATGAGTTGACGGCGCATCTGACGCGCTTGCCTCTGAACGAGATTCAAAAGATTGCGCGGCTGGGCTCGGTTAAGAAGGCATTCTGCGGCGACGGTGACGATGGGAAGTGGCTCGCGCGCTACGAAGACACGGCGCTGTATGAGAAAGCGTTGGCGCTTGAGGAAGAGCTGCTCAAGATCGAAGCGCAGCGCATTGAGCGTCGGTTGAAGCCGGAACCCGAGATCGACAACCTCTATGCCCAAGAGGACATGGTTCGGTTGAAGAAGCGGCAACTGGACCTCGAGTTGTCCAAGCTGCGCGCGGGGGGCGAGGCGGAGCCGGCGGCAAACGATCTGGAAGAAGAAAACGATCTGGAAGAAGAGGAAGAGCCGGCAGCGGAAGACGGAAGCATGAAGTCCGCGCATTTGGCCTTCGTGCGTAAGCTGGCGGCGTGCTCGGATCCCACCCAGGGGCTGAAGGCGCCCGCGGTAAAGCGACCCCCGGTTCCTTCGATGGCCGTGAAGACAGCGAGTGTCCTGCGCCCCTTTCTTCCGGCCTTCCCAGGACTGCCCAAGGAAGCGTGCTTCGATCTGGCGGGGCGAGCGTTGGCGCACGCAGAGGCACAGCAAGCATCTTTGCGCGCCAAGCATGCGGGCATCGGCGGCGCTATCAAGGGCGCGCTGCGCGAAGGGGCCATTCAAGGGGGTACGGGTGCAGCCGGGGGCGCCCTTGGAGGCGCATTGTTTGGTGGTGTTGGGGCTTTACCCGGGGCTGCCATCGGAGGCGCCGGCGGCGCTATCAACGGTATTATTTCAGGCGCAGCCAAAGGTTTTAACGACAAGTAGGGCTCCCTAAATGCCGGGTTTGGCGATTACTAAAGCGCGCGTTCTGTCGTTGTCCCTCGACTACAACCAGTTAACTTGGGAAGTCGGAGATACAGCGGAAGACCTTCTTGATTACACCTTTCTTGTTCTGCGCGCTGAGTCCGCCTCGGGCCCCTTCGACCCCATTTCGCAGGAGCTCGAAGACGCGTTCTTGTTCATCGACAACCTGGTCAAGGTTGGGAATATCTACCGGCAGTACCACTACAAGATCCAGATCCGTAATAAGCAAACCGGGGAAGTTAAGCTTTACGGACCCTACGCTAAGACCCCCGAGCCGACGCTCATCGCTCAGGAATTGCGGCTGCATCTGAACCTGCTGATGCACGAGTTCATCGGGCGCCGCTGTTGGCTTTTACCCGTGCGTACGTTTGGGCAGCGTTGTGCAGATTGCTGGAACCCCCGCCTTCAAAAGCGGAAGTTCAGTGGTTGTCGTAGCTGCTTCGATACGTCGTTTGTACGGGGGTACCACAAGCCTATTGAAATTTGGGTCAGCATTGATCCAACACCGGCCAATCAACAGCCGACCAACTCGGGTAAGCTTCAGCAGCAATCCACCACAGGGCGCATGTCGTTTTACCCACCGGTAAAACCCGATGACGTGCTGGTTGAACCCGAGAATATTCGGTGGACCGTGCGTACTATTTCCACCACGCAAGAACAGCGCGCGGTGGTGACGCAAGAGCTTCAGATGCGGCGTGCTGAGACGACGGACATGGAGTACCTCATCCCCTTGGATTTGGGGGCGCCCATGCAAGACTTGTTTTATACCCCTGCTCGCAATTACACGAACCCGACCACACTGACGGATTTGCCTAAAGACGACATCGACTTCGAGGGGATCTATTCCCTGTACCCCCCGTGGTACGGTCGTTAGGTGATGAACGAGCTTTTCTACGCTGCTTTCGCTGATGAGCTCGTGAAGATTGCCGAGGCGGATGCCGTAACAGACGCTGCGTCGGCGGTGAATGAAGGGCAAACGCCACCCCCTTATCGAGAACACCCGGCGTTGACGCTGGCGAAGGGGGTCGGTGGCTACGCCCTTGGCGCGGGGGCAGGGTACGTGGGTATGCACGGCCTGAACCGCGGTATCCAGGCGTTGGGGGGTGATGGGTTACCCCTCGCCGTAATGAAATACGGCCCCCCGGTAGCGGCGGGCGCCGCGGGTCTTGGGTTTGGGTTGTTGCAGCACCGTATGATGGATCGTCTAAAGAAGTCGGGGGCACCCCCGCAGAACCCCCTGACGGAGCCACACGGTGGACTCGATCAAGACCCCGAAATTTGAGGACACGAGCGCCTTTCCCGGAAGCTTCAAGTACACCCCGCTCGAAGCCCTAAGAAACCTATTCGTCGGGTTCATGCAGGGCTTGTTCAATGCAGCGCCCCCAGGGGCGTATCACTGGGATCCCGACCCGGCGACCACGGACATCATCATTCAGGATGAAGCGCCGGTAAAGACTGAGGTGATGCAGCGCCGACCGCTCATCACGCTGACCCGGGGACCCATCCAGTTCTATTCCTTTGGAATGGACGATTTGCTTCAGTACGACGCGGCCATCAATCGTAAGACCAAGAGCATCTTGGCGACGGGTACGATGACGATCAATTGTTGTTCGCGCGTACCGCTTGAGGTCGAGAATATTGGCTGGGTTGTAGCGGAGCACATCTGGCTTTTGCGCGACCTTCTTCTACAGCACGGCTTGTTCGATACGGGGCGCCAGATTCAGCTGGGGTCGCCCTCTCCCGCAGGGTCTATTATTGCGGATGACAATGGGGATACGTGGACGGCAGTAGCCATCAGTGTACCGTTTCAATTTGTGCGTACGAGTGCGTTTACACCCCTCGGAAAGCAGATCGTTCAAAGCATCGAGCACCGCATGCGCACGCAATTTCCGGCGCCTACTACCGTGGGGGGTCCCCCGCCGTACAACGGGTTTGACCGTCCGTTTGCCGTGCATCCGGTACCCGTGCCGCCTCTTATCAATGCCCCCGATGCCCACGGGGGTACGGCTACGTTTTCGAACAGGCCCACCTTTCTGCCAAAGCAGCGGCACCCCCTCGACCCGACGCGGGAAGTGTACGTACGAACGGTGCGCCCCTTCCGTGCGGGTAGCCTGCAGCTACCCTCTTCTCTGTAGTGCAATTCCCATACACGCGCGCCGCGTGGAAGAATCGCTGAAGTAGCAGAGCACTTACGCATCCAAAGGAGCGCGCTACATGGCGAATAGTACACCGGCGTCTATCCCGCGCCCCGGCACCCAGGTCATCCAACAATTTAGGGCGGTAACGCCCACGGTCATCACGCCCACGCTCGTGCCCAACGTGGTCGGCGTGTGCAAGCAGATTGTGGATTTGCTCGTGACCGACAGTACCGGCGGGCAGACCCTCAATGCTGATGCGCTGATTGACCTTCCGGCCTTTTTCTTTTCGGCGGCTGCTACCGGAAGCCCTCCCGTATACACGGGTCTCGATGGGCTTCAATTGGCGGTGAGCATCAACGAGTCGGTTGAGGTTGATTTGCCGTTCTCGGACCCTTCGGCGGAGGGGTTGACCCCTGCGACCATGGTGTCGCAGATCATGGCCGCTTTGAGTCAGCAGGGCGTAACGTCGGCCCAGGCTATCCTGGTCAGCGACACCTACTTCGAATTTGCGACCCTCGGTAAAGGGCAGTTTGAATCCATCACCATCCTTGACACGACGTCGCCTGTGGTTGCATCGGCACTCGGAATTGGTATCGGGCAGACCTACCTGGGCGTTTCCAACTACAATCAGTACACGCTGACCATTCCGGAAGAAGCCTTTCCCGATCCGCGCAATAACCTGGCGGAGTTGGTGATTGAGCAAAACACCGTGCGCGTGTTCCTGGCAACGGGGCACAGCACGGACATCACGGAAGCCACGCGAACGGCGTCGTTCCTGATGAAAGGAACCGTGGCCATTTCGGGGTCCGTGCAATCCCCCACGGATTTGTCGGGCCTGGTGTACCCCACGGCCATTGGCACGAAGAACCTCATTATCAACGTGGACAATGGTACTGACCAGACGATCGCGTTCACGAGCCCCGCAAGTGACACGGCGTTTTTGAGTCAGCTCCAAGCGGGCTTGTCCGGCGCAACGCCGTCGCTGGTCTCGGGTAAGTTTTTGGAGATCACCAGCAACAGCGAGGGTGCGAATAGCTCCGTTACGATCCGCCCGGCAAGCACGCTTTTGACCACGAACGGCGGGCCCCTGTCCTTTCCCGTTTTGGCAGGTACTGGGACAAGTATCGCGGCTGTAAGCGATGGCAGCGGCGGCGCCTACACCTCGCTTCTGGATTTCGCTAGCATGAACTTTACGGCGGCAGCGACGCACGCGGTGTTGACCGCCTCGGCCCCCCCGACGTTCTCTGCGCTGACCACTGGCAGCACGTTGATTCTGAGCGATGGGCATGCGCCGCAGACCATCACGTTTGCGGGTAACGAGACTACGGTGGTGGGGGCGACCAACAGCCTACAAGCCACCATTCAGGCGCTGGTGGGTACCGAAACGGGCGGCAACGTTGTGGTGTCTTCGACAGGGGGCGCGCTGACGTTGACCAATGAAACCGTTGGCGATGAGTCGATGCTCCAAATTGTTGGGGGCACGGCCTTGGCGGCGCTCGACCCGGGTACAACGCCCACGTTGATCGCCGGTGCGCAGACCAACGGTAACCCCTTCCCTCCCCAGGCCGGCGACCAGATTTGGATCGACGGGACGTTGTTCGCGTTGGTGAACAAGGTGGCACCGGGGGGCATCACCACGCGTCTCAAGATCAACCAGCAGGTACCGATCAGTACGAATGTCGGTACGAGCTTCTACATTGAAGCGCAGAACCTGGTGTCCCCCGCGCCCCCGAATCGACCCACGCCTGACTTGGTGGTGGATCTTACGGACAACATCACCATCAAGCACAGTCTCCTGCGCGACTTCGTGGGAAACCCTCTGGCGGTTCAGGCCCCTATTTACGTGGCGTACACAGCGCTTCGGCTCGACACTACGGCCTTGGCAACGAACCCGGGTCTTTTGCGCTTCGGCAATACCACGGACCTCGAGGCGGCGATCGGGCCAACGACCGCGGACAATCCGCTGGCGCTCGGGATGTACTTCGCACTCATCAATGGGCCCGGCATTCAAGTAACGGGATTGGGCGTCGACGCAATTGCATCCGAAGAGCCCTTCGGTACCGTCGAAGCGTTCACGAGGGCCGCGGAATACCTCGAGGGCTTCGAGGTGTACGCCATTGCGCTTCTAACCCATGACGAGTCCGTGGCGCAGGTGTTCAACACCCACGTACAGTTTATGAGTCAGCCCGAGCAACACGGCGAGCGCATCTTGCTGTGGAACCCGGTCATCCCCACCAACGCGCTCGACACATTGATTACGAGTGGCACCAACGGTGACGGGCTGAGTACCATCACGTTCGATACCAAGATCACGAGCCTGAGCACGCTCTTGCAAGCGGCGGGTGTTAGCCCGGTGGGAACCATCCCGGTGGCGTCCGGGTTGTTCCTAGCTCTGGCCGCGGATGGGAACAATTACTCGATCGCCAGCATCGTGGGCTCCCGCGTTACGGTGCGCGTGAGCGCGGGTAGCTTCCCCAACGGTTCGAACGACGATGGCTTCTATGCAGAGAACGTTCTGCCTTCGCCGCTCATTGGGGAATTGTTCTCGATTCGTGTGCGGGGACTGCCCCTCGTGACGCTGGCGGGAACCCCCGATAAGAATGCGATTGCAGCCAATGTCAACGCCATGGGGCAGTCGTTTCAGAACCGTCGGTTTTGGATGACGCTTCCCGATCGGTGTGTGGCCACCATCTCGGGCGTCAGCCAGGTCCTCGACGGCTTCTACATGAACGCGGCTACCGCCGGCGCGATCGGGCAGCAGCCGCCACAGCAGTCCTTTACCCAGTTCCCCATCACGGGGTTCACCGGGGTGAAGGGTAGCAACGATACGTACAGCGAGAGCCAGCTGAACGTGATGGCAGGCGGTGGCGCCTACATCTTTGTGCAGGATGTTGCGAACGCGCCCATCTATGCACGCATGGCGCTGACAACGGATTTGACCAGTGTCGAAACCCGCACGGACTCCGTGACCAAGATCGTCGACTTCACTGCGAAGTTCGTTCGGGGGAGCCTGAAGAACTTCATCGGGCGCTTCAATATCACGCAGGGCTTTTTGGATACCCTGGGCACCGTGGGTCAGGGGCTCTTCGGCTTCCTTACGGAGAACGGCGTGTTGATTGGGGGAAGCCTCGACAATATCATCCAGGATGAGAACAACCGAGACACGGTCATCATGGATTCGACGTTGGATGTTCCTATTCCGTGCAACTACCTAAAATTGACCTTACTCATTTGATCTAATGCGGCGCGTGCTCGATGCGCCGCATAAGAGGAGCCCCACCCCGGGCTCCTCTTCTTTAGCCTACCTTTGCTAGACTCGAAGAGCTTTCGGTAGGAGCTCTACGTGCTGGCAACGATTTACAATTCACCAAGCATAGCAACTACGCATGAGGAATTAGCGGTGCGCAATAATGCAACAACCCGCACGGTGAGTCGCGTGCTGAATGGCAAGTGACGAGGTAGAGGCCCAGCGGTCTCTTTTTAGCCATAGATTAGGAGGCGGACATTGAGCGGGAATTACTCTGATTGGGCCCCGTACAATAACTACGTACAGGCCGGGATGGTTGACGGCCAGTACGTCAACGCGGGCTTCATGCTATTGGCTGCAGGGCCGCCGCGTATCGCGAACATCGGCGGCGCGGCTTCCTTTGCGCAAGCCTTGAGTGGCAATGGTCAATCGGCCAATCAGATCGTGCTGCCCATTGGTGTACTGCAGAGCTTCAACGTCAGCCACAACCGGCAGTTCAGCCGTATCTTCGAAATCGGTTCCGAGCGAAGTTACTTCATCTCGGGGCGTACGGTAGGTCAGCTGAGTTTGGGGCGCGTGTACTACCACGGTGCGTCCCTCTTGCGCATTCTTTATGCGTACTACCAAGACGATATTGGACCGACCATCGTCCCGTCGATGTGGCCGAACGCGGGTTCTGCCTCAATGGCGAACCCCCACGACGTCATCATCCCGCCGGGGTACGAGAACCTTTACTTCAACCTCGCTTCAGACTTGTTCGCACAGCCCATCGGCATCTTGATGTACATCCGCGACATCAACCAAGATGCGCTCGGCGCCCTCTACTTCGAATCGAGTTACTTGCCGAATCACTCATTGGCTACGGATAGCCAAGGGGTTCTTCTGCAGGAGAACGTCGCGGTACAGTTTGAGCGCGCAGTCCCTGTAGCTATCAGCGCGCTGACCCTTATTTCGACGGCATCCAACGCGGGGGGCTCGAATATGTCGAGTACCTTCCTTGGAATTCCTGACGCGTCGACCCAGGCCAACGCGTCCACATCGGCCGCGGCGGCGTAAGGAACTCCCGTGTCCACGCCGTTCACGACAACGCTTACCGTTCAAACGCCCATGGCGGCGGGGCAGCCGCCGCTCCCCATCGTGGCCGCTCTCTCCGCTGCTTATGACAGCCGCACCGAGTATCGACTGTCCTTTACAGTGTCGGGAACCAAGACGCTCGACATGGGAACGTTGGGCCCCAACGGCGCTAAGCTTTTGCTGGTGACGATGGATGCCAGCGTTGACCCCACGGTTCAACCCGTGCTTCTTTCCCTTAATGGAGCCACACCCGGTATCGAAGTATCGCCCGGGGGGTTTTTTGCTTTAGGGAGTCCTCAGCCAACCACCGCCGGTGTCCTTTCCATCACGATCACACACGCTTCCACCGCCGCTATGAGCGTGTGGGTTTTTGGATAACTTATGCACCGTCAAGTCATCGAGCGCGTTACTGAAGTGGCTGCGGGGTCTGCTTCTAATGTAATCAAGGACAGTGTATTCGGCGCGCTGCTGACCGTAGCGGTCGTTTGCATCATTTGGTTGCTGAAGCGCTTGATGAGCGTGCAGGATCAGAGGGTCGAAGATCAAGTACGCGCCAACGAGATGATGGAGCACAGCCGCGAGAAGACATCTAGCCTGATTGCGCAAGTGAACCAAGCGTCCGTGGGGGTCAACGCGACGCTGGACAAATTGGTAGATGCGCAATGCGACAGCACGCGTTCGTTGGGCGATTTGCGCTCGTCTATTCAGTCATTACAGGTGACCACGGACAGCGTCATCCGCGACGCTGTCCGTGGTCGGTCTCAACCGGAAGTCGCACCCATGTCGTCTGTTCGACAGGAGGTACCCCGCGGAGGGAGTTACTCGCATCTTGATCCTGGGTTGTACGACCGAGGAGAGAGAGGACGGTGACTGTGATCGCCTTCTTGCAAAGGTTGACAGGGACGTCACGCCGTGGCGTACAAGAAAGTCAACGTTTTGAGCACAACATTCGTTGCGTTATTCAACAGGTCAAACAGTTGGAACGCTTGTGCGAGGACATGGATGGCGTCTGCCATCAAGTGGAAGAAACGCAGAGGCGCATCCGTACGTCGCCCCGCTCCTCGGGCTACTCGGGGGAGCACGCTAAAACCATTCCGGCGTCCCGTCCGCCAGGAGAAGCAGAGTATGGAAACGCCGAACGAGAAGCGCCTATTACAGCGCGAGGGATGTCCCTTTGCGCGGCTGGACGAGAGCTCCCAGATCATCCGGCGTAAGGACTTGGTTTCGCTCGGCGATTCGTTTCGAGCGTCCACGATCCCCTTCGACACTCTGGCGCGCCACGTGCAGCGCCAGGTTATTCTTGTCAACCGTTTGCAATACGGCCTTTTCGCGCTATTCGTAGTGAGTATTGCACTTTTGGTAAGTACGCTTTGGTTGATTCATCGCGTCGAGACCCGTGCGGTGCCCCCTTCCTCAACAACTTCGCGGCCCCTGGAAACAGCGTGACGTTGGGCTGGCAAAAAGTAGCGGATGAATACCGCTTGGCGCCATTCGGCCAAGGGCGCACGCTGCCCCGGGATCGACTGCAAGCGCAGGCGGAAGAGTTCAACGATCAGTTTCGACAACGCGAGGCGTTGACCATGTCCCAAACGGTAGAGAACCTAGGGGGTCCCGGCAGCGGCCGTGCCCGCTACTTGCGCGCGATCATGACAACGCCGTACGCGGTGCATCCTCTTCTGCCTTTTGCGGGGCCCCCGATGATGCACCCCATGGGTTACGGGGCGGGCGCCGCGTACAGCGCGCCCAACGATCAGGATCTGCGCGCGGGGGAACCCGACCCAGAAATGACGGCGCTTGAAACGGGCATCACGCACACCGCGTCCGTACGGTTTGCGGAGGCTATGGGGCGCGTGCTCGCGGAGAAGCGCGCGCAAGAGGAGCCCGCGTACATGTACGGCCCCGAAGCCTATGCACCGTACGAGGAAGCGCCCTCACCGCAGTACGTGCGTGCACTGGCATCCCCGCCGGTTGCGCCCCATGCACAAGCGGCCCGGCAGAACGCGGTACGCGCCTTAACGCACGTGGGGCAAGGTCTCGGGGAATCCGCGATGGCAGCGGGGCATGGTCTTCAAGCCGCTGCGGGTGCGGTAGGGCGGGGACTTCAGGGTTTCATGGGACAGGAAGCCACCAGCGATCAGCGGTGGGGAACAGGGTTTAGCCCCGCGCCTGTGACTAACGAATACGGTCAACCGCTTCGAATGTAACTACGGCAGGTGGTTCCACCAGCCGGTGGCTACGGGGGGCGCGACGTCGTCGTCTTCGTGGGGAGCGGGGTCTTCATTAAAAGAGAGCAGTGGATCCTCCTGAGAATCACGCCAAGGTTCTTCATCAGTCTCTTCCTCGTCTTCGTCCTCGTCGTCGCGGGGTGGGCGTGTTTGAAACGGTAAGGCGTCCGGGGGTTTGGTCGATGAGGTGGTAGAGGAGTTGGGCTGTTCGGCGTACGTCGTCGTGCTCTGGTTGAGTAGGTCCCGTTCCTCGTTCGTCAGGCTGGCCAGAGTTTTGTTTCCGGAGAGAAGTGAGGTCAGCGTTGTGAGGAGCTCCGGTTCGTAGTGGGTGGGGTGTTCCAGGTAATCGCGCAGAAGAATCCGGGGGTCTCCCAGGAGCGCCTCGAATAAACCAGGCGTCGACGGCACGCTGCTGGGCGACGTTAGCGTCGGGTCGAAGGTTGGAGAGCTCAGGGCCGGCAGAGTCGGTAAGACCGGCAGCGGCGGCAAGGTACTCGGGAAGTACTTTTTGGGCGTACGCCCGGATAACAGCTGTTTGAGCGATTGCGTAGCGTTCCAGGAGTTCTTCGTGGTGCTCGTCACAGTACGCGGCGAAGACAGCCCCGAGGGCTTGGGCCATGTCAATGGGCGGCTCATTGTTCTGGGACCTGTCGTAGTTGAGGGCGGTTACCAGGTGTTCCGCTTGTAACCATGTCGCGTCGGGAAGCGCCACAGGCAAGAGGCGTACGTGTAATCGGGGGTCTCGCGTAGTGTCCGGCGCAAACTTCTTAGTCATTGCGGCACAAGAGGCTCAGAGGTGTACACCATGGTTTTTCTACTTGAACCACAAGATATACGACTGTATACAACACACGGCACTGATCATTGAACATGCGCAGCATCGTGGTGGTTACAGCAACTGTCCCTTTCTGCGTAGACGACCCTCGGTTCTATGGCTCAGTACGCGTGGTCGAGGTGGTCCCTCTCCACGGGCATAAAACCATTGGGTTGCGGCTCTACCTGAAAGAAGATCGCTACGTCATCTTGCCACGACATCGCTTGGACGAGGTGATCGCAGCCCAACGGGCCGCAGGTGTGATCGCAGCCGACCAGTACAGAAACGTGATTAGGGAGATGAATCCATGACTGACGTGAACAATGTGATCGCGACGTTCAAGAGCCGGCTGGCGGCAGGGCACTACAAGGAGCTGTCGGGTGCCCGCCGAGGCATCGGCAAGTTCCAGGGTATCGAAGACGCGGACCGCAAGAAAATGCTCGTTATCGCGGAGCGTCACTTTGCGGCGGGCGCGCCCGCGGTCAGTGCGCCAGTGGCTGAGGTGGCTTCGGCGGCTCCCAAGGCGAAGCGAGGGCGCAAGCCCAAGGCGGTGGTCGAAGGTGCTGCCCCGGAAGCCCCCAAGGCGCGTCGGGGGCGTAAGCCCGCCACGGCTGCTAGCACGATGTCGCTTGCCGAGGACGCCAATCAGCAGCTGGGCATTTGCGAGAAGGCCGTGGATCAGCTGTCGCGCATCGGGGATCGCAACGTCGACGTGGCTGTGGAGATGACGGCGGCGAAGGAGTGCATCGGCCGCGTCATTCGCAACTTGCGCAGCACGCTCGGAGAGGACATCACGTCGCCCGCGCCTCAGGCGCTCGTTGGGCACGTTGTTCCTCAGAGTCTTCCGGCCATGCCCCCCAACGGGGCGGGTGCCGTGCTAGGCGCTCCCGCGCATCGGTGACCATAGAAGACCGATGTAATCCACGTCGGTCTTTTCTTCAGCGTCGTCAAGCACACGCACATTCCCCTGATTTCGGATCGGCACGTGCCACGACACGGTGCCGTGAGGGGACTCCAAAATAACCACCACTTCTTGAACATGTTGCTCGACGAGCAGCAAAGCGTACGCGCCGTATACTTTTACGATGCGTTTTAGCTCGTTTGGCCATGCGGCTTTCTCGGGGGGCAGATCCACAGGGATGATGCCCTCAGTTCGCCGTCCGTGAAAAACTACAGGGGACGCCGGCCACACCAGTACAAACGGCGTGATAGACGCTCGTGCAGTCCACGAAGTGTACAGTGACGCCAATCCTTGGCGTGCTTCGCGCACCAGGTCTTGATGAATAAAACGTTCTTTGGCAAAGTAGGAAACCGCCATGACTGATGACTGTAACAGCAACGCCCGCGACCGACCTGGCTTTCAAGAAATTATGCTACGCATGGCGCAATTGGTTGCGCAGCGCTCAACGTGTCTGCGTCTTCAAGTGGGTACGGTGATTTCGAGTAAGGACTTTCGTCAGGTGTACTCGATGGGCTACAACGGTAATGCCAGCGGCTTACCGAACGCGTGCGACAAGACGGGCCCCGAAGCGGTGGGAAACTGCGGTTGTTGTCACGCTGAGCTCAACGCGATTGTGAATTGCAGCGCCTCGCGCGAGGTAGAAAAGCTTGTGTTTTCTACGGATTCGCCCTGCATCATGTGCGCTAAATACCTCATCAATCTGGGGGGTGTTACCGCCATTTACTTCCTGCGCCCCTACCGAACGCAGGAAGCTGCATCGCTGCTCGAGCGAAGCAACATTACCCTTCATCACGTTTACGCTTTTTCCAAGCAAGCCCCTGTCGGGGAAGAGATTCATGGGCGGTAAGAAGGCAGGCGTCTTCTGCAACTTTGGGCATCGGTCGAGTGATGACAAACCCGTAACGCGAAAGAGAAGTTTATGACGCAAGAACGCATGGTGGCCTGGAGCCGCCTCTTTTTGAAGCGTGAGTCGTTGTCTGCGGATGACCCGGAACGCGAAGTATGTGACAAGGCCCTCGACGACTTTTTGCACGAGGCCACCCCCGAGCAACGCACGCACATGATCAAGCTCATGGAATGCATTGATCGTGCGCTGGAGATCGCAACGTCGACGTGGCTGTGGGGATGAGCATCAGGGGCATGGAACACTCGAAGGATGCTGTTTACGTGGCACGCTGTGAGACGTGTGGCTACCTTCTGGGCGCGCAGGATCCAGGGCGGCCTTGTTGGTATTGCAAATGGGTGAGTCGATGATCATCGGAATCAGCGGACTCGTCTTCGACGAGCAGGGTAACAAGGGGAGCGCGGGGGCTGGCAAGAGTACGGTTGCGGACCGTCTGGTCGCGCGCCACAAGTTCGTGGCGGTGGGCCTCGCCGACGTCATGAAGCGCTTCGTTCAGGAAGTTCTAGGCTTCAGTGATGAGCAACTGTGGGGACCAAGCGAGAAGCGCAACGAGCCCGATAAGCGCTTTTCCCGGCGCTTACGGCCATTTCCCCCGGGCACAGAACGCGCGGTGGCTGCCATTCAAAAGTTCGTAGAAGCTATGCCTTATTTAGATAGTACGGAGCACGCGGTTAAGGAAATTAGCGAGCGACTTACAGAGTTTCTTACCCCTCGCTACGCTCTTCAGGCACTCGGTACGGAATGGGGCAGGCACTGCTACGAAGACATGTGGGTTGCGTACGCGATGAAGGTGGCGCAGAAGCTTATTCTGCAAGACGTGACGTACAGCGCGCGTTATGGCGTTTGCTATACCTCAGGTGAGGTTAAAGGCGTAGTTTTCAGCGATCTGCGCTTCAAGAACGAGATCGATTACATCAAGAAGAACGGTGGGAAGATTGTTCGCGTGCGCCGCCCTGTTGAGAAGTTTATTGCGTCGGAACATCAGTCCGAGATGGATCTGAACGACGTACCCGATGATGCCTTCGACTACGTCATCCACGGGCTACCCGCGGACGTGCACGATCTTCAGCTCAAGACCGACCAGATGCTGGATTGGTTCAAGGGCCGCATCATTCCCTACGACGAAAAGAGCGTCGACGTCCCACCTTTCCTGCGAAAGGGTGCGGTGCTTCCTCTCGGTACGGGAATCCTTGTCGAAGAGAACGTAACTGTAGCGGACAGCGTTGAGCTCAAGCTGACATCTTCCCTGGGATCGTCTCCGCCGTTTGAAGGAACAATCAGCGATGGCGGACAGGTAGACCTGGATGCACAGCACTATCTACCCATTATCAGTGTTTCTGGGAAAGATATTCGCTGTTGCCCCCTCGATACTGACAACGATGGCAGCTGCCCCATCCATCCGAAGGGTTGCGATTGAAGTAGATGATGTAAGCTAGCGGAATGCCGCAGCCGCAGCTTACCCTCAACCTACAGCAGTACGAAGCCCTGGTGTACCTCGCGCGCATCGGGGCGCGGCTCAAGGGCTTTTTGGATGCCATCGCGAAGGATGCGCGCTTCCGACAGCTTCTGGAAGCCGCCGTTCATTACGCCGGGCAGGATGCGAATAGGGCGCGCGATCTTGAAGCCTTTCTGAAAAGCATCGAAGAGCCGAACGGCATCCACCGCTACTTTCTTGCGGTGCGCTGGCAAGAATTGGCCGCTCCGTTGCCCCCACGGGTCGCGGGAGCGGCCACGCGCTTTCCAGAAAACTGGCCCCCGAATCTTCAGGGCATCATCGAGCTGATGACCCGTCCCATTGCACGGGCGGACGTTGATGCGTTTCTACTAGCCAACGCGAAGAGTCCGGTAACCGTCGTGGTGACGGCCGATCCCGGGCTTACGGTGGGATGGACCGCCGTGGAGGACTATTTCGTATGATACAAGAAGCACAAGCTGTGTTCAGTCTACCGGAGCAACAACTCGGGGCGATTACAGTCCAAGACTTCGCCGGGTCGACGTATGCTTTTCCCGACGTCAACGTGACCGCGCTCAAGAACATGCTTCCCCCTTCGGGGCGTCGGCCGGAAAACTTGCCGTGCTTGATGATCGTCAACGTATCCGTGGCGGTACTCAGCATTCCTTTCAAGAACATTCAAAGTATCTGCGTAGGTACGGAAGTGCTGTGGAATGCAACCGCCTGACAAGCCAGCGGATTTTCGACACACCGATCCGGCGTTTGTCGATCCAATGAAGGAACGCATCGAACTTCAGTGCCTCAAGTGCGCTATGCACGTGCACCTGTTCGTGCAGAAGTCGATGCGCCTTAAACCGGGCGATAAATTGTATGTAGACCCTGAGCAGCCTGAATGGGGGCGATGCCCGCGATGCCGACGAAAAACACTTCAAGTGCTCCACGTGCCAGCTATTACGCCTACACCGAGTGCTATCGGCTTTTGGAAGCTACCGGCGGGACCGGCCACTGGAAACTCGTCGGCTACCAAGACCGACCCCTCGGTTACGCCGAAAGAGTCCAAGTAACGCCCTTCGCGCAGACGACAGGGAAAGGGGTTGTAGCTGGCGTGCTGTACACCCTCGAGCGCCTTTACCTTGAAATGGGGCACGCCCTGCTCCTTCTTCAGGGAGAACTGTTGCAAAAGCTCGTGGGTCCAAACTATGTCTTTTGCGGGGGTCAACCCGCACCGGCGTACGAGCCGCGACCGCATCTACGAAACGTACGGCTCGCGAGCATCACCCAAGTTCCCGCGGAGATGACGCTGCCTGAAGTGGCCTTGCTTCTTCGTGCGAAGGAATGAACCGTCTCTCTTTTTTCTAGCTAACGCTTAGTGCGTGGTGCACACTGTGCACCAACTACGGAGGATCATGGCGATTCCTGGTGCTCGTGTTCTTTCTCTGGATAACCCCCGCCCGCCGCAAGCGGCTCCCTACGTACAACCGGGAGCCGGTGCGCACGCTACGGGGTACGCCGCGGGGGTCGCTGCGCGACGCTCCGGTACGTTACCCAAGTACAACGGTCCTGTTGGAGGGCTTCCCTCGCCCCCCATGCCGGCGCTTGAACAACCGCATCGCGATGGCATGACCATGGCGGCGCAAGCGCAGATGACGCGCGGCCCTGATGCCAGCCGTAATGTTCAGCGGGCAATGGCGGGGCACGCGCAAACCGGCAGCATCGTAATCCCGGAAGATGCCATGCCTCCTCCCCCGCAAATGCCTATGGCAGGGCCGCGGCTTCATCCGCTGGACACGCTGCCTGAGGAAGCCATCCAAGATCCCCAGTTTCATCGGGGTACGGGAAGCTTGATGGCCCAATCCCAACCTCACCTGGCCATGAAGTACGGGGTGATTCGTGACGGGCAGCGGTTGACGCCCAACGACGTGATGGGAGGTCCCACCGCTTCCCCCGGAGGGATGCGCGGGAACAAAGCGCGGCGGTCTCCCGACGTCATTGCGCGGGAGCTGAAACAAGCCTTGATGGCGCCCCCGGGAGCGCCAGGGGAAACCGATGCGGGTCCTGAGCCGCCCCCGGGTATTCCCCGTTCTGTCGCCGAGGCTGAAGCGCAAGCGGCTCAAGGGCCTGGGGGTGCGGCCAGCCGCGCGGGAGCTTCCCCGGTGGTCCCGGGCTTGGATGCCAGCACGCCAGAATCTGAGGCCAAGGCCAAACGGCTTTTGAACGAAATGGATGACTTCGACTTCGAGCGCCTACGGCGCGAGATGTTGTCCGACATCCTGAAGAACCCAAAGCAGCGCGAGGACGTTGAAAAGCGCCTCGAAGCGCTCGACATCGGGGAGCTCATTACGCGCAATGTCATTCAGCAACGCGTCCCGATTCTTCCCGGTAAGTTCATGCCGACGTTCGAGTCAATGCAGGGAGGTATTGAGCTGCGCCTGAAACAACTCTTGGTACGTGAGTCTAGCAGCGTTGCCGTAACGGAAGCGTACCTGCTCGACAAGTACGCTGTCATGACCACCACGGCGGGAACGGTCGCGATCAATGGTGTGCCTTTGCCCCCCATGTACGACGAGCGCGGCGACTTCAGTGAAGACCTTTTTTGGGCCAAGTTTGAGTGGATGCTCAAGCGCAACATTCACATGTTGGCGTCGCTCGGTGTGCATTACTCCTGGTTCGAGCAACGCGTGCGTAAGTTGTTCGTAGCCTCTGAGGGAAAAGATGGTTGAACACCACGGAAGGGTGGTTCAAGGCGCAGCTTCTGTTTCATACGCTGCAGAAGATGCCGCCTGCTGGTTCCCTTCAAGAGTGGGTTCTCATCTTATACCTCGACAAAACGGAGGATATTGAGCATTCGAAGTTCAGAGCACTCGTACAGGTAGTGCTGACCGTTGGAGCCGAAAACCAGGACGCCGGTCTTGAAGCCTTCGAAGAGTACATGAATAAGGCATTCCCAAGTTTGAAGACCAAGAAGAAGAAGAAACGCGACGAGCTCATGGACGTACTGAAGCAGTGGGTAGGGCAAGGGCCCTTGCGTGTGTCGCCAATGGGCGACGGCCAGGTACGTGGACGCAGCAAAATGGTTAAGCGCATCGCAAGCGTTGAAACAGGCGCGGTAGCCCGCGCGACAGCCCGTATTGGGAATATTCGACCCCGATGAACAAGGATGAAGCCAAGTATTGCCCTCAGTGTGGCGCGGCCTCCCTCGACATCAGTGCCCTCGCGAACACGCCCGTTCATTGCCGGGCGTGTGCCTGGACGGGCGCTGCCGAAGCGCTGTACACCGTACCCTTCTTCTATGCCCAGGGTAGCCGGGAGGGTATTGCCAACGAACTGCTCAACGACCTGAGGCGCTTTCTGAGCAGTGAGCGTTTCATGGTGGGCTTCGTCGGTTTTCTTGGACGTTGGGGCTTCGTGAATCTGCAGCAGGAAAAGAAGCTTCTGGCGATCAACGTCGCACGGTACGCCGCCGCTACGGCGCGCGCCGTTTTGACATCCGTCATTGAAGAGCGCGAAAAGGTTGAGAAGGAGGCATGCGGCAATGGCCGACCCGAGTCCCGCGGATAAGCTCACGTGTTTCTTGGATCAGGGACGCTTCTGCGACGCGGATTGCATGGCCTACAAGGTTGTACCGGATGGAAATCAGCAACTGGACGGAGGGCAACAGCATTGCGTGCTCCTTTCTGCGCTCGAGCGTACGGGGCGCGCTCTGCAGGGAATCGGGGGTCTGATGAATGCATTGAATACGCGCTGGCGTAAGCAAAGCGAAGATGCACAAAGGGGCGGGCCTCTTGCACCCCCGGACCCCTTGGGTAAACGCTGATGTTGCACGCACAAATCGTTGGGTACTGGCGCGGGGGTTCTTTCGATGGAAAGAGTTTTCCGACGGCCAAAATAAGCTTGATGCTTCCCGGGGATTACCCGGTCGACGTTACGGTTACCGAGAGCTATTTGCAGCAGCTTTTGGAGAACCAAAGCGCTCTCGTTGAGGAACCGCGTGCTCCCGGCGGGGACATGCTGAGCGTTCCTAACGAGTCAACGCTCATTGCTTGGGCTTCCTTACCGGACGCTACCTGCCCTGCGCGCGTCAAGCTGGCAATGCGGGATCATCAGCTTCCTGCGCAGCTTCCTTCCGATAAGTTGGCGCAGATCGTCGCGACTATTTTGAAGGAGTATACAGAAGCTGATTGGGCCGCGCTTGAGACGAAGTACGCCTCACCTCGTCCGGCGGCACCGCAGCCGCCCAATGTAGGTACGGTGGAATGGGGGGAGGGCAGCATCATGCGCCCGAGCGTACCTTCGCGAACCGTACCCAAGAACGATGCGGGGTGGCCGCTGGTGTCGGACCCCCAAAGGGAGGATCCCGGGGAGGTATCCACCCCCAGTGATGAGGACGGGGTTCCCGAGTTCTGATGTACTTCATTTGCCCCGAGCTTCACTTTGCTTTACGCGCGGTGGGCGGCGATGCCAACGAGGTCGCCGCCCTTTTGGGGCCGACGTCACCTCAAGCGAACGCAGCGTGCCCTGAGTGCCATAAGCTCCTCAAGCAAGGCGTCTTCATCGACGCTTCACTGCTAGCACGTGTTACGCCCGTGCTGCGGGAGGTAACGCCCTTGGAAGCCCACCTTGCTCTTGAGGGGCTGGGCTTTCCCGATGAGAGGGATTGTGCCGAAGAGATTGTGCGGGGTGTTCTCCTTGGTAAGTCCATCCGATCTGTGCAAGCCCACGGCATTCGAGGAACACACCGCACCGTCATCGATAGCATCACGTTCGAGGATGGTACCACCATGTTCTTCAGCGGTAGCCAATGGGGTGCCCTCGTTTACCGCTTGCGAAAACCCAACCCCTTCTTGAGTAAGGAGAGCCCGTGACAGTTCTCGAGGTACGTTACCGGCGGTTACAAACCAAGGACAACGGGGAGTACCCCTACGCCGGCTGCTTTGTTTTTGAGGGTGTAACCGAAGAGTTCCCGGCGCTCTTCTACCGGCAGCTCATCGGGCGTTTGCACGATCTGCTGAAGGAGCACCCTACCCTTGACCGCCTTCTGTTTCAGCGAACAGAGCGCAGGGGCATCCTTCCCTTTGAGCTCGGCCCCGGTACGTTTCAGCTCCTGCGCGAGGACCCCGTTGCGGCGTACCGTGCGATGACCGTGGAGATTGACCGAGGGGCTTCGGTTAGCGCGGCCACGCTGGGTACGGAGGGAGCTACGTTTGGGCGTTACCTTTACCTGCGCATTCAGCGCGGCGAAGTTTCGGACCCGTTAACGGGGCAACGGCTCAACCTGGCCTATGGGGAGAAGCAGGGCTGGAAGATCCGCGCGCAGAACAGCGCCTCGGACACGTGGCTTCCTTTGTTCTCCGTGATTGATGATGCGCCCTTGGGCGCTACGGCGATCGAGCGCATCGCGTACATGCACTGGGCGCTGCTTGACGTCGAGTATCTTCTTAAGCTGGATCATCCAGCGTTTTACTTGCCTTGCCCGTGGAACACGACGGGCCCTTGGGTTACACGGGAAGAGCTTCAGCAACGTTACGCGCAATGTTACGCGCAAAGTAAGGAAGGTATGTCATGACGACTGGTGTTCGTATTCCGCGTGATCAGATGAACGACCCGGAGGATCGGGGAACTCCTTTTGCTGCGGGCGCGGGTGTTCCCGCTTTGATGGTTCCTGCCAAGTGGTACGACGAGCAGGGGCGCCCTCATCAAGAGTACGTTTTCGTGGTGGGAAACGTTGCCTACAGGGATCCTAACGGGGAAGCGTGGGCAGACAGCTTGCAGGTATTTAAGGATCCGGTGGCCACGAAGGTTGTGCAGCAGGCCAACGCGCAATTTGAAGCCATGGTGCTGGCCGTTATCCGAAAGTCCAAGCTGCAGATGCCCCTGCCCGCGGGCAGCGACGGGGTCGAGGTTCTTGCTGATGAAACGGATCGAAGTGTCGTTGCACCCGCTTCATGATTGGACGCTCGTGCAGATGGACCCGGCGCTGCACGAGGGGGTATCCCCCGGGGGTTTGCTTCTAGTGCGACCGCCCCTTGTGCGCACGGGGACGGTTGTTGCCGTAGGCGTTGGCCGCCTTTTCGTGGACGAGGTTTTTCGCGCGACGGAGGTAAAGGTCGGGGAACGCGTGGCTTTCCTCGCCGCCACGATGGACACCAAGCAAGGACATCAGATGCAGGGTACCCTTGGGGAAGAACGCGCGCTGATCCGCGAGAGCGACATCCTGTTCGTCATTGAAGAGGGGAACCCCCACCTCGACAAGTAGGAAGCATGCTGCTGGTAAACCAAACGAGCCCGGGCCACTTCGAGCTTAATTACATGTGGTTGCCGACTTGGCTCGGTATGAATGCAGAGCGTAAGCGCCAGGTAGAAGAGCACATCTGCGCCGTCTTCGTTGGGAAGGAAGCGACCCCCGAAGACCTTCATCGCGAAATCATCGACCACCTCTGTCAACAGTTTCCGCTCATCGATGGGCTTTCTGCCTATCTGCATGCGGTGGAAGGCATCGTGTTGTGCGCCGAGAAAGAATCGAGGGCGTGTGGACCGCAAGGATGACCGCCTTCACCTGCGCATCAGCGTACAGTTGAAGCGGAGCATTCAAGCGTACTGCACGAAGTACAACATTGATGTTTCTACCCTAACCACACGCTTTTTTGAACGGGTGGTCGCTAATGAACGAGCGCGTGAACAACGCGAACAAGCCGCGTCCCGTGAATAAGAGCGACGCAGGTGCTTCGCGCACCATCAACATCCCTGAAAATCTGGGGGTGGAGGGATTTATTCACGGGCTGCGGGAAGTGCTTCGTCTACCTCGCGTTCAACGCGTCGTTATTGAGGTCGGGCACCTAACGTTCTTTCAAACAGTACCAAAAGATGCGGCGGAGATTACGCCGAACGTCAACGTGTCGTTTGATCACCTGCGCCCTTACAACATCATCCGAAACGCGCCAACGCGGGAGCTTCAGTACCCCTTGACCCTGGGGGCGTCGGCGGTGCTGACCGCGATGTTGGATGTGACGTGCTTGAGCGGCTACACCCCGATTGCCTTCGTTGTTTCAGTTAACACGACACTGTGGAATTGGTTGTATTTCCGCGATGACCTCGAGGTAAAGAGCCGCGATACCTTGCTTGGTTACCCCGTGTTAACCGATACGCAGATACCGGAGACCGCACTTGTTCTTTGCGTCGGCGTTGACGGTACGACGGCGCTCTTGGACACGCGCTTGTCCCTGAAAGCAGAGATGCTGAACGCACCCAGCGTCGGCAGAGAAGAGGTGGATGTTCTATGAGACCCTTGGCGCTGGCCGCAATTCAAGCGGGCTTGATCGATGACGATACCCTGGCGCAGTTCCAGCGATGGGGCTTCGTCCCCCGCACGTTGGACAAGCGCGTTCAGGAAGACCCTGACCTCATCGTGGAGCGCATTCAGTTTGCGCTCGAGGCTGAAGAACAAGTTCGCATGCAGAGCACGGATCTCGATCTGCTCAAGTTTTACCTGGACCCGAAGAACCAGATACAGGGGCAGATGGTCATCGCTACGGAAGATGCCAAGGCGACCAAGGCCGTGACCTTTGCAAAGCGCGAGCGCAGCGCGGTCGTTCAGTACATCATCCCCTGGATCTCCGAGAGCGTTGTGGATATCGTGACCAATGGCAAGACGTACCTACGCTATGTCCTGGAGAACCGGCACGTGAAAGTGTATTTCGACCATGTTGAGGAGCTTTACTTCGGCGATGTCAAAGCGTTCATGGTCGGTACGGGTATGGAATCATGGTAGCCGTTGACACCATGCTTCAAGTGCTCCACGCAAAGTACGGCTTTGAACCGGCGGAGAAAGGGGTCACAACGCTTGCTGAGGGAAAGCAGCAGCTGCGCCTCTTCGCTCGAGTTCAGCGCGTTGCTAATTGGCTTCTCTTCATCGATAAGCTTCTCGGCGAAGAGCTCAGCCATTCTTGGCGTTTGCTCCTCGCGCAGAAGTACATCAAACGCGTCCCGCGCAAGGACGCCCAGATGGTCAAGGGCTGGCTCTTTATTCTCTCAGCGCAGGACTTAGAGGCAGCGTGTGTGGAGATTGCGGCCATTGCGAAGGCGGCGCCCACTCCGCGGGCAAGCGTGGATGAAATGCCCTTGCCTGGGGGTGGGTTGCACCGCAATCTCAGTTCAACGCGTGGTAAGGGCGCTCGTCCAACGGTCAGTAGTGGGGGCCAACCCTCCTTTGAGTTTTTCGGGCGTAGGTAAAGCGCATGTCCATCAATGAAACCGCATTCGACGCACGGGCTTTTCGTCAAGTCGCTGGCGACTTGTACGCATCAGCCGCTGTAACCGAGGCCGAGGTCGAAGCGGCGCGCCAGAACATGCTGACGCTTAAGAAGGCCGCCGCGGAAAAGAGGGTGGCCCTCTATAAGATTGAGGTGCAGTTCGGCCGTAATCATCACGTCAACGGTGAGTCCACCTACGGCATGCTGACCTTGTGGGAAAGCGGTACGAAGCTTCACGGCGGGGGCGACGCCATGCTTTATGTGTGTCCGGGGAAGTACATGAAGCGCAACGACTGCGAACATGTCATCCCCGACGCCGTCAATGGCCGTTCCGTTGTTGTTTGCCCGAGCTGTTTGACTGCCTGGAGTAATCAACAGCTTATTGGGCAGCACGCCTACCGCTTTTCAATTCAAACGTGGGCCGAGGTCATTCAAACGTGGTTTCTGCGCTTGGATATGAACGCCGACCTTCGCATAAAGTACTTTTACGATGATATTCGTGCCGCCTCAGCGGCAGAGCAAGAAAAGGAACTGCGGGGCGAGCTACTTGAAAAGGCGCGTGCAGCGCCTCGCCGTATCTCGCGCGTGTACTTGCTCAATGATCTCATCAAAGATGTCAATGCGGGCGCAAGCATGTACACTAGGATCCTCGCCTTTTTGAGGACGTAGCCCTATGTTTACGCTGGAGCCCGAGAAAGAACCCGACGAGTACGTACGCAAGATGCACTTGCTGGCTGTCAGCGAGCACATGATCACGTATTTGAGCGAGAACTACGATTCGGGTACCGACGCTCCGCCGGCCAAAGTTATCGAAACACATGCGCTTCCTGTCGCGCAAAGTGTTGTACCCGGTGGAATCATTGCGGAGTTCATCGCGAATCTTTCCCGTTACAGCGACGAGCTTCGGGGGGATATTCGGCTGTACCACCGCACTAAGGAAAATGCTCATGTCCTGGGAACCCCCGCCCCAATCCCCGCTGCTGCTCAATCGAAAGCAGCGAAGAGCCCGCGCCGCGCAAGAACGGCGAAAAAATAAACCACCCATCGGAGAACGAATGCCTGACAGCGCTGATCTACCGCAACGTGTGCGCCAACTGGACTTGGTTGTTGATTCCATGCGCACCGCTTTCAACCGTAACCATCGCGCCTACAGTGAGGCGCTGAGCGCCGTGGACGGTCACCTCGCTGTACTGCGCGCTGTCATCAATGACTTGGTGCGCAACGAAGTCACCGTCATCAAGGAGGGTGAGAGCACGGGGAGCGTTGACTGGGACACCTACTACGGGTGGTACAACGATTTCATCAAGAGGCAGGCTGCAGCGGATGCCGCCGCGAAAGAGGGCGCGGCACCCGTCGTAGAATCCCTGCCCACGAGTGAAGAGCTTTTTGGAGGAGACCATGGCAGTCGGGATCGATCGGTATCTGAAGGCATCGCGGACGCGGGCGTCGAAGCCCGCCCGTAACTTGCAAGACGGCTCGGTGGTGTTGGCGACCACGACGGTGCATGGCCCGCGGCAGATGCGCTGCATGCACTGCCATGGGATGGCGGGGCCCGCGCGTAACGGCGCCGGTCAAGAGGTTCTGCGTTGCTCGGGCTGTGGCACCGAATCAGTGCTGAGGCCCCTGTGACGCTTTTGTTGGAGTCCGACGCGTCTTCCCCCGCCGAAGCGGAGCGGCAAGTGGACGCGGCCCTTGATGAATTCGATGGCTACTTCCGCACCATCCAGACCGACGCCTACGAGGGGGCTGCCCTTGGCCTTAGTCCACCCGAGCGCGCCATCATCAAGACCTTCTGCGCGTACTTTCTTGGGTTGGGCCCCCGTAATCCCCGTGCTGCGTCCAAGGAAGGAGCCGCCCATGCCGCGCCGCATCGCCGCTGAGATGACCTGCGACCGCTGTGGGCGTATTTGGTACGCCGACTTCAGCGTGGAAAAGCAGGACGTGACTTGCGCGTCCCTCGAGCTCTCCATTCGGGAAGCGAACGGGGAGGAGCGCAAGGTGTGCTTCGAGGCCCTTTGCGATGTGTGCGCCGCGTCGGTCGCGGGGTACTTGACGGCCATCACGCGCAAGATGAAGAAGGCCAGCCCGCAGCGCAAACCGAAGGCTAAAAAGGAGGGAGCGGTCGCGACCCCCTCCCCTTTTGGTACCCTTCCAGCGTCTACGCCGTCGCCCCTGGGGTCACCTGGGGGGCATACCGTCGCGGCGCCGGCAGTACCTGCCGCTCCAATTCCCACCCGTTCCACCGGAACACCGCCTCGAGCCACGGCGCGCCCAGGGCACGCCGCACCTTAAACGACGCTCCACGCATCAAGCGCACCAAGTGCTCCACGCCCCCTTCGCGCGCCGCGGAGTACAGCACGCTCACACCCGTGGCTTGTTCGAAAGGCCCGTAGGTCACGCGAACGCGCCCTCCCTCGAGGGTTTTGACGGGGTCGCCGAGCAGCGTGTGCTCGTCTGGGATAGCGAGGTGAACCAACGCTTGTCCCCCGGAAGGGTGGGGCTTGCCCGCGTGACAGAGGGAGGAATGATCCCCCTCTTCATACAGAGAGAGGTGGTCGACGCGCCAGCCAAAGAAGGTTTGGCCCAGCGCGACCAGGGCCACTTCCTTAGAGACGCCGGTAAAAGACTTTTGCGGCAGCCCTTTGGCGGCTGCGCGCAGGTCTTCATCCAGGCGTCCAATGTACGTAGCGAGGGCGCGATGCACTGGAATGAAGATTTCTTCGGACCCTTCGGACCCCATGTGCAGGTGCCAAACGGCTTGTTCTTTTTCGGGGGGCGCAATGAGCAGCCCCGTCGTGACCGTATTGTTGATCGTATAGTTGCGCATCAAGCTCTCCTCTCGAGAAGTTCAGTACCCCCAGTACTGTTATTCCCGATTAAGAGGAGAACTTCGTGTTAGGCGTCGCCGTAGGGTTCGGACGACTGAATAGCGGCTTCAAGCGCACTCAGCGTGAACGACTTGGCGAGCTCTGCCGCTTTGCCTGTCACCCGCGTGCCACGAAGAATACCCAGCGCTAGGCGTGCCGCTTCAACATTGTGCAGTTCCAGACCGCATAGATTTTCGGATGCGCCGGCTTCACCGGTTTGTGCCAGGGTGGCCCGACACAGCTCGAGGCTGACCTCGGCGTTGTGCAAGTGATTCATGAGGGCCTCCATTGCGCGTATAATGCGTCGCTTTAGCTTGATAGCAAGAATAAAGTGCACTTACACGTGCAGATGTAGTGCGTTTCCTTCATTGAACCGAGGGCTACTTGTTGAAGAATAGCCCCGGGCGTACGCCCGGGCCTTTCCCAACAAGCGAGCCATCACGTGGCAGACGCGTCGTTCGCTGTGTCATCACCGCTGACCCAACCGCCGACCAGGCAGCCGATGGAGTACAGCCCGTAGAGAACGCCGCCGGCCACCGCGATGCTGGCAGCGCCTTTACCCACGTCAACCGCGTGATCCCGCAAGGACTTCGGGCCGGGGGCTTCCAAGGCCACCGTAACCTTGACCCGCTCTGCCAAGATTTGGCCGAGGGTGAACGTCTCTTCCGCCGCGTGTTGCTGTGTCGAAATCGGGATGTTCAGGCTGGGGGCCTCGACGCGGGTGGGTTGAGTCGAGCGCTGCGAAACCACGGTGTTGTTCGTGTCCATGTTGTTGTTTCCTTGATCAGAGGTTGTTGTAGATGCGTTCCTCTGCTCATTGTTGTTATGCCTGCTATCCGCGAGCTTTTGCAGCGCTTCGGGCAACAGAACACCGAAGCACAGATCACTGTTCATTTCTTTCCCTTCTTGATGGCTTTAGCGATGATGAGCGCCAGGCCCAACGTTTTCGAGATGATCGACATGGCTGAAAGCATAGGTCTCTCCAGTATTGTTATACCTTGTAGATCCGCAGGTTTTCTCGTGAGCTCCCGTGGTAAAGTGTTGACAACCCATGCCTTTCTCCTCGACAGATATCGCTTCTCTGACCGGCGGCTTCTCTCAGCAGACAATGTTGCAGCAGCAGCAAGCGGCGATGCTGACGCAACAATTTGGTGGGTACTCCCCCAATTCAATGGCGCATCCCGTAGCGTCGACGGGGGAACAATTTTCCGGAATGTTGATGCAGAACATGAGCCAGATGGGCATGTCTGCAATGGGCAGCCAACGACTCAATGGAATGGGCTGGGGTATCGCAGCGCCGTTTACGCAAACAGGCCAATTCATGATGGGTCAAATGGCATACGGCGCTCAACAACAGCAGATGCTGGATTCCAACCTGCGCCAGTCCTACCGCTTCCCTAATTCCTTTGGCGGCCGAGGTTTTTCTGGAACGGATACCGCTTTAATCGGTTCGAGTTTGCGACAGGCATCGCATCAGCGGGGTCCGGGCGGGGAGAGCGCAAGCTTCGAAGAGCTTGGGCAGCTCGCATCCAACATGGGCCGTATGGGCATGGCCGAAGGGGTACGCTCGGTCAAAGATTTCAACGAGAAGTTCAAGACGATGCTGAGCACGGTCAAGACCATCGCGACCGAGCTGGGCACGTCCCTAGAGGAAGCGCAGAAGGTCATGGCTTCCTTGAAAGGCACCGGCATCTTCAAAGGCCAAGGGCAGTTCACCTCCTTGATGCGCCAGGGAGCGCTTGCCGGGAACATGTCGATAGCGGAGATGAGCTCGGCGGCCATGATGGGCGCGCAAATCTCCCGGTCCGTTGGTGGCCTTGGTAAATCCGGAGCTTATGCGGGCGTGCACACGCTCTCCAACATCGGCGCCGCGACACAAGCCGGGGTCATGAGCGAAGAGGACATCTACAACGCTACCGGATTGACGGGCGCTGAAGGGCGGCAAGCCATGGCGCAGAACATGATGAGCACCGACGCGCACTTCTTTAGTGGGCAACTCGGGCGGCGCGCTCTGGCGGCCATGGCCGGCAAAAACGGTCAATTGGACCTTTCTGCCATGCGCACTTTCATGAGTGGGGGCGTGGGCACCGGGGGAACCATGGCGATGGCCCGGCAGCACACCGGGGGTCTTGGGGGGCGCGCCAACTTCATTCGAAACGAAGGGCGTCTGCGCGGCGAAGCCATGAAGGCGTTTGGGGGATTGGGCACGGCCATGGTGGCCAAGAACTGGCTCGAGTCCCAGGGCAAGGACATGGACGCGATGGACGACCGGTCCATGCTCTTCTTCCAACGCAAGTTCGGCGTTGGGCGCGATGAAGCCGATCAGATGATCAAGATGGCCCGCAACATGGACACCATCTTGGCGCAACGGCAGAAGTCCCAAGAAAACGATCAGTACCTACGCCGGGCAGATCAAGCCGATCGCGCCAGCAAACCCGAAGAGATCGTTAAGCGTTTGGAGATGGCGCGCAACGAGATCAATGACGGTTTACGGGAAGTGGGCGCCAGCTTTTATAAGAGCATGGCGACGAGCATTGGCGAGTTCATGGGCAAGATGTCCGGCGAATACGTTCAGCGTCGGCGCGCGGCCATGGCGGGCATTGTCAATCAAATGCTGAAGGGCGGCCCCGGTACTGACTCGATGATGGCGAAGGAGCTCGGTATTGTAAAGGGCGCCCATGGGTACGAAGCCCTCGGGGGACAGAGCGCTGGTAGTAAAGCCATAGGGGCTGACTTGTTTGGAGATAGCAAACTCTCCGGAGCGCAGTTCAATCGGTTTTTGGGCTCTAACGCGCAGCGCTTTCGTGACGCTGGGTATGACATTACGGGCGCCAAGAGCATGGGGGATGTCAACGCCATTCAGCAGCAAGCGTTTCAAGCGGCGCTGGGCTTCTCCGTGGGGGGTTCCAAGAGGGGCGGCGAAGGCTTTGATGAAAAGACCCAAGCGGCTTTCGGTGCTTTGGCGGGCAATGGCATCAAAGGCTACGGCGCGGAGTTCACCAAGAGCTTTGAGACCATATTGGGTCAGCTGGATACTTCTGGGGGGAAGATGCTGGCGCGGAAGTTCAAGGATGCGAGCGCAAAAGAACGCGGACGCATGATGAGCGACATCTTGGAGAAATCCGGTCTGAAAGATGTGTACGCGGACCGTTTGCAGGCGCCAAGTGCGTTTGGCAGCAGTGCGATGGGAAGCAAGTACGCAACGCTTGATGCAGAGAACCGTGCCGTCGGCGGTCTCATTCTGGGGGATCGCTCGCGCTACGGCGCAGAGGGGCCGGAAGGTATCGGACACCGCATTCAATCCCTTGGCGGGGACATGTCGCTTTTGATGGGCGGCGATCAATCCCGTGGGGGGCGCGGGGTTGCAAAGGCGACCAACTGGTTGTCTAAGCAATTCAGCGGCGTCGACGCTTTCATGAAGGACTACATGTCCGATACTGCAAAGGGTGCGGAGAACCGCAACCAAGTGGGTGGCGCGGTAAGCGATTCCGTCGAAGCGATGACTCTTGGAATAACCGGGGGGCGTCTTGGGGGTTGGTTCGGGGATAAGGCCAAGAGCTTGTTGGGGGGCGCCACCGATACGGAGCGACAAGGCGTCACGGAGTTTTTGAAGGGAGATTCCGCGCGCACGATGGCCGGTACGCTACTGACCGGGGACTCCAAAGCGGTAAACCAAACCCTGGGGGACATTAGTAAGCGCCGCGGTTCGTTGGCGGGTATGAAAAACCGAACGGCCATTGAGGGTGCAGAGATGGAAGGGCTTCAAGCGCTCGAAGCCATGGGGCGCATTCGGGCGGCGGGGGGACAACCCACCAAAGACCAGTTGGCTCAAATTGCGCAGCAAACTGGGTATGGGGACGTTGCTTCCATGTTGAATGCATCTGGGGGCGCAGACGCTACAGCGCGTCATGAATGGTTGCGGGATCGCGCCCAAGCGTTTGAAGGTATGGGAATGCAAGCCCAGGGGGATGCGCTCGCAAGCGCAGCTTCTAACAAAGACATCGATGCGTCCCTTGCTTCAGGCGACATCAAGGTTAGCCGAGAAGCCTTGGCGTACCGCAAAGCTGCGCAGGGAATTCGGCAGCAACAAACGGGGTACACAGGGGATACGTCAGAAGAGGGCGTACGCGCGAACTTTGCCCGTCTGAACAGTGTCACGGGGGCTCAGGATGTTCTTGCGAAGAATAGGGCAGGGATGTCCGTCGCGCAAAAGCGCAAGATGGCGGGAGAACTTTCTCAAGTGGGTGAAGGGGATGAAGCCTCCCGTATGGCGGCTGAGGCGAACGCCGAGGGTAGGTTGACGAAGGGGCTTCAGCGTGGATCGGGTGGGGTTCTCGAAGTTGTTGCGGGAGCCCTCGGTGCTGAGCATCAAAAAGGTGAGTTCAAGAACGTGAAGGGGGGCGCCGGCGTTCAAGCATTGATGGAACGCCTGGGTCTTGGTAAGGGGTCCAATGTACAAGGGCGTGAAGACATCGAAAAAGACTTGATGGCGGTCGTAACGGGAAAGGATGCGGGGGGTAATGCGCTGTCCCCCGGTGCCCGCGGACAACTATTGGCCAGTCTTCAGGGACGTTCCCAGCTTCAAGAAGGCCAGAAGGAAAATCAAGATAAGAAGTCTGAAGGCAATGATCCGTCCTATCGGCGTTTGGGGGACATCGAAAAAACGTTGGGGGAAGTAAAGAATGGCATCTCCATGGTCAACACATCGCTCCAGAGCAACCTGAAGGTTGAGGTGGTACAACACTGATGCGCTCTTTGCTTGCCCAAGGGCTAACCCCATTTACAACACCGGCCGGGTGTACCTTCGTACCCTGCCGCACCGAAGTGACGTTTTCTTTTCGCGCCAACGGGCGTCTTTACAACTTCGTCGCGCGGGACAAAGTCATCCCTGAGGACCCCTACTTTGTTCTTGTAAAAGCCGTTGCTTTCGCCATCCGTCAAGGAGAGCCGTACAATGGGCGTACCCCTGACCGTGCCCTCAAAGACTTCCTCATCAAGAGTAACCTGGTGATCTAATGTCGCTTTCTATTGTGATCCAGGATGACGGCCAAGCTCTTATCAGCGTCAATGGCGTTGTTATCAGCTACGTCAAGTCAATCAACATTGTCATCGACGAGCGGGAACACCCTGTTCCTCATATCGCGATTGCCCTCCACGACCCCGACGACATTAAAGACTCTACGCTGCGTGTTAGCCTGCGGCGTATGCTTCTGAATTACAAGATGGCGCTGGCGCTACATCCTCTGATTCGCATAGCAGGGTACCGCAATACTCTCAGGGAATTTCCCGCAGTACCCCCTTCAGAGCCGAAAGTGTAGGTGCGTCATCGCTATCTATATTGAGCTGGTGACCTCGGCGTTCAACGCCAATTTCGCGCAGCAAGCGCGAGCGCTTCAAAATGGGGGTGGGGGTAGCCGCGCCAGTCGCGCAGGGAAGACGGTTGCGCGCCGCCCGGTACGCGGCATCGAAATAAAAGACGACACCTACGCCAACCTAAAGGTCATCATGGCCGATGGGTCGGCCCTTCCCCTCCTTGACTCCAGTTCGAGCACGGGCACCAACACTGACGGCTACACCAATTTCATTCTTCAAACGGTGCAAGAGCAACGTATGGAGAAGCATCAAATTGTTGAGACCTTCGGGGACTCCTACGTCTTCTTCTTTGGTGAGAGCCCCCGCTTTCTTGATTGCCAAGCGCTCCTCATCAACACCAATGATTTCAACTGGCGCGCAGAGTGGTGGTACAATTACGAGAAATACTTGCGAGGAACCAAACTCGTAGAACTCGGCGCGCGCTGCTACATGGCGTGGGATGACATTGTTCTCGAAGGCTACATGCTCATGGCGGTGGCCGATGAGGCAGCGGATCAGCCTTATTCCGTTACTCTTCAGTTCAAGTTCTTTGTTACCAATTATCAGAACGTAAGCTTGAGCAACGTGGCGCAGTTTCCGGTGCGTTCGAGCGTGCAGCTCCCACCAGGTGTAGAGCTCACCCAATCCGATGCGTTCAGCCAACTGCAGGCGTACTACCGCGGTGCGGCGGCGAGCCAAGGGGCTTCCGACGCCCTACCTCAGGGTCAGGCGCTGCTCGGATTCGAGTTGCAGCAGGGAGGTTTGCCCGTTGGTTCCCTCGCGTCCCCGGTTCTGACGTCCACAGGCCCGACGTCCTATGCGTTTGGGGCTTCCGCCGGCGCGAGCATCAGTGCGAGCTTGGGCGCTGGGGTCGGTGGTGGGTTTGGCGCTAGCGCCGTGGCCAGCATCGGGTTCGGCGCTAGCGCGTCGGCGTCCACCGGGGCGGGAGCTTCCATGAACCTTGGTATCGGGGCAGGCGCCCAAGCCACCGCGGGGTTTGGCTCGGCTACCACCATTTCTCAGCAAATTCGACAGCTGCCCCCCGCGGCTGTAACCGACCCGTCCATCTGGAATGCCGTCCAAGGGACCCCAGCGGCAGGTGACGCGGGACAATACTTTACGCAACGCGGCGCTCTACGCGGGCTCATCGCGGAAAACGTAGATGAGTACCTCGGGGGTTCCGGCGACTCCGTCGCGCTGCGCCCGGGGTTGCAAGATCCCAACGACCCCACCGCGAGCGCGCTGAGCGACGTACAGATGGGTCCTCAAGAGCTTGACGCAGGGTTGCCTTTCAGTGTGATGAGTACGCTGGCGTCTTTGGGGGTAACCACGGATCAAGACACGCTCGATGCCCTTGGTCTCGGCCCCAATTTCTCCCTGGCGTATCAGATGAGCGTCTCCGCGTACGTGACGTCGTCGGGCTACGGCGCCACGGTGGGCACCAGCACATCCTTCGGGGGCGCCTCGGCGCAAAACGTCAGCTTCAGCCCGTTGAACAACGCGTCACTAGGGACGTCACCGGCCAATACTGTTGGACTGAGTGCGCTCGCTGGGTATTACGCGAACACCGCGGACAACAGCAGCTTCATCGCGGCATCACCCTATTACAAATACCGCGATCCCCTGGGTGCGGTGTATGGCAGTACCAGTGCCACGACGACAGGGTTTGACCCTGCGCGTTACCAATTCGTTGAGGGCGCTGGGAACCCCACGTACGGGTATGACAGTCCCTATGGGGACGTGGGATACGGCCAGGCAGGGTACGGAGACTTCGGGGGTACTGGCTTCGGATCGGGTAATTCAACGGGGGATCCGGGGTACATGAACGCGCAAGCGGTTAGTGTCACCAGCGCAGATTCTTCCGTGATGTCAGCGCTCTCTCGTCTCAAGTTTGACGGCACCGCGCTCACCCCGGGCCCCTCGTTGGGGAGCACTGCGACGTTGGGCGCGGCGTCGTCGCATGTACCGGGCGTCAGCTCCGCGTTTTCCGTGACGTCGTTTGAAGGCTCCTTCAGCGATTGGGTTTTGGCAGCTACGGCCGAGCCAGTTCCTGTGTACGGTCAAACGCCTACAGGCCCTGGCGCGGGACAAGATACGGGCCCTGACTTGGGTTACTCTGCCTACCGACGCAGCAAAACCCCCTTGGCGCAGCCCTACGTGTCGACCGTACAACCTCCGGCCATTCCTCTTTCTCAATCCCCCGGCTTTTCGTACTTTGGCTTTTCCTGATGCAAGCTGCCCACGCTCAGACCCTTCACCTTCGCTTGTTCTTGGAAGGCATTGAGGTTCCTGTCATCGGCGCCCAGGTGCAATGCGCACCGAACAGCCCGGCGGTGGCTACCATTCAAATCGCGCCGTTGGTGGAAGCCACGCGATTGCACCCGCGCACCACGGTGCACTTGTTCTTCTTGGACTTGTACGCCACCCCGCTCGCGATCAGCGGCAACACCCACCAAGGACAAGCCGCTACCAGTCCTACGGACGCAGAAGCCACAAGCCAAGGAACCAGCGACGATACCCGCTGGAAGCTTCTTTTTGGTGGGGAAGTGGTGGGCTTTACCTGGACTAAAGACGCGCTCAACCGTTCCGTGATTCTGCAGTGTGAGGATTGGAGTAATTACTGGGATTACGCGCTGCAAGCAGAGAACACAGACATCTTTGGGCCGGGGATGAAGGCCATCTTCAGCGGGGCCTCCACCAATCTCTTTACGGACTTCTTACAGAGCAACGGCGAAGTTCTGACGCAAATCGTTACCAGTGGTAAGTGCAACACGTTCCCCACGTTGAAGGGACTGGCCGCCGGTGTCATCCGTTTGATGGAAGCGGTGGGTGGAAGTTACTACGTGTTTCCTACGGGCAATAGCAGCGCGCCCCCGAAGCGCTGTGCCGGCCAGAACATTTTCTTTAGCTACAACGAACTGCGCCT